CGCACCCCATTCTCGGCTTTCGCCTTGAATGGAGATGCTGAGGATGAACAGAGTAGCTTACACGCAGAAGGCCGGGGCGAACCCAAACGAATAGTGGGCATAGCTGTAGTCCGCACTCCCCGAAGTGTAGACAAAGCAGAAGTAGTTCGAGGAGACCGCAAAAACAGAGCGCAACCACCAGGCCGCAGTTGAGCCAGTAGAACTATGTCTATATTTCACTTTGGAGTTTCCATTCTTATAATACTGGTATTGTGCCTGATAATTCTGTTCAGCACTGTTTGCATAAGACCTTGTTCCAAACACTTCATATTCCGCAAGTAAGAAAATAGTATCCGTAGTTGAAGTTACATAAGATGCAGTATTAGAACCGCCTCCTGTATTATCAGAATATTTCGTGACCGTCTTTAAAACATTCCGCAAATCAGATGGCATCGCATTCATAAATGCGGGGCAAACAACAGTCCGCATTCGACTGCTATTCCAGCCTCCACTATTACTCCGAGAATTATTCATATTAAACCAAGTGCCAGATGACTTATCAGAATTATATCCACTATCGACAAAGCAAATATCAGTACCGCCAGAAAGAGCAGTCTTGCCGAATTGGAAGTGGATACGTTTTGTACCTTCTCTTGAACTGTTGTGGTCAAAACCAAGAATAAAACAGTAATAGGTTCCGCTTAATGACAATGAACCAACTGTTCCGCTCAAACTAACTGCCTTGCGATCACCAACCGAAAAATAGCTGGATGCAAGACCAGCATCCGAAATACGACCAATATCCTCCCAGCTAATATCATTCAATGCCGTACCAACAGCAGGGAGGAATTCACAACTAACAGCGCAAGTCTTATTGGAAGGAGCAGTATGGTTTGTACCAGCCGCCACCTTAACAGTAATTGTTGCTGTACCAGTCTTGTCGTTCACGCTTCTGACAGTAACCGTAGTGCCACTCAAACTTACAGTTGCAACACTTGTGTCACTGGATTCAACAGTGATCTTACCATCACCAGCACGAGTAACGATAAATGTCGCACTCTTTGTAGTGCTATTCAGCGTAATACTGGATTTGCTCAAACTCAGAGAGCCAGCCGCTTTACCGATTGTCCAGTTGACCCCCTTAGCGGCGGTAGTTCCATCAGACCACATATAATCATCCTTTGGAGTAAAGGATGCAGAATATGTGCCAGCATTGGTCTGAGCGGTAACGCTCAAAGTCATTTTAGAACTGTCATAGTTACTCCAAGAAGGAGTTTGCGCAGAACCAGTGTAAGTCAAAGAACCACTCTGACTTGGAACATTCACAATCGTCAAACGATTAGGAACTCCACTTATTACATTACTTGCGTTTGTATTTACTGCGCTACCATAAGCGTCTGTACCGTAAGGGAACACGGCAAAATAATAAGTTGCGCCGTTTTCCAAACCAGAAATTGTCAAGCCAGTAGACTTATACGCATTCTTAGTTGTAGAATTCAGCACCAGAGTACCATCACTCTCACTGGTAGGCTTGCTGCCTTTCTTGTAGATAACCTTAGAACCGCCCCAAGCAACAGTAGTAATGCCGTCTTGAGTTGTGTTATCAGGATCAGTCCATTTCAGCGTAACTTTACCATTACCAGCAGCCGCCACGCTCATGTCAGAAACATTTGCAGGAGCAACAGCAACAGGAGTGATTTCAACCAGATTTTCCTCCAAATCTGTGTAAACATTCTGCGTAGTATAAGTAAAGAACTTATAGTAATAAGTAACGCCATCTGTCAGCCCACTATCGCAGAAATAAGTGTTCTGATAAGCGTTTCGTGTCTTACTGTCAACAACGACAGTACCATCTCTGCGGCTAACAGGTGCAGAGCCAGCCTTACGAACTAAAATCGTTCCAGAAAAAGCAGCCAAAGTAGAATCGGAAACAACAATATCTTCAGGATCAGTCCATTTGAAATAAGCCTTGCCATGAGAAACAACAGTGCTGACATTGCTTACTGCGCCCAAAGCAAGACCGCTGCTTCCACTACCGCCGCCAGTAGGGAAATTAGAAACAATAGGCATCTTTTAATCCTCCTTTAACCTAATAGAATTACGACAACTGGAATATCAACTTCTGGTAACTCTCCATCTGCCGAAATGATCAATACTCCATTACTCTGTCCAGTGATGGATAAGAGTGCGTTTCGTGCCGCATCTCTTTGAATGATGGTTGCATCATGGGAAACATCAATGATTCCGTTTTGAGTTGCACCAAGTCCTTCAATTGCCAATTCTTGTGTAAATGGACTATCAACGCCAGTCCATGCGGAGGCTAAAAGAGTGCCTGTTTTAGAAAGACTGTTATCGGCTTTCGTATTTAAGGCATCTTCCATTTTTGTCATATTGCTATTTTCGTTGCCGCATAATTCTTGTCTCAAATCTATAAATTTTGGATCATCAGTAGGTTCGGTCACATAAAACCCATATTTTTCAGTTTGACTCAAAACGAAACACCATCCTTTCTCAACCAAGAAGTATCACAACAACAGGAATGTCGATTTGCGGTACATCACCATCACAAGAGAAAGTTAATGTTCCATCTGTTTGTGCAGACACATGAAGTTGTGCGGCAACAACAGCTTCATATACTGCGACTGAATAATTCTGAGGCAAAGATGCAATTCCGTTTTGATCTGCTTTTAGACCTTCGACTGAAATTGTTTGTTGCCCGTTATTCCACGCACTTGCGCTCAAGGTCGCATTAACATCATCACTTGCATCGCATTTGTTATTTAAAGCGTTATAAATCGCTTCATCATCAAAAGGCAATTGAGTATAAGTTTTTGTTCCATCTCCTGTCTTTGTTCTTTTTTCACCGCTTGCAGTATCAACGATGATCATCTCGCCGTTCAACAAAACAGGATTGTTCGCTGTCCAATTTGCACTTGTATCCCGTTTGAATTTCACACGGGCATCAAATTCTTTAGCAGCCATCATAACCTCCTTACAACACAAAGCCCACCTCGTCAAAAGACGAGATGGGTGTGTTTATTGTATTTCATTCTTGAGATTAAATCACTTCAGACGAAGAGCCACAATTGAAAATAATATAGTCACCATCAGTCTGAGCCAGATCATTTACATTGCCTGTCTTTGCAATAGCGGCAAGATCGGAATCATTTGCCTTAGTAACAATCTGTTCCTCTAAGGTTGCAATCTTTTCTTCGGCAGTTGTAATCTTACCTTCAGCAGTTGTGATCTTGCCCTCTGCGGTAGTCACACGCTCTGCCAAAGCAGTCAGATTGGCGGCAGTGGCATAATCACCAATATTCAAGGCCGCAATAGCTGCCTGAACATAAGCAACAACAGTAGCACTCTCGCCAGAATCCGTATCACCGATACCGTCTAAAATATTCTGTAATGCAAGAATTGCAGAATTCATAGAAGCGGCATCCTGACCGTGAGTAGAAATCCAATCAGAAACTTCCTTCAAAGTGTCAAAGGACTCAGGCGCACCAGCAACAACTTTTGCGATTTCGTCAGAAACAGTTTTCTTCACGGAACCCTCAACGGTTGCCTCGCCATTAAGAGTAGCAATAGCTGCGGTGTTAGCAGCAATACCGGCCTTAACCTCAGCATCATCATAAGTTGCGGCAGTTTGAGCATCTGAAATCATCTGCACAACAGTCTTATTCTCAGGAACAGTGCCAACCTTTGCCTCCAAAGCATCCACATCAGATTGAGCGGCAGTACCAGCAGCTTTTGCGTCAGCAATTGCATCAGAAAGGCCAGTCACATCGGCAATTTCATGAGTATGCGCTTTAGCGGCGTAAATTTCATCCAGATTCAAAGCACTGATAGCATTTGCAATCTGAGTAGCAACAGCAGTACTGCCAACCAGTGTCTCAATAGCAGTCACACGACCAGCAAGAGTTGTGTCATCATACTTAGGAATTACGATCTCACTCACGTCAGCAAAAGCAGTATCAGCTTCGCCCTTAGCCTTAGATTGGAGTTTGTAATTATAATCATTAACCTTTAAAATACGATATTGTGTATCGGTATCAACAGAAATACCCAAGGTTTCATCCACATAGGTTGCGATATAATCACCAATACCAGTGATTTCATCGGCGGCATAAGTAGGTTTAGTCTCTGCCTTTGCCCAATCATACACATCGGCAGCAATGCCGCTTGTAAAGTTCAATGTATTAAATGGGGTAGTGCCATCGCCTACCTTAAAAAGAATAGCGGGTTCCTGAGCCACAGCACCCGCAGCGGCAGGAACAACTACAACACACAACTCACCAGCAAGGGGAGTAGGGTTGTTTGTAGTCCAATTCGCATAAGTATCATACTTCAACTGAATACGAGTCTTTAAAGTTTTTGTAGCCATAAACATATCCCTCTTTTCCTAATTTTAATAAATTACCACCGACAAAATATGTCGGTGGTTTTCAAATAGATTAAATTATTCTGCGGAGTTACCGCCATCAAGAACAATAGAATCTCCTTCAGTTTGAACAAGTTTATTTACATTCACGGAATTCACGGACATGGTTCCATCATCCGCAACTGCAATTCCGTTTTCAGCATCCGTACCCTTGACAACGCCCAATGCGGCGGCGGTTGCCATAGGAATATTAACGCTTTTATCTTCTGCACTGACTTCAACCGCAACGCCATTGACCTTTACGATTTCAATAACATTGGCTTGAGAAGATTCAATTTTGGTCTTTAACGCATCAGTAAGGTTATTCTCTGACAAGCCCTTTAAAGTAGCCGCACGAGTTGTAATCCAAGATTCAAGACCATCAACATTTCCAGCGGCAATCGTACCACTAACCTCAACTGTGCCGTCTTCACTCAGAACCAGCTTTTCCAGTTTCTCGCCTTCTGCATCGGTAATCATACGATAACCAGCTTGGACAGAAACTTTCTGCTCCAATGCGGCTGGAAGCCCGGTGATCTTATCCATTGCAATCTCTTTAACAGAGAGCTTTCTTGTAGAATCAACTGTAAATTCTGCTTCATCGACAGAATTAATTACATTTTTCTCCGCTCCAACTGTTTCAAGAGCAGCAACTTTTTCCTCAAGAGTAGTAACACGTTCAGCTAATGCAGTTAACTCACTTGCTTTTGCGTAATCGCCAATTTTAAGACCATTGATTGCTTCCTGAATATAATCGACAACATTAGTAGAAACGGCTTCCTCTGGCAATGCCCCAACAAGAGTTTCTAATGCGTCAATTTCACCCTGTAATGCTGTCTTATCGGCAGTTTTCAGATAATCTGATTCAATGGCAGAAATCCTTGTCACCAAGGAAGCAGCACCAGTTGTATCCGACAAAATCCAGTCTGCAATTTCCTTCAGCGTATCAAAATCTGCGCTTGTTCCTTCACCAACAACAGCCGCAACCGCTTCAGAAATCGCCTCAGCTTTTGCCGTGGAAATTTCACTCTGTAATGCAGTTTTGTCTGCCGTCTTTAAATAGTCGTTCTCAATAGCGGTAACACGACCAGATAAAGCAGTGTCATCATAAGTTGCCGCCTCTTGAGCTTCCGTAATCATTTGAACAACTGTCTTGTTTTCCTCAACAGTTCCGATTTTTGCGTTGATAGCATCCACATCAGTACGCAAGCCTTCAATCAAAGTCTGTAATCCCTCAACAGTTGTGGAACTCAACTCGACCCAAGTTAATGTACCATTGCGATAAACAGGCTGATAACTTTTTGCCTCTTCAAGAGAACCATCAATTCCATAAAGAGAAATTACACCATCATCGCTGACAGAAATAGTTTTCCCATCACCAGCAGGAATAACACCAACAGGCTGAAGAGCCATATTCTGATCAATATAATAGATACTTGTTCCAGTTGTCTCAACAACTGCAAGAATCTGTCCGGGATAGGCAACGGCATTTGTACTTGCATAAGCCTCTGCTTCTGCATAGCTTGCATGAACTGCGTAACGCTCCAAAGGCAGGGAAGCGGCACGTTTAAAGCTAACGCCAGCAGACCATGTTGCGCCGCTGTTTAATTTTGTGAAAAATTCGCTTACAGTCATCTTTCCATACCCCCTTTACTATTACCAAGTCAAAGTAAGTGCCTTGGTGTCATAATCGGCATCAAGTGCAACATACCAGATTTCATACTCGATAGAGGCAGTACCGAAAGCCAAAGTAACATTTGCCGCCTTACCAATAGTAAGAGGAAGTTTATTGCTATCAGAGATACCTGAAAGCTCTGCACCGTATCCAGAAGGAATAGCAACAAAGAATTGCCGCCAAGAGCCAGAAGCAGTAGCGGCAGTTGGCTTCGTGCGATTGTATGCGGTTGCATCCTTAACAACAATCAAGGATTTAATTTCTGCTTCTGTAATGTTGGCAGGATCAGCAACCAATGCACCATCATATTTAAATCCATAATACATTGGCACATACCATCTGAACAATTCCTTCGTAACCTCTGCGGTAGTGCCAGCGGCAATTGCTTTAGCAGGATACATCTTCTTCAGATTAGAAACAGGAATATAACCATCATCATAGGTCGCAGAACCCTTAACAGACATAGTTGCACGATCTGTTTTTACGCCAGAATCGACAGTAAACACATTACCGCCGACTTCTTTAGGCTCAATTGCGTTTGTTCCATCTGTCAAAGCATAACCAGTTACATCAGCACCAGTAGTTCCGTCATTTGTGGTAGCGGTTGCTGTTTGACCTTCCTCGCCAGTCTCAGTAGTATAGCCGTACTCATAACTACCATCTTCATATGTAACAGTCACATCCTGAGATGCAGAGCTGCCAACCTCAACATATTTCACGCTTCCGCTCACAGAAACCGTAGGTTTCACCACATTAAAATCCTTGTCCTCAGAAACATGAATTTCATTCCATGCCTCAATAATGTTCATTCCAGTCACAGGAATGGTAGCTTGACCATTTTGCAGTGTAACATTTCCAACAGGAACCGTAGTAAGTAAATCCTGATCGAAATATACATTCGTTGCATTATAGTTCCCATCCATAGCTGCCCATGCATTGCCATTGTATACATAAGCAGTATAAGAGTATTTTGTTCCAGCAATTAAAGTTTTGACAATAAAAATATCATCTTTGTTTGCCGTAACACTCAAACCAGTAAGAACACGCTCAATCACAGCATCATCGGTTTCGCCATCTTGCTTGATCCCCTCATAATGAGTTGCAGCCATGCCACCAGCAACAGGAAGATTTTCATAAGTATCCGTTCCGTTACCGTATTTGACAAGGCCAGTATCTAAATCTAAGCAAGGCTCACCTTCGGCTGGGATAACATCTTTATTCAGCAACCAATTAGCTGCTGTATCACGTCTTACTTGAATGCGTGTTTTAAAGAGTTTTTCAGCCATAAGTCAAATACCCCCTTTAAATTTAATTGCTTGCATCGGCGGTAGGTTCCACAGAATTCCCGCCATCTAAAATAAAAATAACATCGTCATTTTCGATTAACTTGCTGACGTTCAATGAAGCCACTTTCATAGTACCATTGTTTTCATCAGCCACAATAGCGTCCTCTCCATCGCTGGATTGGACAAGACCAGCTTGTGTTGGACTGACAAGCGGCAACTCGACAATTCCTTCACTATTGGCTTGCAGAATAGTACCATTCACTGAAATACTTAAACCACTTGCCAATTTTTCGCTGATCTCTGTAAACTTTTCTGCCACTTTTTCAAAATTGTCATTGAACTTACGAGCAACTTCGGAACCAGAGTCAGAATCATTCTGTGTAGTTCCTGCTCTTAATTTCTCATAAACAAAATCAGCCAATTATTCCACCGCCTTTCATCCTAAGCATACAAATAACTGTCAGCTAATAATGTAGCGGTTTGGTAAAGAAATCCCCGATAATTTTCAGGCTGCCCAACTGGTGCAAAGCAATCTCCGGCAATAATTTCAATATCACCACTTCCAGTTGGATCATACAAAGGGCTATCACTTGGATAGAAAACGCCAGAATAAAAACCACCAACTACACCAGACATATGTGATCACCGCCTTAATAGATAAAGCAGAGAACACATTCGTCAAGATCGCTCTCGAAACGCAAATCAGTAATTTCGGGAGTTGTACGACTGGCAATTGCAATACTCGTAAAATTGCCATTGCCATCGGTGGTGTAAGTAAAACCATTCATAGTGAATCGTTTATAAGCGTCAGTCTTAATTGTGATATGGAATAACTTATCTGCCAAAGAAGTAGGTTCAACCCTGCGAATCTCAGCAATACACTTATCCACAACATTTTCATTCGCCTGAATTCCTGTAATTAAGCCGCCTTGTTTTCTTACCATCTAATCACCACCTTCTTATTAAAGTTCTGCAATGCTTACGCAATTGTTATAAAATCAAGTTCTTGAATTGTCATATTGTCAAACTCGGATACTGTAAAATCATCCATCTCGCTAACAAAACGATAACGCTTTATGCTTGTGCTTGCCTCACATGATAAAACCATCGTGCTTTCGGATAGATAGATAATACCAATCAAAACTTCTGCCATTTTCGCAAATACATGAAGAACATTTTCGCTCGAAGTGAATTTTTCTAAATGCAAAATAGAATCAATAGATGCAGATAAATAGGTCGTGACCTCTAAATCATGCAAGATTTTTTCCAACAGATAATCATCAATTGGATCAGCAGACAAATACATTTCTGTTTGACCAGATACAGATGCCAAATAAAACAATCCAATAGGATCGGTATATAACACCATATCTAAATCATTCAGCTCTGCAACTTTACTGCTTGCAAATTCTGATTCTGCAAATAGATACATTTTGCTATCGAACTTTTCAAATCCTTCTTTCAAAAACTCAAGCTGATCTGCAACTAACATCATATCGAAATCCACTGTGCCGAATGAATGAGCGATATAATAATCCAGTGGGTCTACGGAAATTTCCAGAACGGATTCACTGCTGATTAAATCTTTCATGATTGCATCAATTGCATCAGCAAATAAAACCATTTCCGCACTGCCACCAGTTGTTACTTGGCTTGAAAAATCAGCCATCGCACTCAGATACATTTCACTGTTCATATACTCATGTACTCGTTCTTCCAAATAAAGAATTCTTGCATCCAATTCCATACTTGCTTCGCCAGTAATAGTTTTCAGCAATTCTAATTCAGACAATGAACAGAGCAAATAGAGATAGTTATAGAGCGTAAATGTATCTCTCTGTACTAATTGCGAAATAATAACATCAATTTCGGTGAGTCGTTTCTTTAAATAAACATCAAAGGTTTGCAACTTTCTCACCTACTTTCTATTTTGATTTTGTATTAATCCTTGTTTGCCAAAGTCAGTTTCAGGCCACCGCTCTTGACAGTAACAATTGTTGCAGCTTCAACGCTACGAGATTGTGTCAAAGCCTCAAACATAAGCAAGTTGCCATCGACAATATCATCGTACAAAACGAAGTGAGTCATGGTTCCCCAACTTGCAGAACTTTCAGGGAAAGAAACATCAGAATTGTTTGAGATCACACCATTAACAGGTTCGCCCAAAGTGGTCAACTCGACACGAGAGTAACCAGCGGAATCCAAAGGCTCGGTAACACCAGTGCCATCAACACTCGGAGCAGTAGAACTCAAACCAAGATAAACTTTCTCAGGCAATGCAGGACTCAGCTTTGTTTTGAAAACATTGCCCATGATACAGTTTAAAAAGTATGTAGAAGTCATACGCTTTCATCCTCCAATCTTTAATTCTTGCATTTGTTGTTATTTCAAAAAACTCTCATTAATATTGTGGAAAATATTAAAAATACCCTGATTTGGAATTTCAACTTCACCATCAATATCTCTGATCGTGATTTGGTAAATGTATTTGCCATACAGTCCCAAAGTGTCATTTGGCAATAAATCAACAGTCGCAATATTTTTTGCGCCAGTTTCATCATCTCCAATAGAAAATGTCAAAGACTTTGAAACTACTGGTTCGTCAGTATATTTATCAGAATAGTCCACAAGTGCAAAATTGCCTGTGCAACCTTCTGCATTGAAAGGAACATTCTGTTCCGTAAATAACCGCCAACGAAGCGTGTTTGATTGTCCTGCAACAAACATGACTTCTGGCAGAGAATAAACATCATGCCGCATAACAATCACCCTCCAAAGTTCACGGGAAACTCGCATTTGAAATCCAAAAGACAACTGCCTTTGACGAGCAGTTTGTTCAATCCTTTTTTCAATGGCAACCATGAAAAATTGCAATACTGATACATATTCACATATGTAGGATCAGACGAAACAATTTTCCCAAGTTCGTTATCCACTGAAATTGTCAAGAAATAATCCTTTGGTAAGTTTTCAAAACGCAGCTCCGCATTATTGCACGATTGATTAATAATCGAAATTGTGTTACTGCCATTTAATATAATATCCAGCTTAGGATAATACAACTTATTGATTGTAGATCGACTGACTAACTTTATTTCTGTTTCATTCACACAAGAGTAACTGAACTTTCGTGGAAATGTGTATCCATAGGGAGAATCACATACCACTGTTGCGGTAAAAGCCCACGGCAACCAAGAAAGTTGAATAGGCTCCAACTCACTGATGATACAGTGATAGCGAATGGTTTCCATATCTGGCTGTTCAATTTCAAGCCATTTATATGTGTCGTGACCTGTCAACCAGTTTGCGATTGCGTCCATTTCAAAACGATCTAAATGTTCATCCATCTTGAGCATCAATGGATCAAGACCGAAAACCAGTTTAAATTCCAACGGTTCGTCAAAAGAACGACCATATAAAAAAGTCCGTCCAGTGGACGGAATTACATCAGTCATCAATTTACCTGTACTTGCAAAGGGAGTAGCTTCATTTGTATTTCCATCAATATCATAAATCCGCAATCCAAATTCAGTACAGGGGATGCGATTAAATGAAAAGTTTTTAGCAATAAAACCCATCCACTCACCTCCGCTTATACATTTTAATCTTCCTTGCTGTCAGATTCAGTTTCCTTCTTTTCAGTAATCTCGCAATTACTCAAAATAGCCAAAGTTTCCTGCAAGATAGCAAAACATCCAGCAAGATTTCCAGCGTTTTGTGCGCCGCTTACTGTAATGCCACCATCCAGAGTCTTACAAACAGCATCAATTCTTTGCAGAACCTCATTTTTAACCATTGTCATTCTCCTTCATACATTGATTTAGTTTTTCTTTCAATTGCTCAATCTCACGATATAACTTTTGAATCATAAAAGTATTTAAAGAAATAAATTCACCATATCGCAAGCTATATTTATAATCATCAATTTCATCCTTTTGCACTTCTTGTACTGGCGTAATTGTCAATCCAGCAAAATCTTTTGTTGTTAATCCACTTGAAATAAGTGCTTGTTCAACATCTTGTGCAATAAATCCCAAATGGAATCTATTTGATTGACCATGATTATAGAAAAACTTAGTTGGCTTTAAATTCAAAAAGAAATTTTTATATTTCTCCAAATCATAACTAATTTTATTTTTCAATCTTCGATCTGAATTAACTGTAATTTCTTCAGCGGCATAAATTCCATTATTAGTAATATAGAAATCTAAATTATCTGTTGTCATTCTACACCCAGTATTAGTAACAATGAAATATGGAGTAGAACCATAACCATTACTTCCATACATCATAGAACCATAAGTAGTAGAAACACCAGTGTATCCTCGTCCTTTACAAAATCCTCCGTAACCACAAGTCAATTCAATTAAATCTGCATCTAATGCTCCTGTTCTAATATAATTCGCATTAATATATAAACGATTTGTAGATGAATCGCTAAAAATTCCAAATCGTGTACCATTATTAGTTAAGATATTAAATACGGCAACATCAGTCAACTTATTATCATACGCAAGATCATAAGCATCATATGCCCAATCAAGAGCATTATCTGCCAATCTATAAGCATCGTCTGCATAATTATATGCATTACCCGCATAGTTATATGCGGTATTTGCTCGTTGATATGCGTCACTACTTGATGAATTAATTTCAGTTATAGTTGCCCAATTAATAGATGAACCAGCCCCCATTGTAATATTTCCGCTAATTGAAACATTACCAGCAGAATCAACTACAAACTGACCGTTGCCCACATTAATCCCATTCAAGTTTAAATAATCAGAAGTGAACTGTTGATTATTGTTCATCATCAGGTTTCCGCTTTTATCACGATAAGTTGCACCATAAACAGTGCCTTTGAAAGTACCGCTATTTGCTACCAGATTGCCGTTTGCATCAACAGAAAAATTCGGATTCGTGACTGTGCCACCAATCTTCAAATTACCCTGTGCATCAACACGAAATGCAGTAGAACCGCCAACTTCCAATGAACCACGGAAAATACCGCCAACAGCATCAATAACACCCTTGATATAAAGACCGCCATCCATGTCAAGCCAAAAGTTCGCATTGGGAGTATCATTTGCATCCAAATCGTCAACTTTTGTTATGGACTTATTATTTGCAGTTTTCACACCAGTAGGATTATTGAATTTATCATAGACAAACATATTGTCTGGATCATTACCGCCAACAAGACCCAAGATTGCTCCCATATCAATTCTACCACCAGTCGAACCATAAAGGTTGAATGAGGCATTATGCAAAGAAGCACCTTCAGCATCCATCTTAAAGACAGCAACGCCGCCGTCTTGTTTTTCGCTCTCGATGATCAGATTTTGACCAGCCAACAGCGTACCAACAAGGGCAGGGAGGACGATACCGTAGAGAGTACCAAAATTCTTATCAGTAAACTCACCGATACCAATTGTTGCGCTCTCCCAATTATCCTCTGTAAACATGATGGCGTTGTGAGCCATCCAAATTTGCTTTGGACTGTATGTACCGCTTGCCTCGTCATATTTCATACAGCGTAAGCCAGTACCATCAATCACAAGTTCATTATTTTCACCAGCCATGATATTATTTTTCATAGCGTCAATGGCAGACTTCATAAACTGCTCAACTGATGTTTTTGCACCACTGCTTACAAAACTACTGTAAAGATACTGATTGAAATCCAAAGAATTACTACTGGAAACGGTTTGCTCAAGAATTTGACGAATATCCATAATACCTTCTTTAGCTTGAAAATACTCGTTAAATTCAATAGAAAAGTCTGTTAAATCATCAAAATCAACAGATACAGCAAGGGCATATGGTTCATAAACATTCTCATTTAAGTGAAGATACAGTCTTTCGCCAAGAGAAAATTGCTTTGCAAATTCAACAAAATCGTCAAGCGCAAAAAAATTTCCGCTATCAACAGAAAAATAATATGTTGGCTGAGAAGCCTTTTTCAGATATTGATCTGCGTAATCATATAATTCCAGAGCAACAGATTGTTTCTGATACTCTGTTACATTTCTGGTAAAATACGCATTTGCAGTAGAAGTCTTAAACTGCAATGCACTATCGGACTTCATAACATTTGCGCCTAAAGTACCAGTCATAGACAATGTTGCACCAGAGAATGTTGTACTGTTATTCAGCTTACCGTCATTTAAATACAAAGAAAGGACGAAAGTATTGTCACTATTGACTTCCAATGTGCCTCGCACGATTTCTGCATCTAATGACAAACTGGAATGACTTGTTTCAATTATACCACCACGAACAGAATAAAAAGTTTTGTCGGATGTATATTCTGTTTCTCTAATTTCATTTAAACTTACAAGATTGAAAATTGAAGCCAAACCTCGTACCGTAGTACCATCAGTAGAATAACTATCGGTATTCGTAACAGCAAATGTAGAATCAGTTAAACTACCACACTTAAAATAACGATCCAGAACCGCAATCTGTTCTTCGCTAAAAAAGGCAGAAAACGCAGTCAATTGATTGATATTTTTCAGTTGATTTGTCAGAGCAGTAATCTTATTCTCAATAGGAGCAATCACTGTTTTCTTCTGATTGTTGATTTCTCTTTCTTTGGCAGAAATCTCGGATTTTACCGCAGCTAAATCATCACGCAAAGAACTATCCATTGCAACGCCTTGTACTAAAGTTGCTTTCTTGCTCTCCAATGCAGAAAGTTCTCCTTCTAAATCGGCAAGCACAGCGTTCTCCGTTACAAGGCTACTGATTAACATACTCTGTTCAACAGATATATCAAAATATGTTTGCTGATACGCATCAAAAGTTTGTTTCCACTTTTCCCATTGAACAATCATTTCATCTGAGAAATAAGACTGGTTCATGTACGCATCTAAATTATAGATTTTATTCGTACCCATAGGATTAACAGTTCGAATATCTAAATCATCAGCACCATGAACATCTAATGCGGTCACAAGTTCATTTGCATTTTCTTCAACCTCAATTTCATCCAAAAGATTTCTTGCAGATAAATACACTGCTTTCGTTGAAAAAGAATCAGAAAGACTTTTTACATTGATAGTTCGATTATATGTATCAAAATCAAAAATACAGTCATAAGACTCCTGTAATTTCGATTTCATAAAATCATATACAGATTGGTTGTCGGCACTATAAGTACGATACTTACCAATTAAATCACTTGAAACTGTTCCAATTGACCAAGATGGAAGTTCAGAAAGAATAATTCCCATAATTGTCCCATCGGGAGCAAGAGGATTCCAGAAATTATAAGTACCTTCTTCCAGTGTAATTTTCTTTCCCACTAATTCATATTCCAAAGAATATGCCTTACAGGATTTTATTTTGACAACCGTATCATTATTTTCAACAGGACTTTGTAAAAGGAATTGACCATATCCTTCAACATCAATGACCCTCATACTTGTCAGAAGATCGTATTCGTCCAGTTTTTCTCCATTGTCAGCAGATGGATATTTAAAATTCAATTCAGAAACCTCAGTATAGCAAAATCTTGCATTCGGTTCTAAAATATGACCTAAATAACCGATAGGAGTTCCGTCTAAATTTCTCAAAATAAACTTTGGACGATTTCTCATATCAATTTTGCTAAAATCAATAACCAAACAATCAACCTCCTTTCATTATGATGAAAGGGAAGGGCATATAGCCCCTCCCTTATGGTCTTAATCTGCTTCCTCTTAAAGTCCCCTTGCCAGCCCTAATAAAAGAACCAGCAATTTCTTCACCAGCGATATTACCGATCTCTCGGCTCAACCGCTGAATATCTCTCTTATCCAGCTTTTCAGTAACCATCACATGAACTGGCACTGTCACATCGCCAATGCTCTGTGACACATGATTGCCACCAGACGCAGCTTGCGCTTGTTGCATATCACGCATAATAGCATTATGGGATTGCATTTCTGCATATCCGCTGCCGTTCATGCTATGATACAGACCACCACTAATACCAAGTTTACCAGCAATGGTTTCATCGGCTTTCAATACACGATAAACAACTTCCTGCTGTGGCTCGGTAAATACAGCCTCACGCTTTTTGAGCAGAGCAAACATTTCGTCCTGCTTCGGCGTTGCATCATCACCAATAATACCGCCAGTGTGATATGTGCTGTACGGATAAGTAGAGTAAAGCTGTGCGCCGCCAACCTTATCCAAATACCAAACACCATCATCACCACGAACAACGGTGCGTCCGATTAACTTTTGCAACTCCTTACCAAGATCAAGGTTTGCTTGATTCAGTCGAGCCTTTTCCTCTGTGTTTGCATTGTGATGAGCCTGAGAATTTGCCTTCATTTGAGCAACGATCTCTTTAATACGGCTCATAGTTTGACCGCCACTGGTGTCATAATCACCAGTAGTGCCAACAGTAGTAAATCCACTGCTTGCATCAAAGGCTGCAATCTGCGCCTGAGTAGCTGCCACAGCATTCAAATAACTACCATACTGCTGAACTGCGCCAGATGCCGCATTCCAAGCAGAAATCAATTCAGACTGTACGGTATTGCCGTACTGGTAGTTCCAATTAATCAAATCATCATAGAGAGTATCCCAATGATTATTGATCCTGTCGATTGCCAACTGATAGATTTTCTCAGCAGAAGAAATAGAATCCTCAAGAATTTCAATTTCTTTCTGCTTTTCTTTCTCATAGGCATCAGCCATATTGTCAAGCATATCGCTTGTAGCTTCATAAGCATGATCTGCCTGAGTTTCAGCCAAGTCAGCCTGTTCCTCAGCCAATTGCTCCTGAAGTTTGCGCTTTTCTGCTTGAGCCTCACGGCTGTCATCCAAATCCAGCATAGCAATTCGTGCTTGCAGCTCGGCAATGGATTTCGTCTTTTCAGTAACATCCTTGGTGTATTTGTCTTTTTCACGCTCTAAGTCCAAGGATTCTTTCTGTAAATCAACAATCTCACGGTATTTGTCAATCTGATCCTCCAATGCAGAGATTTGGTTTTCAACCTCTTGCTTAATCATTTCCTCAACATACTTGAGCAAATCTTCAAGCGCAGTAGATGTTTCCTCCAAAGCCTCTTTTGCAGAAGTGTCAATTCGACCAATACTGGTCACTGCCATATCTGTCAAGCTGCGCATTGCATTAATTCTCTGCAATGCGTTGTTATATTGTTCATCACTTAAACCAAGCAACTGCAACTGAGCGTACACCAAATCCCATGTACTTGCTGTCGCAATATTTGTTGCATTTGTCAGATTAAGCAAAGCAACTGTATCGTTGTTGGTCAATGCGGTTCTGAGCTGCTGAATATAATTCAAAGCAGACTCAATTGCCATTTGCTGAGTTCTGGCAGCAATGACCTTTTGAATATTCGCCTCGTTGATTACCAACTGACCGTTTTCGTCCTGCAAGAACGCAAGATACTCAACACCATAAGAAAGAATATCTTGCAGAGAGTCCACAGTAATATAACCATATTCGGCATATTCCTGAGCGGCGTTCTTCAGGCTATCATACATACCCTGAATGTTATCCAGAGCATCATTAGCGTTGTCTACGACCTGTTCCCAAGCGTCCGCAGAAACCGTCTTGATTTTGTCATAATACTCCCACCACAAAGATGTAAGCTGACTAATTTCATCGCTGGTTTCAGCGTAACCAAGTGAACGGTAATATTCAGCCTGTTCGTGGACAACCTCTTGCATATCACGATAATGCTGAACAATGTCACCAGTATATCGGGCAATATCCATTGCGTCAGCAGATGCAATCGCCTGTTCAAGCCAATGTTCTGTCAGTTCAATTTGATTTTCATGACCAGAAATAATTTCCTCATACATTGAGGTAATAACTTCCACAATTGCATCATGATAATCCCACCACTGCTTTTGCAGATTCATGATATACTCAGAATCTTCACTCAGACCAAGTTTGCGATATTCCTCAGCCTGTTCGTGGACAGCCTCTTGCATCTCTTTATAGATAGCTACGATTTCAGATGGATCACCGTTGTTCTTATCAATCAAGAAAATCTTATGTTCATAAGCCGCAATGACTTTACTGATTTCCTCGTCCATCTCTTTCAGAGTATCTTCCAACTGTTCCTCAAGAGAATCACTATCCAAATCAACATCATCAACCTTAACAGTTGCCGATGCTTCAATTACGGATTTCCATGTCTTTTTACCAATGGTTCCAGATGCACCGCCGTCATAACCGCCAGAATATGCGGGGATATGACCATTGATGAATTTGCCACCATGTTTAATACGCTTTGTTTCCTCAGCGGTATAAACAGTATCGCCCTTATCCAGATCAACGATTTCGGGGCCATGTGTACCAGCGAGATAAGCCTGATCACCATGCTTAATTAATTCCTCGCCTTCCTCACCGACCAATGCCTCACCATCAGGAGCGTTATCAGTACCCTTGGCAAAACCAAGCATACCAAGCAAACCACTTCTGCGTCTTTCGTTAATTGTAACAGTAGCAGTTGTACCATCAACACGCATCATGGCAGAAACAATATTGTCAATTCTACGAACAGAATCATCAGCCGCCACACCAATATCTTCGATTTCAGACACGACATTATCTGTCGTAGCATCATCAGCATCGGCAACAGCACCTTCAATATTGCCAATATCACCTTGAACGGTTGCAAAATCAAACTGACTCAAGGTATTCAATGCGTCTTGAACCGTATCAACGCTTTCCCCAGCATTTGTCAACGAAATACCATCAGCCTCATGCAATTTTGTAATTACATCTTCAGCCTGTTCTTTCGTAAAGTTTAATTCAGACAGCAAGCCGCCCAACTCAGTAATGTCAACCGTAACAGTAACACCATCATCGGCAGCCAAACCAAGATTGACTAAACTTTCTGTCAAATTATCTACGGATGTTTCTGCATTCAGCAGAACGATTCCATCCATAGTTTGCAAATCACCAAGAATTGTAGCAATATCCTTATCAGTCTTACCCAAAGAGATAAGCTGATCCGTCAGAGCTGCAATATTGACCGCTGTGCCACCTGTGGTTTCAGCCGCAAGACCAATTTCCTCAATGACAGACATGACCTCTGCCATATCAGCAAAATTGACCTCGCCCCACATAGACAAAGCCTCCCAGCAAGCCAACATAGCTTCTCTGGAAATGTTCATCTTTTCAGCCAGCAAATCAAGGTTTTTATAGTCCATATCAAAACTATAAGAACCATCTGCATTCTTACTGATTTCAATCAATTTTTCGCCTTGCTCATTAACCAGCACACCAGCCTCAGACAATTCATAAAGACGATCCAATAAACCTAAACCAGCACTCTCCGCATCAGAGAATACGCCAGCGTTTTTCTGCATTGCCTCATAAATCTGATCCAAACCATCAGCCCAGCCCCACAATGCAAGCTGCTCAGAACCAAACATAAATTCAGCCGCAGCCCAAAATGCGTTGCTGTTTGTTGTACCAGCTTCAAATTCTGCATTTAATGCCTCAAATGCTTCGGCATAGGACTTAAAGTTATCATCCTTTTCGCCTCCCGCCAAAGCAGCGTCATATCTGGATTTCGCCTCAGTCACATCATCAAATGCTGTAACCATACCCTCTAAAGCATCATTCAGCTTTAAAGCATCATCGGTAATTAAAGCAAAACCATCTTTACCATCGGCTACTGTTTGCAAAACATGAGCAAGGAACTCGGCATTCATTCCATCAAGTTCAAGAATTTCAGCCAGTTCTTCACTTTCGCCAGCCAATTCCTCAATTGCATCAGGAGTAATGCCATCCAGTGTTTTTGCCATTGCAACCAATTCTGCTTTTGCATCAGCAAAATCCTCAGAAGCCCAAATAGCTTTTAAAGCCTCTTGGACTTGGCTACTAACAGCAATAATTTCACTTGTGCCATTCTTATATTCATCCATTGCCGTTACAAGGTCATCCCAAGATTGGATACCATGATCAGGAACGGACAACAAATCATAAGCAAGTGTTAAATCTTCATCAGACAGACCTTTTAATTTTTCCTTGAGTTCAGCAACTTTGATACCATATTGATCAATGGCATGGAAATGAGCTTCTGTACCAACAGTTAATTCCTCATAATCCTTTGGAATTAAATCATCAACAATACTATTAATCATATTCGTTGTTGATTTAATTTCATTAAGATAATTCTGATACAAAGAACTGTCTGCGATCAAATATTTATCAATTTGTTCAGACAAACCATCGAATTCGAATTTCTTTCCAAGTTCACGATTTACATGATTTCTTAAATCAGCAAAATCATCAACTGTTTCAACAATACCGTTGCTTCTTTCATAGGCAGCAACAATTCTTTCGTATTCGGATTCGACATATGCTTCAACATCTGCGCCAATATCATCAATTACATCTTTTACGCCATCGTAAATATCATATACATCATCAGTATCCATAAGATCGTTCTCTACAAGAGCATCTTTCAATTCAACCAACTTATAGTAATAATCAACAATGGCATCAACATCCTGAGAAGAATCCCAATCTATTGGTTCGATTTCGATTTCTGTTGCACCAACACCCATCGCACCATGATAACTACCTTGATCAATATAATCGCCCATTATTTCTTGAACGAGTTTATATGCGTCAGTTTCTTCTTTTGCTGTGTCACTAACTGTAATTGTGATTTGACTGCCATCCCATTTCGAATAAGACTTGCTTAATAAAAGTTCTTCAGCAGCTTGCGCTTTTTCTTTTGCCGCAATTTCTTGCGCTTTTAATTCCTCTGTAATTTGATCTTCAAGTGCTTGAGTATATTCCTCAGTGCCTTGTTTCAAATGACCTAAAGCAATGGCCTTATCCTCAAGGGATTTTGTTATATCATCAACTGCCTTTTTTAGACTTTCTTCCTCTGTTGCAGTTAATTCAGTTTGATTAGAATATTTCTTATATACGGCATAAGCATCTTTCAACGCCGCTGTTCTTTCAAGTTCGGCATTCTTTTCATCTATTGTGGCTTGTGCTAATTCTTGAGTTTCTTGTTCTGCTTGCTTAATGCCATTACGAATCAACACAATTGCTGCAATTAAAGCAGTTATTGCAACTGTCGCAATAGATGCCGCAGATGCGGTTCCAACCAGCGCAGACGATGCTCCTTTAAGAGTGGTAATAAAACCACCGCCAGCTTCCTTACCTAATGCCCACGCTGCTCTTAAATCACCAAAGACTTTTGTAAGTTTAGGAACAATACCAAAACCACTTGTGATTACACCAAATAAACGAGTAAACATAGAAGTTGCAGTATTTAAATTTAAAAGAACTAAAGCAGAAGCAAGGATAGTTAAAGCATTGCCCATGCCACCAAGGGATTGAATTATATCATCTAAAACAGTAATTGCTTTTGTTCCAAGATCAATAATTCCCTTTACAAAATCGCTATTAACAACAGTCAAAGACAAAGCCTCAAACGCTGCCTTAAACTGATTTGTCTTAGCCTCAATACCTTCCAAATAGGTATTATATTCCTGCATGGCAGAACCAGCAGATTCCAGAGAAGAATTCAAAGCATCTTGTGCAATATCAAAGTTCTCCATGACAGCAGAAATGATATTGCCCTGACGCTTACCAGCAATCAACTCAGTAATGCTTGCCTGTTGAATGTCGGTCAATTCGCCCCATTTTACAGAAAGTTCTTCAAGGATTTGATAGGTAGATTTAAATGTATCATCATCTATCATAATATCAACGCCAGACAATGCCATGATTTCTTTGCGCAATGTTGCGGTAGAATCAGCCATGCCTTCCATATCAAGACCAGCTTGTTCCATTTCCGTTGTTGCACCACGGATACGCATGGAAATTGTTTTAAAGGCTGTCAATCTGTTACTTTCGACTTGCCAAAGTCTACTGACTATAATAATTATTATAGCGGCAAGGACTTTCATCCTTGCTCTCGCATTTCATGATTAAGATTATAGTGCGAGTTCGGACTGTATCTTCTGACAATGGCGAAACCTCGTATGTTACCATACAAGGTATTACAGTCTCTACGGATTCTTTATAAGTATTTTTAAAGATATAGCCAAATGATTAGGCATTAACTATATCTTGATAAGGTGAAATAATATCATTATTCAACATCAATTCTTCATTTTCCAAATGATAATTAAATGAATGATAGTTTTCTAATACCCCTTTATTGCTTATATATTCTTTGATAAGTTTCTTGCATACTTCCAAACGATCATAAATATCAGATTCCCAAAGATATAAAATCTCAACGCCATACTTGTTTTTAAAATATGTATGCTTTGCTTTGTCTCTTGGAATTCTTTTTTTATGTACTTCATAATTTTGATCAGAATCATATTTAAGCGGATTGCAATGCCAAAAATCTCCCATAACCTCAATAATGAGATTATAATCAACTAAATAATTATCAACTGCATAATATTTAAACCCTTTTTCATTCATGTATGATATGTCATAGTCATCCAACACAGAATTTATGATTTGTTGTGGTTTGGTATTTGTATCTAATTGTCGATTTTCTAAAATTTTAACAGCTCGTTTTCTTGATTGTTCTTTCCAGTTTTCGTCCTGACTAAAAACTTTAGAATACCACATCTGTCTACATTTATTAGAACAAAAATTATGTTGTCCACTTTTAATCTTGTGCATTTTAGCATAATATTTTTTACCACAACATTCACAATCAATTTCCTGTTTTGTACTTTTCGGATTTAATACTCCAATTCTTGTAGTTTGCCATTTGTTTTGACATTCTACTGAGCAAAAACGCTGTGAAGATTTTTTATTTACATAAAACAATTCTCCACATATCTCGCATTTTCTATATTCATGTGCATTTTTACCTTGAAATTCATACTGACACTTATTACTGCAATAATGATGTTTCCCTCTATTATATTGTGTCTTTGTTTGATACACTTCTTTGCCGCAATTGTCGCATTTTACTATATATCCTGTTTTCTGTCCTTTGGCTGGAATAAAACCACTTCCTTACATTTTGAAATAAAAAACACACATCCTTCCTAATTGATGTGCGTTAAAAATACTTATAAAGTCTTTCCTCGGTCTGAACCATCTCTGGTCTTTAACCGATATAGCCATTTTTTATGTCGGCAAACCTCTACCGACACTGGTAGCATCTTGAACAACCGTATTGGCGGCAGTGATCAACGCAATAGTTTCATCAATGGTATTGTTAGCCGCAGCCATCGAAGAAGCAGAGCGTTGTAATGCCTCGCCAATATCGCCACTGGAAATTGCAAAGTTGTTACCAACCTCATTGAACTTATCCAAAATAGCAGACGCATTTTCTGTCTCAATGCCAAAGCCTTTCATAGTAGAAATCATGCTGTTTGTAGCATCATCAATACTACTCAAATCACCGACATTGGCATAAATCGTAGCAAGCTGACCAAGTTCCTCAGCCTCGCTCAAAGAGAAACCTAATCGACTAAAATTTGTAGTAGCATCAACCAGATCGACAACGGTTGTACCTAACTCTTTCGCTTTGGCGGTTGCTCTGGTCAAAAATCTGTCGTAAGAAGCATCGGTTTCATCCGTAACCTTTCTCAGATTAACCATAGCAGCGTCCAGATTTTTAACATTCTGAACCATTTCGCCAAGTTTACTGATAACCTCATAAATCACTCGGCTGGCACTAAAGAACGATGCAAAGTTTTTGAATGCGTCCTTTAATCTATCACCTAAAGATTTAGTATGTAATCCAGCCTGTTTTACTTTTGTATTGAACTGCTCGAAGTCTGCATTAAACTTTTTCAAATCAGTCTTTGTAGACAAATCCTCTGCTCGTTTTTGCAGCTCGTTCAGTTCCTTTACAAGATCAGGACGGCTCTTAATTGCACTATAAGTTTCACCATATTCGGCAACTTTTTGCTTTGCTTTTTCAATGTTTGTAGCAAGCTGCTGTGCAGAAATTGGGTCTTTAAACGAACTCGCATTGTCTTTCAACTTTGAAAAGTCAGTTTCTAATTCCTCAATCGCTGTACTCAACCGTTTAACATCTTCAGCATTATTTGGATCAAGATCGCCCAAATCTTTTTGAACAAGTTTTGCCTTTTCTTGGAGTTTTGTTAAATCAGTTGTAAGCTGATCAACACCTGTTCCTTTAATGCCAGAATCTCCAATATTGGAAAGTGCCGTCTGAATTTTATCGGTAATATCATCAAATCGTTCACCTAATGATCCGATAGCGGATTGTTCCGCATTATACTCAGCAACAGCCCTCTTAGCATTATCAACAGCGGCAGATACCTTATCCCACTGTTTTGCCAATGCGCCGCCACTTGCAGAAGAATCAACACTCTTTAATGCAGTATCAAGTGCAGCAATAGCAGCAGTAACCTTTTGAGCCGCCGCACTATTACCTATGCCCTCATACTGTGTCTTAAACACTTCCAGAGAGGATCGAGCATCATCAATTTTCTTTTTAATGCTTAAATCAGATGACTGTGACTTTTCAGTAGAACTCAAAGTGCGCAGCTCGTCACTCAGACTTTCGATCATGGTTTGCAAACGCTTATACGCAGACAATTTCTTTTGCGTATTATCAGCGTTCTCAAACTGAGCCAAATTTGCTTTCAGCAAATTAACACGCTTTTGTGTTTCAGTGCTTACATCTTTGAGTTTGCTAAATTGCTCCACAATAGAAGAAACACTTCCAGAAACGGAAGTGTCAGAATTCATCTTTTGAACAGCGGCATTATATGCCTCAATCTGCTTTTTCGTTGATTTCAGAATCTCATTTGCTTTCGCAAAATCACCGTCTTTAACAGCACGACTAAATGGATTCCAAGAATCTTTGTTAAGTGTAAGGCCAATTTTAGAAGCAGTATCTCGATACTCCTTCATCTGAGCATTTAATTTTGCTTGAGTGGAGGCAATTTTCTGCTGTGCTGCTAAAATGTTATTTACACTTCTTGCGTCAACCTCAACGCCCATCTTGACGGTTTTCTTGTTTAAACTTTTGACAACAGAATCAATTTTCTTTTCTGTTTCAGCTTTTTCGATTGCTGTCTTTAAAATGATTTCTTTCGTCTTTGTTTTATTTAAAATACTATCAAGACCAGCTTGAATTTCAGCTTGAGTTTGGCTTACATCCAACCCCAATACAATCAAACCATCAGCAGCCATTCATCTTCACCTCCCATAAAAATAATAAAACCTCCCTCAATCAAGAGGGAGGAACTGATCGTTTAATATATTCGTCCATAGTATAAAAGTGGTCTAATTACATTCTTTTCTTCAGATAAATGTAGTCCAAGTCTGTTTTTAGAGTTGAAATCCTGAATGCCATCTGCTATCCAGTTTGCGGCTTGACGATAACCAAAGTTTGGAATGTTGCGAAACCAAACATTCTTTTTCACAACATAACCATCATTCAACAGCCAAAAAACATTTGCGTCACTTTTATTCCATTTCTTAAAAATAGAAGGACGGATTGAATTTTGAATTTTCAATGTAATGCTCATTCGATTTCCTTCAACTTTTATATCTGCCAAATCAGCAGTAGAAATCGAATGTTGCATTGTTCTTTGGTGGATTTTGCTCTGTATGCAGTTCGATAACAAATTAGCGGCTTCCACCAACTCTTGCCCATAAGTCAAGCCCGATGGGGCTTTTACTTTTGTTATATCAAGATTCTTTAAAATCTTATCTAACGACATACAGCACCCCCATAACAAAAAAGACGAGGGCATAAAACCCTCGTCCTTTCTATATTTTTTGATTTATGAAAATGTTTTTACTTCCAGTGAACAGGTAATGGAATTACCATCAAATACAATATCATCCGTGTACTCATTTAATTTTGCAAGCACATATCCAAGCATCTCTTGAGAAATATGCAGATCACTTGCCGCCATTTCCAAATCAGAAATCTCAAACGAATAAGATCGAACATCGTAGTCAAATGTACCGTTCACACAATCCAATGTTTCCAGCTTAGAAATAATTTCTTTCTCAGTTCCATCAAGAAGAATGAAAGAATATAAATCATTCGCCAGTTCATTCCAGTTTTCAGGTTCATTACCAGAGCCAATTAAAATCTGAAAGAATGCTTCATCCAAAGACTGTGATAATCCAAAATCACAGTATAGTGCAAGCCCACCAGCAATTTCCTCATACATTGCGCCCTGATTAACAACCAATTCGCTGCCGATCTTACTCACACTATCCTTAGAAATCGGATAGCCTTTAAACTCATATCCATCATTTGTAATACTAAGATGATCTGTTGCAGAAATCATATCCTCATATGCGTCCTGCACCACCGTATTTACAACTACTGGAATATCTGCTGGTTCATCAATTGACGGAGTTTCCGATTTAACACCATCAGTTACAGATGGGTATTCTGTTTCCAGAATAGCATTGTCAACTTGTTCATTTCCACAAGCAGACAACATAACCAGCATTACAAGAAAAACGCACAAGACTTTGCTCAAATGAATAATTCTATTAAACATGACACAATGCCTCCTTTGTGATACATTATATCATGATAAAATAGAAAAGTCAATATATTCTTGCAAATCTTGTTATTTACGATTTAAAACAGAATCGACCATCTTATCATAGTCAAAATTCTTAATTGCTTCAGCCATATCATTCAAGCCAGAAGCATTCGCCAGAGTGTCGTTGAGCTGCTGACCAATAGCAACAACCATTGCGACACCATTCTCAAGTTCCTCTCGTGCCTTAGAAAGCATACGCTCTTCAGCACAGAAACGCATCTGCTTCATATAATCCAACTTTTCAACGGTCATACCACGCAGCTCGGCAACCAAAGCCTGAAATGCGGGGTCTTTTACATTCTGAAGTAAATTGATAGCCTTACACAACTCGTAAGTCTTTTCAATATCAACCACCATAGTCTTTTCGCCATCATCCAGTTCAATTTCACGCTCATAAACGGGAACATTTGTGGTCATCTGAAGCAGGGTAATCATAAACACAGGATCAAGATACTGAGGAACAAACTCTCCATCATCAAAACAAGCATTGACAACTCGATCAATAAAGTTACCCTTATCTTCAATAGACAGTTCGTTCTTAACAGAAATCTCCATCATGATTTCATCAGGATTTTCAGGATTAGCCATATGCAGAGTTACATCAGTTTTCTGATTACGATATACCTTCAATACTGCATTCATGGATTTCTGAGTAATTTTTGCCATAATTCATTTCTCCTTCATACATTTAAATTTTTGACAAATACCATTTTGAATTTCATCCTGAATTCTGCCTTCTTTCGCTTTTTGCAGAATACTACAATTTCGTTTGTATCTACTACAACCGATGCAATTAGATTCAAATTCTTCTAATTGAGATAAGTCTTTAAAAATACCTATGTAGTCAACAGGTGAAATAATCATTTCAATTCGTGGATTTACAGAATCATAAAAAATTCCGTTTACTCGTTCACACACAACATTATCATCTTCCCAAACTTTTTTGCTATCTGTAATAGCATCCAACATACATTTAAAGTAGTTGTTGCAATCCATATCTACTCGTGGGAAATAAAAAATGCAATCCACATAAAAATGTTGTGTTTTATTTGGTTTTAAAGGCCATTTCTGCTCTTTGACTTGCCGAATCACATACTTAGTAAATTTGTTCTGATACCGAATAGCATCTGGCGTTTTATAACTCATTGCCATTGGTTTTCCATTTTTCATAATGGCTCTATATGCCAGATAATGATTAACAGAAGGTGGTATCTCAGAAATCAATTTTAATTGACAAATATTCATCACGCTCCTAAATATGAAAAGAGGGGAGAGCCAAAGCCCTCCCTCTATTTTCACTCTTCCTCGTTTGTTTCCTGCTTATTCTTTCTGGAACGAGTTGCCTTAGCTGCCGGTTCAGCAGTTTCCTCAACCTCATTCTCAGAAATTTCGCCAGCAACATTCACATCGGCAGTTTCATCAATACTGATCTGTCCTGCCAACTCAGCAGTTTCGTTCTGCTCAGGTTGCTTACGAGCCTCCTGAACGCGGCGCAGATATTCCACGCCGCATTCAGAGCTGCAAGCAATACTGTGATAATTAAACGCACCAAGAGAGGCACTGGACTTATTGCAGGGAACAAACTGTTTGCCGCAAACACGACAAACCGCAGTTCTCTTAGCCATAAGTATCACCTACTTATATTAGGCAGCATCTTCGGCATCTGCACCGAAAACAGTCATATCCCAATACTTAGTAACGCCGTTACCGCAAGTTTCGGGCAAGCTGGTAGCCTCAAAGCCATGAGTAGTCTGAGAATCACCCATTGCCAAGTCAAAGTTACCAGTAAAGTCAGCATAAGGCAGGAAGAACTGAACATGATAAATGTTATGGCACTTATCCTCAGCCAAAGCATCAACATACATCTCAACCATCTCAGAGTAGTTATCAGAAATGTTGCTGATCACATCACCCTCAACATTACGGAAGTAATAAACAACGATAGAAGTACCGTCAGCAATTTCACCCTCGTTGAAAGTCAGAACCTTAGTAGCAGGATCGTAAGCAAACTTGCCCTCAGCAACAGTAGCGTCCTGAGTCAAACGCTTTGCGATAGTACCATCAGCATTCTTAACAATAACCTCACCGATTTCATTACCAGCAGTGCCGACAGCCTTATAGTTGGTAGTGGCAGCATTGCCAGTAACAGTCAGATAATCAGGAACCTTAACAGAAGTAGAAGTTCTGTGTTCGCCCTCAGCACCGACATTAACTTCAACCAGACCCAAGGAAACCATACCGTTAGTACCAGAAACAGTAACGGCCTTGTTACGCTTGAGCTGACCGATTGTACGACCACCCTTACCAGTCAGAGCAGTGTTCTCCTGAGTATTGGCAATAGTCGCATTCTGCAATTCATCCAAAGTAAAACGATGCACACCGCCATTAATGCCGAAACACATGATTGTTTCCAAGCTGGTAATGGAGAGATCGTTCACAACAATGTTACTCATAGTAGCATCCTCCTTTTTTAATTCAAATATTTGTCACACTTATTCTGGTGACAACCAACTGATTTTTTCGAGATTGATCTTTGACAAATCCACAGTACCGAAATATGCACCGTTCATTGTTTGCTCCCAATGCTTCTTCTTTTGGATTTGCCTCCAACTCGCATTTAATTTGAACACACTCAAATCCAATACGGATTCGTAATCATATTTAAATTCCTCAGTGTTCACCAAGGAAATGATCATGTTTTCTAAAAATGATTTATATGGCTTTTTCGCAAGACGCTTTTTCTTTAAGCGATTTCTTTCAATAAGATACCGCTTTGCTTCAGCATTGCCAGCCTTGCCAATCGGAACCTCCCAAAAATGAATTTTACGAATTGCATTACATATTTCAGAAGCAATCAACTGGTCAATTTTTATGTCATTTTCTTCATCCCACAAAATATGTTCGCCGTTGCTCAAGTCCTCAGATTCTTTGAACTTTCGCAAATCCAAATCACGAAACAGAATGGATGTATCCTGCTCGTCATAAGCAATGGACTGGATCATCAGAATAAAAAGCTGATAATCCGTGATCGTTTCGTAATCAACCCCTATATCGTCAAGTTCAACCATCAAATCAAACGGAGTAGAAGTGAGGGATTGAACCATATTGTAATATTTCTGATCACCGAAATTAAAAATCTCGTCCACCGTTGGTACATGAACACTGATTTTATTGTTAATTGGGTAATCTTGAACTTTTAACAGATTGGGACGCTGAATCATTACTTAGCACCCGCTCTCGGATTTCCATTAATTGTTGGACGATTAAATTCCGAAACAGAATATTCCAAAGCAACGCCATGAAATTGCTCTGCTGGACTAATATCATCCATGCCCTCTAAACTTACACGACCAACTCCTAAATCCATTGAACCATTCAACAGTGATTCAATGCGTCCAGCGATCAAATCAGGACGCAAACCATCACTGGTTCGAATATAATCTTGATGCGAAAAAACATAAAAGCAGATATTCATCCTCTTAAATGTCTTATTCATGACCTCTGGTACATAAATACGAAAACAAACATAAGTGTTGGTTTCCTTTGTCACATCAGGCGTATAAGCATAAGGAAATACTCTGGAATACATCAAAGAACGATCAGGGACGGTGGAATTTTCTTTATCCAAAATCAAATCAACAATTTCCTGATCACTGCAAATCATTTGCATAATCTTTTTTCGATAATCCGTCAACTCTTGTAGTAAAGCCAATCATTCCACCTCCTTAAATCCAACTGTCATTCGGTTTTTCCTGAAGTTCATCTCCTGTTCCAACAGGATCATCGTAATAGTCCGCAACCATTAATTCTTTGTTATCAGTCTTTGGATTAAACTGACTCTCCAAAACAGATAATTGAATATATCCACGCTGATTACCATCAGAATAACTAACAGTATCAGCTTGCTTAATTTCAAATGCAGTAGGCAGTTCCTTGTTTCTATCAATTAAAAAACGAACTCCACTATCCAAAAGAACAGTGTGTTCGTCATAAGAGATATAAACAATCAACTGAGATGTACCAAGTTTGATATACTCTTTTGCTGTTTCACCACTACCATACTGAGTAGCATTAATTAAGCTAATTGGATATTCTACAATTTCTCCATTCAACGGAGATCGGAACTTAATACTATGATTGCAAAACTGTAATGTACCTTCCCACTGAATACCATGCAAATTATTTGATTCTACACAAAGCCAATAACCATGATCAGGCCAAGGAATTACATCACCCAAATAAAATGGCTCATGAATCTGCGTCTGAATACTTGCTTGTGCAGGGGAAGTGGTACGATATTTATGCAGATAAATACGAGGATGAATCAATCTATCTGTTCGATGAATTGTTACGCCATCAGGAATATAAGAAGGATCGTCAGCAAAAGTCTGCTGAACCAAACGCATTGCGTTTTCAATTTGTTCGCCCCTCATACTATTGCCGCCAGCTTTCATCCTCAGAAGGAAATTCTGAAAACCGCCCACAGAATTCACCCCCTTATGTATTTCTGCGAATATAGGAATAACGAACCAGTAAAGTTTCGTTATCCTTACGATACTTTTCTCTCATTTCTACCATCTTATCAAGATGATTGGCGGGGGAAAAAGCATTGAAGTCTTTACTTGACAATGTTTGTTTCAAAGCAAGCGGAACTCGAATGTAATTACTATCCAAATATGCAATCGTCATATAATTGGCCAATATCTCAACCTCAGTATCAGTCAAAGTACATTCAAATCCAGTTTCAGTCCTTTGTGAAATATCTTGTTTACAGCCTCGAAAAGCCGCAATCGCAGGACGGAGATAATCGGATAAAATCTCATATACCTGTTCTTGCTCCATATTGAAAAAATCATAATCCCTGATTTTGCTCAAAACACTATCGTAAAGATCAGTAAAGGGAGTCCCCATAGGGCTTCACCTCCTTTACACGAGCTGCATCAGTTCAATACCAAGCTGTTCCTCCAACAGACGAATGATCTTAACATTTGCGATCTTTCCGTTCTTAACAGCATCAGTAACCTTCTTAACTAACCCAGCCTTTGCGCTATCATTAAGACCAGCAAGCAACTCCTTAGCAGCTCCCACATCAGAGCCGTAGAACTTCTTCATATCAGCCGCAGTAATCTTTGCCGCAAATACAGATGTAAGATTCAGTTTCTTTAAAACCTCGTCATTACAAATCAGAAGCCACTTTTCAGTAAAATAGCGTGGATGCTTTGCCTTCATGGTCTTAATTTGCATATAAGTCATTTCCTGCTCGTCACCGACTTCCTCCCAAGCAAAGCTATCCATCGTCTTTAAACAGGTGTAATACACCGCTGGAACCAAAGCACGAACCTTGACTTTGGTATCATCCTTTAAAGCGGGGGAAGTGGGAGCAGCACCAGACTTCTTATCTGATGCTGCTGTATCAGGAGTATTTAAAATCTTTTCTTCCTGTCCCAAAAATAACGCCTCCTAAAATTTATTTGCGTATCAATTACGCCAGTTCCCAGCAACCAACAATGTCGCTGGAAATAACAGCCAGACCAGCCTTAACCTGAATCTGACCTTCGAGAGTCTGATCCATATTCTCACGGTTGTCAGTAACTTCCTTCAGACGAGAATCGCCCTCATAAACAAACTTGATGGGCTTGCCGTTAGTAGCAAGGATCAAGATGCGAGTAGTAGACAGAGCAAAATCAAAAGTACCCTGCTTAAACACCTGTGGAATAACCATCAGAGGATAGCCTTCCCAATCACTCACAATACCGTTTGCCTTGCGCTCTTCCTTAGCAGAAGCAGCAATCCAGTTCTCGTCAATGTTCTTCTGCAACTTACGCAGAGCTGCGCCAGTACCAACCAGAACAGGCTTAATGCCACCGTTAGCGGCAGAAACCTTATCAATCAATTCGAACAACTGATCGCGCTCAGTATCAGTAGACAATGCGCCGTGACCAGAGAACTCGGCTGGCATCATCTCACCCATATTACTGAAAGCAACATAAACTGCACTCTGGAATGCCTGTAAGAAGGACTTACGAGCCTTATCCAGCATCTTAGCAAAGCTGTCAATATTCTTCATGAAACGCTCAAACTCGTTGTAGAAATGAACATCCCACCAATAAGTATCAACGGAGAACTGAGTACCCAAATCCATGCGCTCACGGGCAGTATCCCAATGATTGCCGCTGAACTTGGAAACAGTCAGATAACCGTTATCCTCGGCATAGAATTCATTCTTATCGCCCAAGTCAAGACGAATTTCCTCAACGAAACGATTGAAGAACTCATTCTCTTTCCAACCTTCGGGCAAAGTCTGATCCAGAGTAGTTTCCAAAATCTCATAAATGTCGTTCTTATACTTACGATAAGTACGATAATTCCACTTCTCGCCATGCAGAATTTCCTTCTCAAAACGAGAACGAATATTATCATCAATGCTGCCAGCGTTGGTATCAACATTAGCGGCAACAAAGTTGCTCAATTCACCTGTGTAACTATCAACACAAGTTGCAATTAACTGCTGCTTCTCAACGGAGAAGTGAGCCAGTTTTTCCATATTACAAGCCATATTCAATACCTCCAATCATGTATTTCTTGTTATTAGCCCACAATATCGTTACGCAGAATCTCGATAAAGTAGACAACATAAGGATGACCGTAGGTTGCACCGCTCTTAACAGTCCAGCCCAAACCACGCTTTGCAGAGCCAACGATCTTGCCGTAGAAGCCCTGACCAGCAATACCAGCCTCGTCAACCATCTTCACAGTGGTCTTACCGTCCTGAGCAATGACATACTTGCCAATCTCAATTTCACCCTCACCAGCGTCAATGCCGCCAGCAGTAACAGCGTACATATCGTGAGCCATCAGATCATAACCACGGAAAGGACGCTCTGCCTCATTCACGAAATTGTAGAGAGCCTGATTACTGCGCTTGCACTCGTCATAATCCCACTCAGGATTAGCAACCAAGATAACCTTGCTCTTATTGATCAAATCGGCGGTAGGAGCCAAGAACTCATGAGTTTCAATGCCCTCCACATCTGCCGCCATATCGCCAACATAACCGATATGACCGTTTTCCACATCCACATCAGAAATCAGGCTATACATATGACCGCCGCCACGAACTGCTGCAATTTTAGAAGTTTCAACGACTGTATAATTCTTATTCATAGTCCTATACCCTCACTTTCATATTATTTCTTAGTGGGCAGAATGCCATAGCGGGAGTTTACTTCCACAGCGGGCTTCTGCTCAAACACATCTGCAACCATAGGCGCAGGATTCTTATCCTTGCGGCTAAAGTTTGCATTCAAGTTTTTCTCTGTAAAGAGAATAGCGCACTGATTTTGAATCTGCTCAACAGTGAAATCATTACGATTTTCCTTCATGTTGATATAATCAGCGGTATCGCCCAAATGCTGATCAAACTTTGCAAACTCAGCATCCTTTGCCGCCTCAGCAGCATCAGCCTGACGCTTCTGTTCATCGGCAACATAAGCATCATACTTGGGCTTCATTTCATCATAATCGTTCTTGACAGTGGTGTAATTTTGCTCGGCAGTTTCCTTTTCCTTGGTAACTGCTTCAACCTGATTATTCATGTAATCTGCCAGACCATCAAAAGCCTTTTCGAATACATCAATCTCATTCTCACTGCCAGCACCCTCGATATTTTCATACTTGGTCTTTTTACGAACCGCAGAATCAAAATCAATCTTGATCTCGTCATTTTCCATACTGAATTTCATACCGTACATACGATAATGGTCAGCACGATCCATGACAATCACTTCATCGTCCTGAACATCCACGAAGCAGAACTGAGAACATTCCCAGCCCCATTTATCACGGAAAGTCTTTTCATCAAGGATTGCATAAATCTCGTCTAACTGTTCCATCAAATTCAGTGTGAAATTAGGAGCAACATCTTTTGCCATGTTGTCATCCTCCTTTCCAGTTAATTCTTTTCCAGCAGCAGTAAACAGCGAGTATTCCTGCAACTTCTCTTTAATTTCCTGTGCAATGTTTGAAACGGTGTACTGAGCAACCGCCTCGCTATCAATCATTGCTGGCTGAATTTTTTCGTCAGTGGATGACAGCAAGCAACATCCATCGAATTTGAATTCAGTGAATTTAAATGTGCCGTCCTCCTGTTCTTCGCCAGTGATTGAAGAAAGTTCCAATTCCATACTTTGTGGTTTGCCGCCATCTCGTTCAAAAATCGTCACTGCATCATCGAATTTAGTCCACAACAGCGCATCGACCTGAAAGAATTCACGACAAATACCATCAGAACAAACTTTTTCAATCCAGCGATAGTTACAAGATTCAGGGATCACACCATATGCAGAACCAGCATATACATATCGCTTACCATTTTCATCTTCGATCAACTTGTATTTATGACCTTGGAAATCCAATTCTCCGTCTGGATTCAGAGCGATATACCCCAAAACTGGTGTATTCTTAATGCTTTCGGCACAAGCATCAACAACTTCCTTATCAAAAATACTGCCGTTAAAATTCAAGCCTGTATGTAAAACATCAATTGTGATGGCAAGAAATCTCGAATCATCTGTTTCAACACATTCGTTGATCGTAAATGACACTGGCAATCTTTTTTGCTTTTGACTCACTTTCTTAATCACCGCCTTTCTTGGAATATTTTAATAACACCTTTCGGTGGTATTAACGATTTAAGTCTTTTTCTGTATCGGCAGACTTTTCGCCTTCGTCCGATAAATCTAAACCCTTACTCTTGTTTGTCGGTCTGCCATCGGAGCCATCTCCGCTTTGTGTATAAGAGGTAGAAAGCGGAATGAAATAATCTTGCAAATGCAAAATATCCACCTCTAAAATTGCATCGCCAATCAATCTGGACTGTGATTTTCCTAAAGAAGCCGCATAATCCAGTTTAAATGGCAAACCGTTTTGAGCCGCTTTCAAATAAGCATCTGCGGTTTCGTATCTATTAAATACCGTAGAATCCTGAATTCTCACAGCGAACTTATATAACGGCTTATTATATTTACGCATCTTAATGAAACGATTGAAAAATCGTTCACATTGACGGTAAAAAGCATAAATAAAGGAAGCATCATTTTCCAAAGACAACTTAAACGCCGTTCCAGCAGAACCAGCATTAAACAATTCATGAGGAACACCAGCATTATCATAAAGATTTGTCACGGCATCGCTCAAATTGTTTGTGCTATTAGTATTGTCTTTAAAACTGACTGCTTCCGCATTGCCGGGAACGTGGAGCAAACCAACATCCTCTGGCATATTTGCCTTATTCATCTCGGCAAAAACTGTTAATGTATCTTCCGTTAAAAGAGGCTTATCAACAGCATCCTCGTCAATAGGAATTTCCACAACAATTGCTTTATAGTTATCAACTCTTGCCTTTTGCAGCTTCAACTTTTTGTAAACATCCAAATCCAAAATATCTTTTGTCAAAGCCATCATAAATGGCATTGGTGTCAATAAAGAAGTATTGAATTTGAAACAAACCTGTTGATCGGCAGGGGGAATATACCAACCATCATGATATTTTTCTCCATGATGATAATCCAAATACGCTTGTTTGATATTATCGGGATATGTACCAATTTCCAAAGGACTGATACCGCTTAGACGAATGCGGTAATTATAAACGCCATCCTGAATCTGTCTAATTTCACAAATCACAGGATTTAGCTTTAGAATAAAGAAATCCGTAGAATCCTCAAAAATCAATCCATAGAAAACATCTTCAGGCACAATTGTTTCCATAATTTTCAACATTTCATGTTTTAAGTTGATTTTCTCAAATTCACTGCATACAGCGAAATATGTGTCACGCAGCTTCTTTTGTTTTTCCTCGGTATTGAGTTCATCAACTTTCAAATCATATACATCAATCACATAATTGAACAATCCCATTTTTGAGAAGTAATTATTGATACGCATATAAAATGGAGATACATTCATCAAATATCTGCTTGTTTCCAAAAGAATAGATGAATGAGAACGAGGATTTTGCAGTGCATCTTGAATTTTTTCAATGGAATATGCTCCAATTTTCATTGAATTCAAAATGTTTGTATTACTACATAAATCATGAACCATCAATCTCTTGAATGCACTTAAATCAAGCGGTTTTTTTCCAGACTCCGCATCCTGAATAGCTTTTACATCTTTTTCGTAACTTTTGCTCGAATAAATCACTTGTTTGCGTGGCATTTCTATCACCGCCTTTCTTTAATACATTCTTGGTTTGCGATTGAGTGCCTGTAATTTCTTTGCAAAAGACTTTGCATCAAAATCACTCTTTTGGTTATCTCCCTCACCAACCTTTACAATATAGTACAAGAGATATGCCACAGCAGAAAAACGGTCTTTATCAAATTTATTAACAACCTTTTCTACCGAAAGGTTCTTACCATTTTGGATTAACTTTAAGTTACCAACCTCTTGGAAGAACAATTCTTCCTGAACAAATGGCATAACCTTAGAGTTCAAATCGTCATTATCTTTAATTGCATAATCGCCGCCATTTCTACTCTCTAAAAATCTGAATTTACCAGAATCAATCATATCAATGAAGTTAGACAAAATACTTGTCTGTGCAGATTGTGCCTTTAAATCATATAAACACTTTTCTGCTTTTGCGGTTTCTGGTTCCGCAGTAGTATTGATCGTATCCCAAGCTGGATATGTTTCACCAGACTTCGGATCATAACTTTCTTTCAAAAGTTCATCTACCAAACCAGTACCCAAACCGTTACCGTCCACAACCACAATTCTTGCGTTATATCGTTTTCGAATTCTCTTTACGATACACGCCTGAGTCGAAAAACTTAACATATTAGATACATGAATGATATTGACCAAATTGATATTTTCAATCTTTCCCTCGCTGTTACGAATTACTTGACCAACAGCAATAGAAGATTGGTTATTGCTCTTATTTTGTGAACGAGCCACATCCATTGCCAGATAAAATTCATCGTTGTCATTAGACGAACTTAAAACAGGCTCAGTCAATGTTCGGCAATTCATCAAGCGGTTAATATTAACCAATGCGCCTGTTGCACTGCCAACCCATTTGCCACCATAGTTCATATCAAATGCAATAGGGGAGGAATCTCGTTTCTTTTTCAGAATGGTACTCTTACTGGAACCTCTTCCATACCAGCATCCAAGCATCCAGTCAGACCCAAGCACAATTTTACCTTTCAAATCACGCATATCCTGAATCATCTGCAAGCTGCGCCGATATTCGTCTGAACCTCTAAAGCCCGGTGTAGTAAAGAAGTTGATTTGCTGATTTAATTCCTCTGGATTTGTGATTGCCAGCTTGCCAGTCGTGATACGACCAACCTCAACAACAGGTTCAAGAGCATCTTCAAAAGTCGTATTATCCATTAAGTTTGATTCCTCAATGTTCAAACGCTTTCTACGCTGACCCTTACTGGATTGAGCATTTGCCAATGCGTCAATTCGTGCATCGTTTTTAAACACAATCAAAGCATCGCCTTTTACAAAACTGGTCTTTTTAATCTCATTTAAGAGCATTGGATAATAACGCACCAATTCGTTGTATTTATCTTTCAACAAAGAAGCTGCGTTTTCTTTTGTCTGAGCGGTCAAACCAATCTCAATGTTGGGATACCTGATTGCTGTAATAACCATCGTTGCAACCTCAGCAAAGGTTTTGCCCCAACCACGAGGAAAACAACCATACTCACTAAAAAATCTTGCGCCGCATCTCATGAAAATACGCTGATCAGAATGTAATTTAATGCCACCCTCTTTAGGAGCCATTAAATCAAGCGCAAGATCGGGATACCACAACCATAAATTTGCAATTTCCTCATATTTATCCATACTCGCTTCAAAAGCAGAATCATTATTCAGACTATTACTCATTACTCGTCACCTCGATTATAATCAGGCGGCAGCGTAATAAATTCTTTGATGCGTTCACGATTTGAAACTGTTGGATCATCAGTAAAAATTCCATATGGATCACCATACTGCTGGATATATTCAGCCACTTTTTCATCATAGAACTTATACACATCTTCATATGCACATTCAGTCTTGCCTTCCAAACGGCGGCAATAATTAATAAAGCACCAGATTACAAAATCCAGTGCATCATTTGGTCTATAACGATATTTTGGCAGAATACGAATAACATCTTTTGTACGCTCTACCTTTTGAAAAAATTCAGAGAAACTACTGATACCACCTTGAAGATCGCTTTGATTAAGCTGTTTCAAAGCATCACTGGACAGTTTACCCCATTTTTCAGCCTCAGCAGTATTACCACTATTCGTTGCAATCTCTTCTCTTGCCGCAGCTCGGACATAACGCAAAAGCAATTTCTTTTGACTTTCTGTAATGCTCGGATAGTCATTTTTCATTGTGTCATAATAACTAAGCATTACCTTATATTCTTGAGCCGTACAACCTTCGCCAAATAACTTGATAATATCCTCAGTTACCTCAAAATTATTATCGGTCAAATAATATACCTGATCAGAACCAATAGATTTTCGTCTGGAACTTTCCACACGATTATCAATATTCTGCTTTGATTCAAAACAACTATCTGCCCAAGTCTTTGAACGATGTTGCTGAATAGAAATGTTCTTAATGTATTTACCGATAATCGGATCGTAGGATACTTCTTGTGTTCCAAGATTTTTACAAACCTCGTTGACTGAACTTTCCCAAATGTCCTGTAAAAATGGCCTGTCTAATTGACGCAAAATCGAATACAAATTATCAATGTTGAACTCACCGTCATCATCATAACAGGCATTTCGAATACATTCCTTGCATATCGGCATTCTACCATCACTATGCAACGGATTGTAGCTTACATAGAACAAACCATCTCTTTTTTCCTGCTGACAAGCAGAACAATATTTTTTCTTAATTTGCTTGGCAGTAGAACTGCCTGATTTTCTCGCCATACTGCCACGCTCCTTACTTTAAAATCACGTTCCTGATTTTAAGATATTATCAATTAAGTAATCATCTTCAAAATGAACGCCACAAGTCTGTCCATTTTTAGGATATTCATATCTAAATCGAATTGTGGCAATCGGCGTTTCAGGAACTTTTAATAAATATATTTTATCTCTACACAAGTTGTATAAAGCAAAATAATCAACTTCATCAATTGTATATTTATGGCGCATACCATTTTTTCTATGAGCAGTTGATGATGTTAAATCAAAGATAACATTTCCATTTTTGGCATCAATAGAAGTTTTTACCTGTACTTTATTCAATTTTCCATTAAATTCAACTACTAAATCAGCTTTTTCATTATCACCAAATGGAACATATACAGGAAAACCCAATTCAATAAATTTGGATAAAACTTTTGCTTCACCAATATTTCCAATTTGCTTACTATTCATCAACGCTCCTTTCTCCGCAAATAAAAAAGACCAAGGATTTCTCCTTGATCTTTATTGGTCTGAGTGGTGGGACTCGAACCCACAACCTCGTGAACCCAAATCACGCCGTCTACCAGTTGGCGTACACCCAGTTATGGTAGGGGAGAAGGGGATCGAACCCTCACGGTGCTGCCGCCAGCGGATTTTAAGTCCGCATCGTCTACCAGTTCCGACACTCCCCCATATGGCTGGGGTAGATGGATTCGAACCATCGAATGCAGGAGTCAAAGTCCTGTGCCTTACCGCTTGGCGATACCCCAATATTGAATTATCCTGCTGCGTTGCAAGCCGCCCTCGCCATCAGGAAAGACACTAAGACCATTGTGATACAGGATGAATGGTACAGATAGTGGGACTCGAACCCACACACCTTTTGCAGTACAAGAACCTGAATCTTGTGCGTCTGCCAGTTACGCCACATCCGCTTAATAAATGGTGCGGGTGGTGGGACTTGAACCCACACGGTATTACTACCAACAGATTTTGAGTCTGCCTCGTCTGCCGATTCCGACACACCCGCATATAAAAGAAATATTATCGTAATTTCCCCATCGGCAAGTTGGTTTGCCTCATAGACGATGGACTAAAACCATAGGACATTCATTTCATACAAAATGTTTTCCAACAGTCCTGTTTGGTGCGCCAGACGGGACTCGAACCCGTGACTTACCGCTTAAAAGGCGGTTACTCTACCAACTGAGTTACTGGCGCATATTCAATTGATAGAATGGTGGAGAATAGCGGAATCGAACCGCTGACCTTCTGCTTGCAAGGCAGACGCTCTCCCAACTGAGCTAATTCCCCATGTGGAGCTGGTAGACGGACTCGAACCCCCGACCTATTGATTACAAATCAATTGCTCTACCAACTGAGCTATACCAGCATATTTAATAAAATGGCGGGAAGGGTGGGATTCGAACCCACGCACCGCTATCAACGATCTACTCCCTTAGCAGGGGAGCCTCTTGAACCTCTTGAGTACCTTCCCAAATGGTTGCGGGGGCAGGACTCGAACCTGCGACCTTCAGCTTATGGGGCTGACGAGCTGCCAACTGCTACCACCCCGCAATATAATGGCGATGCGTAGGGGACTTGAACCCCTGACCTCTGCCGTGACAGGGCAGCGTTCTACTCTTCTGAACTAACGCACCATATGGTGATCTGTACGGGATTCGAACCCATGTTACCGCCGTGAAAGGGCGGTGTCTTAACCGCTTGACCAACAGACCGTCTTGTATTTCTTGTTATTAAGTCAATCTTACAGGAGGTCTATCGCCTCCTGACATTGACTATTATACTTGTATTTCTTGTTATTGTCAATACCTTTTGAAAAACTTTTTTAAAAAATTTTTGGTGGAAGGGAGAGGTATCGAACCTCCACCCTACGGTTTTTCAGACCGCCGCTCAGACCTCATAAGCTACCCTTCCATATCAAGGAACAGCAGATCAACCGCTGTTCCTTAAAACATTTTTCAAGGTATTTCCGGGAGTGACCTTCACAGATTCAGAATCAGGAATATCAATCAACCCATTATTCTTTAAATCATTGCCCTTATGACCTTTTCGCTTTCTACGCTCAAATTTCAAAAATCCATGCAACGCAACTACTTCATTTCTGCGCATAGCATCATAAACTGTTTCCTCATAAGCATCTACCATCTCGGTAACTGCTTTCTTTGTTTGTCCAGTTCTCTCTATGATTTCTGCGATTAACTCACTTCTATTCATATTTCACCTCATAACTTAATCGCATATTCGATAGTTTTACCTCGACCATGCTCCAAAACTAAAAATGTTGCGCCAGCATTTGATGTTTTATTGATCGACATAGAAAAATCATCAACGCCAATAATACTCGGAACATTAATTACTTCCTGATTAATACCAACCGTTTCACTCTTTGCATGGTGTTTATGACCAGCAATCAGGAAATCGAGCTGCACACGATATTTCTGCGAAAAATCTTTGATGGCTTGTTCCATACTTTTTACTTCACCGTGGATACCACAAACCTGATAACCTAAAATCTCCGCATAAATCAATCCAGTTGGATTTTCAATAAATGTAAAATTCGGATTTTCTGAAAGTCGTGTACGAATCATAGCATTCACAACCAATGCCATATTTTCTTGTGTAAATGTTCCTTTTGGCTGACCAAGCATACGAAGTTCGGAATGATTTCCGCTCGTGGTCTGAAATTCCACCTGAACATATTTGCTCAACTCATTCAGCCAATTTACGATAAACTCTGCATAACGAACAGTGCTTTCTACAACGCCATATCGAAGCTGCATAAGCTGCTTTACACGCAAAAGTCCATCCTCAAAATCTCCCATAGAAAAAACATAGATTTTTGAAAAATTCTCTTTTTGTACGATCTGAATTGTCTGATTCAGCAAATCCCACATACGATCCTCAAAAATCTCAGGACTATATGCGTTGATTACCTCATTAGACAATCCAAGAATTGTAAATTCCGTACCATAATGTTCATCACCAAAAATAAGAATACCCGCACGATGATTGTTCTCTACAAAAATTGGAGCAGGAATATCCAGCGGCTCCAATTCTGCTACTGCTTGACAAATATGTTCAACGATCAATTCATCTCGTGCATTTTCTCGCAGCCAGCGATTCAATTCCAGTTTTTCCGTCTGTAATTTATATCGCTCTTTCTTAATTTGGTTCAAAACATTTTCTGTATTGGTAGGGGAGGGAACATCCTTAACTTCCGCAGGATCATGAAGCCATCCTGCTTCCAAATATTCATAAAGCAGTTTTGCTCCTTTGCGAATCGTATCACGATGTTCAACCTCTCCTGTGTATTCTGTTCTCAAATCAGCAATGTCTTGCCATTCAATTGTAGAATCATTTAAGCGTCTGGTAAGTAAGTCATATTGTCGGGCTAAAAATTCCGCTCGTTCTATGGCTATCCACCTCCAAACTCTTAATCTTCCTCTGCCTTATCCTGTTCGTCCTGACCGCTAAAATCCATACAATCATCCATTGTCAGAGTAATTCCAAGGTCTTTCTTAGCACTCTCATGGAACTTCATCAGCTTAGACAGCTTTTCGCAAACAAGATAATGGTCACAGTTATCACAAATAAAATTGTTGATCATAATTCAAAATCCTCTCATTCTTGTATTTGTTGTTATTTCAATCTAATAGGTCTGCCATTGCAGCCGTTTCGCTTCGTTCAGTTTTTAAGAGTTTCACAAATCCAAACCGATGATGACCTTTCAGCCGATCAACAGCAATCATCAATCCGTTATTCTCTGCAAATACTTTATGGTCAGTCTGGCGATAATCGCCGTTTAACCACAATGCAGAACCATTGCCAACACGACCAAGCAAAAGCTGAATATGTTCCTTTGTCATATTCTCTGCCTCACTACACATAATAATCGTGTTTTTAATATCTCTGCCTCGAATAAATCCAAGATGTTCAACCTCAATCTGACCATTACTAATAAACCGATCCAATCCCTCAATACCACCAACATGATCAGCTAAAGGCATTGCAAAGGGAAGTAGTTTATCAAATGCGTCACCGGGGAGAAAACCAAGCGGCTTAGAATTTTTAACCTCAACATTATTACGAACCCACATGATTTTATCATATTTGCCCTGCATCACTAAATCCAGAGCTGCTGCACACATCAAATAATCCTTACCAGAACCGAAGCATCCAGAAATGATTTTCACTGTAATATCATCATTGTAGAGCATATCCAGTGCAATTCTCTGTTGTGGATTCCTTGGCTTTACATCCTCTGTATAGCTATTCTTAATCATCCGATACCCAACAAGCACATACTTCTTTCCATCCCAGCGATAATAGTCAACAACATTACCATCACCGTCATCAATCAATACATACTCGTTTTCAAGACAACAAAAAATATTCTGTCCCATGTTTCCATAGAATTCAGGCAGTCGAACATCATCATTTCGGATTTCCTGAAATCCTCGATATTCATTCATGTAAAAACTCCTTACTGTATCGGCGTTTAAATGATCTCGTCTAAGTCGCAATCCTCGCCAATAATATAATCAGTTACACCAAGTTCCTTAGCCTCGTCAGAGAACATATACCACTCTTTTCGCATCTGAGCGTCATACATCTCTGATGTAATCTTGGTTCTGTCCAACACATATTCCTTAACTCTTGCCTCAATGCGCTTATTAAATTCCATCTGGTCCTGTGCTTTTGCACCAGAATTATAAATGAAATTAGAGCCATCGTGCATCAGGTACTTTGCTGTTTTAGAGCCATAACGCTTATGACCAGCCAAACCAATCAAAAAGCCCATAGAATACTGATACCCAAGATTGATTGTGTAAACAGGAGTCTTACTTTGACGAATCACATCAATCAGTTCAAAACCGGGATCAACGCTGCCGCCATTGGAAGAACAATAAAGCAGAATAGGCTTGCGTTCCTCAACTGGCTTTCCCTTGTCATCTGCATTGTACTGCAAAATATGAGAAACAATATCATCAATGATACATTCATCAATATCGCAAGTCAGAAACAGCTTTCTATCCTTCAAATTTTTTAAATAGAAAACTTCATTGACCCCCCAATTTTTCAATACAGTTGCTTCATCAAATTCAATATCATAAAAATCACTATTCTTATGTACCATAAGCGTCCTCCTTATCCGTGCCACTTACGTCTACGCTCACGCTCCTTATCAATAGTAGCGCAAATACGAGCTGCCTCTGCATTACTATCAACAATCAACCGAAGATATTTTTCTGCTTCTGGCAAATAATAATGATGACGCTTGCTTTTTTGAATACAAGTCCGTACAATTTCAGCACGAGGAAATACCTGACGGACAGCTTCAGACTCAAATTTCGTAATTTTGATCAAACAAATCTCATTCCTTTTCAATAAATTTGGGGATTTATAGTTCCCATAAATATGGGGGGGTTCTTAATATATCCCTTGGGAGCAGTTAGCAATCGAAACAAAAACCCCATGATTATGGTCTTTTTATGAAATTCATGGTATTTTCAGCACCGATTTTAGAACGAAAAAGTTCTTAATTAAACTAAATCAAGCCATTTCATATTTAATTTGTATTGCTTCATAAAAGAACACAAATTATAACAATCAGACTTAGATAAAGTTTGTGTTTTAGACTTGAACTTTTTAAAAGAACTAATACTAATACCAACCTGTTCAACTAACCATTCCTGCTTAATTCCATATTCTTTTAAGAATTTATCAACTTCGTTGGCAAATTCTTCTTGATTATTATAATTCAAATCATAATCCTCGCTTTCGCCATGCGTTTTCAAATAACGAAAATCGTATATCTGAATATCTCCTTCTGCATCTTCTCGTAAAATGTTCACAGGCGAAATGCTTTTTTGAATGATTTGATAAAAACCAGACAGCATAAAGCCACGCACTTGTTCCAACAACGAAAAGAATAAAAATCTTGCTACATCTGAATATTCTTCTTCCAACTTACCGAGCAATTTTCTCATTGTCTTTTCATTTATTTGAATTTCTTGCAACGCTGCGGAACACTTTTCTTTGATTTCATTTGCTTGTTCTCTTTTTTGCTTATTACTATATTCTTGATTGCTCCATAAAGAATTAATATCTCGCTTTGCAGTTCGTGCTAATTCAATAATCTGCTGTTCAATTTCTTTTTGATACTCTCCCTTTACAGAATTAATTGGAATTAACATATATGATAATCCGTGATTAGCTTCCTTATCACGAGGAACATAAAACCGATTAATACATTTCTGCAAATAATCCATAGATGTTTCATGCTTCAAATAAGACATTCTGCCTCTTTCGATCACAATATTATTTGCGGATTCTTTCTTTATCGTCTGAGCGTCCTTGTATTTGTCCGTCTTGAACAATTTCTGGAATTCGTCATCTTGCTCTACATACACATGATAATCATCACGATAGCCCTTATATCCATCAATGTACTTAAAAAACAAAGGTCTGACATGGCGATTCTTTTTATCTCGCACATCATACTTTTTCTTCAGCAATTGCAGCTCACGAGTGTTGTTCGCAGGATTTTCACGCTTTGCAGAGTCAATTTCAAGATTGCTCATAACATCCAACTGAGAAATATCGCAGTACAATTCCATCACATCATCAACACTGGCTCCCTTGTTAATACGATCCCAAAGGATGGAATTGAGTTCCTGCGACAGATTAATAATCTCACCAATCTTATTTACGCTGGTCTTAATATCAAGATCAGCCTTTTCACGGTTTGTATATCTGCGATTTCTCATTGCAGACTTTACCAATTTAGTCGGAACAGGGAAGTTATCATAATTCCGCTTTGCCGCCGTAACTAAAATCTCATTATCAGTTAGCAGCATCGTATCAGAGTCAAAATCTGCACCGCTCAAACGCTCAAGCAAATTCTCCTGAATACTGTTCACATACACAATCTCATTTGTTGGATTCATATAACGAGCAATTTCAGGACGAATCACATTACGAGTAACCAGAATATTACCAATCGTCACATGAGGACTGCGAGAACCAAGCAGCTCCTTACCGCTCTCAAACATTTCACAGTGAACCGTATCTCTTTCAATGATAGAAGATCCATCGAATTGACCAATTGACATTTTCAACATCTCAATCGGATTGCCGCACAGGGTACTGTAATTGCCTCGAACCAACACATGACCACAACGCAGATTTTTGATAAACGACTTGATTAAATCATTGCAGAAATTACGATACATCTTAGTCTTAGCAAATCGGTCATTCATACCAAGCAGTCGATAAATAATATCATTCTTGGATGTGACCGCTTTTGTATAGAAAGTATCATCAGGAGATTGATACTGATAACTGATCTGATGACGAAGCACCGCAGGATCGGTCTTAATCATCCTTGCATAGTCCAAAGATGGCTTAATAAATTGCTCAACCTCTTCATATGTCATCTGCAAGGTATTAATAAGTTGATAATGTGTCTGCACCATACGCCCATCAAAAAAATGAGTTTTCTTCTCATATTTGACAACGCCAAAAGTCGTTTCCAAAGTATCAAGCCAATGATCCAAAGTACCAAACTTGAGATATTTAATGGAACTCGGTGTTGTAATCAGCTTAACATCCTCAATCTTCTTTGCACGAGTATATCCGTTAAGTTGACTGATTTTCTTAATTCCATGATCTGCAAACCACTGCTGAATATTTGCATTAAAACAACATGACTTAAAAAATCTGGCTCGAAGCAGGAGCATACCCTTATTAGAATATTCTCCAAACAGACTGCGATCCATCAAAGACTGTCCATCCCAAATGCTGTTTGAAATTTCCACATCTTCAGGTTTCGATACAAGCCGCCCATCAACCAGCCTTGTTGCAATTGCTCGTTCATGAAATACACTTTTATAATCATCCACGACCAGAATGTTTTCTGGTTTAATCTCAATCGTGTCGATGATGCTACTAAGCGTCAGCGCAATATAAGGTTCAAGTGCAGCTAAATCAATGTCTTGACCTTCCTTCACCTGAATGCCGCACATTTCCCACTCGTGCATAGCATTATACAATCGTTCATTAATGAACAAACATTTACCTACACGGCTGGAACCAGAGCTGCGCTTAAAGCGGACATACTTAATGCCTTCGCAAACAAAACCATTTTCATAAATATCAGATCGAATATCTGCAACATTGTTACAGGTCTTGATATTATCTTTTGCTCGATACATCCCATCTTTAAAAATGAAATAGGGAAGTTCTTCGGCATCCACAGGGTTGTTTACTTTCTCGCCAGTTTGAACACCAACAATTTCACCATCATCCCAAGCAATACAATCCTCGAACTCAAGATCGTCAATTCTATATCCGAAACGAATATAGTAACTGCCTCTTACTCTGTTAAATTCTTTATTGCTATATTTGAAAGTAACATTGATAACCTGACAAGAATACTCTTTGCCTCTGGAATGAACTTCGTCATATTCATTGCCTTTTTCATCAAAAGAGAATACAGTTTCCAACTGCTCTACATCAGCAATAGGAAACAAATTTTTATGTACTTGCCGCATTTTAATTAAATCAAGACTATAATCCAGAGAATTGATGAATCTTGATAAATTCAGATTTCCAGTTTTATTTTTCAACCTGTATCCATTCTTGGGGTCTAAGCTATTGGAAATATAAATATCTTTACCATCCAAAGAAGGGATATAAACCGCATTCGTATTAATAATTTCCACCACCAATCAATGAATTCGCAAACTTAATGTGTTCTGGTGTATAGAACTCTGCATTATCTGGAAGTTCTTCTCTGAATTCCTCTGGAATTTCGCCTTGACACCAAAGATTATTTGTCGTAATAGTTCTTCCATCAAAAAACCTAATCCAGAACCTTCGTCCAGCACACCCTAAAAACGGATGCTGATCAGGATTTTTGACTTCACCTCCATCACAATAACATTGCCCACCAATAACAATGTGTTGCTCCTTTTCAGCAATTAACTCACGCCAAAAATGACGATGAAAACATTCGCCACTGCACAACACCGCATTTGTGTAACAACTCTTTTCAATTTCTTTTCCGCAAATCACGCATTTCAAAATATCACCTCCATGCTTGTATTTGTGGTTATTTATTTGTTTGGAGCCTCAAACTTAAAATCAAAATACTTTTCAATTTCAGGACAAACTTCTAAAAATTCTTTTGTATATCGAATGGTAGAATGTTCCTTTTTTGTAATCCCGTCATGAATTTCTACAAACTCACGATAGGATTTCTTTTTGAAAAACTGAACTTGATTACACCATCTTGCCAAATTTACATACATTCCTCTATACGGAGAATTTTTATAATTATTGTGACGCATAATATATGGAACGCAGCCATAAGATGCAAGAATTTGAATACGCTTAAAAGCATCTATAATATCTTGAATCCAAAAATCGTCATCACAAACATCCTTAGAATGTTTATAGCCAACAAAAACATAAAACTTTAAAATACGATCAGTATGCTTTCTTACAAGTTTCAACTTGCTCTCAATCAAATCCCTGTCTTTGATATTATCAAAAGCAAAAATATAATCACCAATCCATTTAGACTTCTCAAATATCTCAACACATTTTTCATCAGTTAAAAGTCGCTCGTCACATCCTTGCTTAAACTGAAACCGTTTTCCAGTTGCTTGCAATTCATGAAAAATCTCTTTCCATTGCGCACAAGCCAAAATGTTATCGTCAAGACAACATATATATGGACGATCAGGATCGACAAACTCTTGAATAGAACTATGGCGAATACATTTTTTGTAATTTCTATTTACACAGAAATCACAACCACGAATACATCCTCGTGTTGCAAACCCTATTGAAAAATCTAAGTAATATTCTAAAGATTTACGACTTTCCCCCCCCGCAATAAGGTCATTGACTACATCATCATACAAGTGATAATCTGGCATGATATGTTCAATCTCCGTAGGGAGTGGGAGAGCTTTATCATAAAAGAAACCCGTTCCTCCATATTCAACATTCGGCAAACAAAGCAATGGATGATCAGAGTAATATTCTCCTACTGTTTCCTCGTTCTTCATTGCCTTATCTTCTTTTTCCATCGGTATTTCTGTATCTATGAACACTTTAGAAATATATACTTTGTCGTATTGCTCTAAATTTTCATAGTCCATTTTTAAAATGACATGATCCCCTTGACTTTTATGAAAAGCAGAAATCTTCATAACAGCAAGATTTGGGAACCGATGATTACCAATACCAATCAAGTCAGCGTCAATAACAGCAATATTCATCAATTCACCTACTTGTATTTATTGTTATTATGGTTTATATAAAGCGACATCGTGCTTTTTAAAATTACTTTGAATCAATTCATATATAGTTTCCCAACGACCTCCACCATTGCCACATCCAATCATATACGGCATAGCAATTCGTTCATTGTGTGGAACAATTTTATCAAGTTCATAAAAACATTTACTGATTGCTTTCATGTCTGTATGTTGTCTATTTAATCCATACTGCTCCTGCCCAAATAAATTACAGATAATTTTGCCATCATATGTAGGAATTAATAAAATACGACCAATTAAATCACGAATACAATGCTCTTCGCAATAATTTTGATAGCGGCGGTATACATCGGGATATTTATCCATAATTTGAGCTGCAACACCTCTGCCCATCTTCCCGTAGCAATTTACTTGGTGAGCAATATAAGTTTCCTTTGCTGACAGCAAATCACCATCAACAATGTTAATTTGACTCATATCATTAACCCTCCATCTCTTCCATAATTTTATAAAAATCACTGCCTTTGATTTCTTGAAACATATTTTCTGGCATTTCAACCCGCTCCGCACTATAAGAGCAATACAAAATTCCGCTATAATCAAACAAACGGCTTGAACTCCTGCCAACAATTACTGAATTATACCAAGATGGAGAAGGCTTGTAATATATCTTCATATCAGCAGCTTGTTTAATCCAAGCCTTACCGATTACGGAGTTTTTCTTAAACATATATAGTCCATTTTCTAAAGCATATTTTGTAAATTGCTTTTCAAATTTTATTTCGTCATTTTCTGTTGGAACAATACCGATTTGATTATTTGAAATCCAATACTGAGTTGATTCAATCCCATTTCGAGCAAAAAAATCATTTACAATTTTATTATTATCAGAAATAGAGTTCTTCCACTTCCAATAATCATTATGCAATTGTGAACCTTCTTTAACAATATAAAATTTTTCCACAACCATCCTCCTAAACATGAGTCCATATTTCATTTTTTACAATTCTGGAAATCAAACCGACACTTACACCAAAATAAGCGGCAAGTTCTTGTCGGTTGCACTTTTGCCCTTTACCTTTTGGTATGTAATTGGAGCGTATGTAAATCACATCATTCTCAGTTAACTTCGCCATTCCATTGTAGCTGCCTTGATAATATCCAAAGCGTGAATTTTGCGCCAACTGATATGGAATAGAAGGATCAATTAAATCCATTTCAACAGCATGGTTATAGTTATCTCTGCGAGAACACCATTCCAAATTATCCAGTCGATTATTTGTTTTCTTACCATCAATATGATTTACAATTTCATACCCATAAGGATTGTTTAAAAATGTTTCCGCAACACAACGATGTATGCGGATATTTTTATTCCTACCATTAACAGAAGTACATATTTGCAAATATCCGCTGGAACACATATGTAAAGAATAAATTCTTTTATTCTTGGCATTTCGAATTCTTCCATATGTAGAAACCTCAAAACGCCAAGAATAATCTACTCCGTCATACCATGCTCCTGCCCATTGTTCGATTTCCTGCTCATACCACACCGATCTCAACTCACTCTCTTATTCCATACCCTTGCGGCTGCTTCTTTTGTTCGGAATGTTCTCAGCGTTTCAATACCGCAATCATCACAGGCGATAAAGTAAAAGAATGAATTCGAATATACAGAAGGTTCTACAACAAAGAATGCTTTTCCACCACAACACGGACATGACTTTAAATCATCATCGTTCATATTCCTTATCATTCTGTTCACAATATTCCTCCCATGCTTCCTTGCAAAAATCTCCTTCGCAAGCACCCAATCTACTTGTCGCACCATTCATATAAGGGCAATATTTTGCATCACAAAGAATTTCAGCCTCACACGCTTCTATAAAATCATTATTCTCCTTTTGACTCATGTACTGATTCACCAGCAGCACCTCTTTTCCAATTTTCAAGATACTTGTCAAAATCTCCCTCAAAACCAGTGCAAAGATAAATTGTGTGCATGATCTTATTGTGAAATTGACAATCACTGCAATTTAATCCATTATTACAGGGATTCTCGCAAAACTGACACATACAGTTTATGTTGTCAAAAGGACACAAATTTGTGCAAACCATAACCCACCATCCAATTAATGCTTCACATACAGATCATAAATGGGAACACCATTTCTTTCTGAAATTTCAGCCTCTCCATTTTCAAATTCCTGCAAATATGCCTGATTTGCTTCTTCGTTCTCAAAACGGTATAGGTTCTCATACTGAAGTGATAGGGGAGAGCCAAAAATCCAATTATCTGCACCGCAATGAAACATACCGCCAGTCATTGCATTATGGCGAACACCTTTCCACGGCAATTTAGAGCAAACAGAATACATTGGTTTTCCAAATAAATTGCTTACCATCACAAAGTAATTCTCTGACACCGCTTTAACACGCAGAGGTTTCGTCCAATTATTGATCTTGACCAAATCGCCAACCTTGATTGTATCAAGAATTTCTCGTGTAATATCTGTATAATGCACATATTCCTTTTTCATATCACACCTCCATCATAGATCGAAGCTGACTGGTACATTCTGCAATTGCATGAGCTGCTTCCACCATATCAAATCCGCTATTGATTAAACTCATAGAAATACGAATCGTACAGCTTGCATCATGCTCTGATAAGCCCAATGCCAACAGTACATGAGAAGGTTCAAGAGAGCCAGCCGTACACGCCGATCCAGCAGACACATAGACCTGTTTCTGGTTCAGCAACAAAAGCATTGCTTCGCTCTCGCATCCCGGCAGTGTCAAACTAATAATGTTCGGAACGCCAACATCAGTATTAACTTTATAAGAAACAGACAATTCATCCAAAGTATCAAAGAATGTGTTTCTTAATTCTCTGAAATATTCCTCGTTTCCCTTCATATTCTTAGCAAGTCCCTCTGTCGCAGCTCCCATAGAAATAATGCCAAACACATTCTCGGTTCCTGCTCTAAGACCTCGCTCCTGACCGCCACCAGTAATAATTGATTTTACAGGAACTCCATCTCGCACATACAAAATGCCGATCCCCTTCAGTGCATGAATCTTATGTCCTGATGCGGCAAGCATATCAATGTGCTGTTCATTTACATTCAGCGGAATATGACCATATGCCTGAACTGCATCTGTCATGAAAAGTGTATGATACTCCTGACAAAGATCGCCAATATCCTCAATCAACTGAATAGAACCAATTTCATTATTCACTGCCATAATGGACACAAGACCAATCTGATCCTTGTATTTTTCCATGACTCGATGCAGTTCCTCAATATCTACTCTGCCATCCTGATCAATAGGCATATAGATTACAGTAAATCCATCCTTCTCCAATTCTTTGCAAGTATTCAAAACAGCATAATGTTCAATTTCCGTAGTAACAATCATTGTCTTACCAATACTTTTCAGATACGGAGCAATACCACGCAGAGCCATATTATCTGACTCACTGCCACCAGCAGTAAAATAAATCTCAGAAGGTTTTGCTCCGATAAAATCAGCAATGATTTTTCTTGCATTCTCAACCGCATCGTTTGCCTTACGACCAATATCATGCAAGCTACTTGGATTTCCATACTGCTCATATATAGCATCGTTGACCATATCCATCACAAAACGAAGCGGCTTTGTCGTACTTGCGTTATCCAAATAAATCCTTGATTTCACCAGAACATTATTCGTAGCTTTTTCCATCATCGTACTCCTTCATATATTTCCAATATTCATTTCTGAATTTTTTCCTGCCATTTTCTACTCGCTGCTCAATCTCAGCGTCCGACAAATCAATCTCATTACTGCCATCATCATAAAATGCGCAGGGCTGTTCATCCTCGCATTGGTCATTCCAAATACAGGTTCGGCATGAGTGCCGATTGGTATTTTCGTTCATAAAATTCTCCTTTATGTAGTTTCATATTTTGTCCTCCGATACTTGTATTTCTGGTTATTAGTCAAAAAGAAAAGAAATAAAATCACTTTCATCCATTTCTTTACCATTATATCTCTGAGTAGAAGAAACATACAAAACCTTTTCTGCTCTTGTAATAGCCACATACATTAGGCGTTTTTCCTCGTCTGGATTTTGATTTTTCCCATGCGGCAGAATACCTTGATTAACTCCTGCCACAAACACAATAGGAAACTCCAATCCTTTGGATTTATGAATGGTCATAAGCTGAACAGAATTCGGATCAATTTTCTTTTCCTTGGCGAACTTCATCATAAAGGAAACAAAACGCTTTACATCCTTATAGTTCGATGCCATGCTCTGCAAAGTATTCAAGTTTTCAACTTTGCTATCATCATTCTCGCTCAAATCTTTAGACACATAAGAATCCAAATCAAGAATTTCTCGCAGATCAGCAATCATGTCTGCTACGGTTTTATAATGGTTTCCACTGAGCTGCTTAACAGTGCCATAAATTGAATTAGCACTCTTATATCTCCAATTCGTTTTAATCACTCTGGACATAGCACAAAACAAAGAGATTTTTTCTTTTCTGGCAGCTCGTTTTACCTCTTGCAAAAACTGACTTCCCAAAAAACGATTAGGACGATTATAAATATATTCAAATGCCTCGTCATCGTTAATATCGCATACCAGACGCAAATAAGAAAGAACAATCTTGATTTCCTTGCGATCTGAAAATGACAAACCATCTACAACAGTATATGGAATTTCACTGCGATACAAAGCCGTTTCAAAATACTGAAGCTGGGCATTCGTTCTGGTAAGCACAGCTATATCATTGTAATGATACCCTGCATCAACCAGTTCTTTTACTCTCTTAGAAATTTCAGCCGCCTCCGTGGTTTCATCAATGAACCGATCATAATGAGGCTCTTCAAATTCTCCCTTGTCTGCAACGCTCTCCACATAATGAACATGACCAGACTCAGGAATATACTCTGCGAAATGATTGGCAGCACGAACAATATTCAAACTGCTTCGATAGTTTTTATTCAGTTGAATTGTTTTTGCATCAGGCCATTCCTGATCAAACTCCAATACAAACCGATTGTCTGAACCTCTCCACTGGAAAATGTTCTGCAAAGGATCATCCACTACAAAAACATTTTTGTGCTTTACGCCAATCAATTTCAAAATTTCATACTGTACTGCATTCGTATCTTGCATCTCGTCTGCCAGAATAAATTGGTATTTATCCTGACAATAAGCCAATCCTTTTTCATTACTCACCAGTATCTCATAGCACTTGGTAAGCATATCATCAAAATCTAACTGGTTATGTGCGCTTTTGTAATCCTCATATTTCTTATAAAATTTCCCGAACTTTTCTCTCGTATCTGGCTTTTTCATCTGATTTTTCTGCACAGAAATGTAATGCAGAATTTCCGCTACTTCCTCACCATCGACTTCCTTGGTTCGATAAACAGACTGCATAATCTCTTCGATGATCTTGACCTTTTTCCAATCGACATCCAAAATTTCAAATTGCTCTCTTGTAAACTGTCGAATAATCCTATATCCAAAAGAATGGAATGTTTCAATGTTAATGAAATTTACATACTCAGGAATCATTTTAGTCAGACGCTCGATCATATTCTCTTTTGCCTTTTTGCTGAATGTAATTGCTAAAATCTTTCCCGGCTCTACATCATATTCCTCGATCAACTTTACAATTCGATTTACAAGAACCCTTGTTTTGCCACTCCCTGCGGAAGCGATCACATTACAACAGCCCCTATAAAAATCAACCGCCTCTTGCTGTACTTTGCTTAATTCCATAATCGACCTCACTTATTCATCCACATATACGATATGAAAACCGTATTTCTCTTGCGCTTTTTCTTGATAAGATTTCTTACTTGCTGACGGCAACTTATCTCTTACATCCTCTGCGGCAGGATTTAGTGTCAAATCGGAAAGATGCTTAAAATGCTCAATGTAATTGTCGCATAGCTGCTTTTTCTCAGCCCGATTCTCAGCATTGGTATCCAGAATATATTTTAGAGCCATACCAATCTCTTTTCGCCGCTGAGGGATGGTCATATCAGAAAAACTTTTCAGCGTTTCTTTACACCTTGCCGTATCGACTTTCCACAATTCGAATGCTCTACATACGAACCAAATTCCATGCTTTTGCAATAATGCAGATAATTCTGAATTGTACCTCGCCGCCTTTTTACCATACCACTTTTCACTATTTGTTCGAATGCCAGCTTTACGGCTGGCGATCTCGTCTAATTCGGAATACAATTTCATTTCCTCTTTAGTCGCAATACGAACCTCGCCCTTTTTTACATAAATCTCTGTACCTTCTACATCAACTCGCTCTGGCATTGTACCGATCATATGAGTTTCATTGTAAATTACACAGTTCATGCTTGCCAGATATTTAATGCACTGCCGAATATAATCATCAATGCGGTTATCTGCCTTATTGAAATACTCAGATACAATCTGAATGGGGATACCCATATCAGTATTGACCGCCTCCTGATTGAACTTCATCATGTTATAATTTCCAGTGATCAGAGAAACATCGGCAGCTATATCCATAGAGGTTATCACTGCTCTGCGATTCTTTTTATCATCGCCGTATAAAACACGGTAAAGCATCAGCGGCGCAAGATACTGATAAATCCCCTTATGAATTTTTGCATCACTCAAAGTCTTTGGATAAGAAAAAACCTCTGTGACTACATATTTCTTCTTCTCAGCATCAAACTCATAATCACAATATCTTGCCAAAGTATCAAGGAACATACTCCGATGTTTGCCGCTGGCGAATTTCTCTTTTCTGTGATATGACTTCTTTTGAGCATCAGTACATATCTTGTCAACCAGCGTTACTTCGTTGTATTCTCCCTTTTTCAACCTGACCAGATTTTCACTAATTTCAATCATCTCCTTCAATTTTGGTAAGTTGCCCTCTAACTGAAAACGCTTGAAACGCCCATATTTATGCTTGTTTCAAAGGTTTTGCCTATGTACCAAAATCCCATAATAATATATATACTTATTATGGCAAAATGGTACACACAGAAATCCCGCCAAAACACCATTGAATTGGGCTTTTTAGCCGTTTTTTTAAAAGAGCAAAAATACAAAATCCCACAAACATGGTCATTTATATTCATGAGCATTGCCGTAGGCGATGCGAATGACAGTGAAGGCAACCAGCCGTAGGCTGTGTTGTCAAGCTGCAAATCATCCTCCCGCATCAAAGAGCATTCGCCTCTATAAAATTATCCATCTCAGACTGACTACGCCCTATATAGTGATAGGTAGTTTTTACATTGCTGTGCTTCAAAAGCTGAGATACCATTACCTCGTCCTCGGTATTGGTACTATTAGTAATAATATGATAAGGCATTGTCTTGCGGAGCGAATGAGTTCCGATCCGCATATCAATTCCCAATGCCTCGACTGTACGCTGAAGCATTCGCCGCATTCCATCCACACTCATATGTTCATCATGGTTATTTAGTTTCGGGAACAACCAGTCAGACATACGGTATTCTTTCAAAGTATCAAAATACAGCTTTAATGCTTCTACTGTCTTGCTGTTCAGCAGGATCATAGAACGCTTACCAGTTTTTTGTTCGTGATCAAAAATAACATGAGTCTTAAAAGTACCGTCTGCATTCAATACATCTCGAACTCGCAGCTCAACAATATCTCCGCATCGTCTGGCTACATTCAATGATAAGACGAAGTACGCATAGTTTCTGATACGAGTATTGCCGTGTCCTTTCGTAGTAAGGAAATACTGCTTAATGCGCTCAATATCGTCCAGTGAACGAATGGGTTCCACAGGAGTTTTGTTTCGATGATCACTCTCAATATATTCCTGATCTACAATAGGAGCCGCCACACTCATAGTTTTATTCTTTTGTTTTTCCAGTGCCTTTTCAAGCCAAGGCGCAATCTCAATTACGCAGCTTCCATCTACTTGATATTTTGTCATCGTGATCTACTCCTTATTTTCTTGCATATCTTGTTATCTGCTCTGTGAATGAAAATCCCATAAACTAAAGGATTTCCGCACTATTATTGTACCAAATTTCAAGGCGTATGTCAATAGGTTTCTTGTATTTCCTGTTATTTATTTTTGTAAATAATTTGTGATCATCGGATGAACAAATCGAGAATGACCATAGTTATGGTGATTTCAGGAGTTTGGTTAGTTTGGTATGAGAGCTGCTGGACTGGATTTTGAGATCGGATAATAGGGCAATATTGCGATAATTATGGGAACTTTACGATGCACTTCCCGATCAATCGTTTTGAAAAATGTACTGCGTAGTTTGAGCAGATGTACTCTGGCTGCTGGACAAAAACAAAAACCGCAAAAAGTGGAAAGTACCGCCCTTCATGATCAACAAAACAGCGGTGGCGTATATCTTCCCTTGTTTATGGGCGTTTTGTTCGCCTTACACCAAAAACCGAACAAAACAAAAGCCCGAATAAATGCGGATATAAAGCCCGATCCGCTTCAGGTTTAACCAGTAACACGCAAGGCGCAGCCGATCCCATTCAAAACGCAAGGCGGCGCAACTCTTTTATTTTTCGTTGTATTCAATCGACAAAAGCCGTATATTTTAAAGCGGTCACTAACTCAAAATATAATATAGTCAAATTGCACAAAAAACAGCGCGATATAAAACCATGTTTTTTACATTCAATTTTACAATCTGTTCTTGCATTTCTGGTTATTATATGCTATACTATAATCACAAAAGGAAAACAAAAGGAGATCAAACAAATGGGATACTTCGAAATTAAAAGCGCAATGCAAGCCGCCGCAGCGCAGCAAACAAAATATAATAAAGCCGCTTGCAATGGGATCATGAATGCGATCTTTAATTACTATATGGTAACTATTAATTATTATGCTGAAGATTGCATTAATACATTTAACCGCTTTTTAAATACTGATATTCTTTCCTTCAGCAAATAACAATAAATGCAAGTAACAACGGAAGGAGCGGAAACAATGCAAAATGTTTATATCATGTATGAAAACGGCGTAAAACTTCATCATTCAAAAAGCCTTGAAAAGCTGATCAATTACACGACAAAAACCAAAAACGCAAAAATCTATTATAACGGCGTTTTGATATTGGTACAGAATACCGCAGCTTATTGCAACGGAGAACAATAACCAGAAATAAAAGAACAACGGAAAACGGAACAACGGACAAATAAAAAGGAGTGTAAAACCATGTTGAGAACTAACAGCAAAAAAGTTATTGAGAAAGTACGCAAATATATTATTGACGGCGTTGATCATGAATACTTCGAACTTGAAGCCGATCCCGATTTTAACACGGCTTGCAAACTGATTTTAACGGCTTGCGAAAATGAAAAGAGATACAGCCGCAGCCGCTCAGGTTTTGAAACCTTTAAAGACTGGGCGCAAGGTTTGCCTTCCGCATTTAATACCATGTATTACTATAATGTTTCGGCGGTTGATATGCTGGGCGCATGGCTTGAAGAAACCGAAAGCGAAAAAGCAAAATACAGCGAATGCGAAGCCGAAGAAATGATCACAAAATTGATTTATAGGGAACTGACGAAAGGAGCGGCGAAAGCATGAAAACCATAAAACAAAAAGAGATCAAAAACCTTGTAAAGCTGGGCGCAGCCGTTGACATTACCGCCGAAGAAGGCAGCTTGACCAGATACAGACGTCTTGACCCTATCGCCGTTAGCCGTGGCAAATATGGCATGAATGGCGGTTTACTGAAGGATAACCAAACAGGCGAACTATACGCAATTATGGCACGAAGCAGCGCATTGTTTTATTACTTTTAAAAGTATATTTTGCATTTGGCACAAGGTTTGCCGCATGAAAGGAGATCAACAAAATGGAGATTGCAAAAGCCTGTTACAGCGTTTCTAAACTGAGAGCCGCCGCCGATATGGTAAAGGCTATTAATTGGAGCGTAAAGCGGAAAAATGAACACTTTGCAAAATATATAGAGATTGCGAAAGTTTACCAGTATGCAAGCGATAATTTAAACCGCTGGTTATTTGATCCAGAAATTGAATTAAAGGAATACAGACAAGCGGCATATAACCATAAAGCATATAAAGCGGAAGAATTAAACAAAATGCTTCGCCGTCAGTATAGATATATTTGCAATGAGTTAAACGCAATTTTAACGGCTATTAATAGCGGCGAAGTGGATCATTGCGAATGATAACCAGAAAAGCAAGAAAGAAGTTTGATATTGACAGAACGGAAAACCGCCGTTTTCCGTTCCAGTGAATACCAAAACAGAAAAACCAAAAGCAACGGAAAGAAGGCGCACAAATGAGAATTACAGAGCAAGACAAGCGCACATTTAAAAAAGTGGTTGACTTTATGCAGCGCATGGATCAAAACGGCGTTTATTATACCATTCTGGAAGATTTGGAATATATCAGCCCGAAAGAATTAATTGCGGAAATACTGGAAACTTTCAGACAGTGGAAAAGCGATATAAACAGCGTACATGATCCAAAGTATAAAGCAATTTGCAATTTTGAATTTGATTTAATCGCAATGCTGTAAAGCTGGAAAAAATGAAAGGAGCGTTTAAAAATGGCATATCAGAGAAAAACGGTTGACAGATACGACATTATGACAAATTACGGTTACGGCTGGGAATGCGAATGCAGCGAATACACATGGAAAGACGCAAAACAGACGGCGAAAGAATACAGAGAAAACACAAGCGCAACCGTCAGGATCGAAAAACACAGAGAGCCGAAACAGGCATAAACGGAGAAATAAACATGATCACATTAAGCGAATTTATAAAAGTTGTACCACAAATAAAAGAAGGCAGTTTTCGCTATAAGATTTTAGGCGAAAAGAATCCTTTTCCAGAAAATAGCATATTCAGTTTTGAATATGTATGGTTTAAAGACTTTGCAAACAGATTTGATTTTAAGCGTTTGCAAGTCGTGAAATGTGAACGGCGTTATATAGGATATGAAAACGGATCAGAAGAATATTGTTTGACATTGAAAAAGATCGAAGGGAGAAAATAAAAATGGTACATACTGAGTATATCGGCGCAAGAATGCGTTACAGAGCAGAACAGAGAGCAAGACGGAGAAAACACGCATTGACGATTATGCGCAATATTTGCGGCGTGGCGGCGTTTGTGTTCTTTATGCTGGTACTTGGAAAAGCTGGGGCTTCCGATTGTGGCGCAGCTTGGGAAGAAATCTTTCCTTCTACCTTGTATTTTACCGCTGGTTTTGTTGTTTCGGTTTTGGCGGTGGAATGGCTGGAAAGACTCAGATAAAAATATTTTGGAAAAATTAAAAAATGTACTTGCATTTCTGGTTATAGTGTGATATAATTAAGAAAACGGAGAAGGGAGCAAAACACAATGAAAACAGCAAATGAGATCAGACAGAAAATTGATGAATACATGGAAAAGATCAACGGCATGGGAGAAGGTCAAGGAATGATGACCGATATTGAAAAGGAAAATTATTGTTGCATTGTTGATGCTTTATTGTGGGTGATTGACGATAACAGCGGAAAGCCCATTTAAACGGCTTTTCCGTTATAGCAAATAACAAGAAATACATGAAAAGGAGCAACGGAAAAATGAAACGCTATTACATTAATAAAGCGGATACGGAAAAAGTAATTGACCAGATCACAGCGGAGCAGCGGAAAGCAAATAACTTTTGTAATGTGGCTGTAAAGCCGTACAAGGGCAAGAAATACGATCCAGAAAATACCGTTGTTGTCGTTGTCGGATAAAGGGAAAGGAGAACGGAAAAATGACAATCCAGAAAAGAAAATCCAGTGCATATGATTCAGTCAATACGGCGGCAATTTGCCGATATATCAGAGAATACAGCGGAAAAATTGAAATCATGATCCAGAACGAAGCGCAGCTTGAAAATGTCAATAGAACGATCCTGAAGCAATGTGCCGCCGAATTGGAAACCATTGTAAAGCGTCTGGAATACGGCATGAACGGCACATATTAAATAACAAGAAATAAAAGAAAAGGAGATTTTGAAAATGGAAAAGCGGAAAATTGATTGTGAAATGAATCTGATTGCGGAAAGCAGCATTGACGGTTTGAAAATTTGGCTTTACGAAGTAAATAGTCAGATTGGAGAAATCTTTATTATTGATTATCAGAAGAAAGATGAAACTATCGTAACTGAGTTTAAGACAGACAGAGCCGAAGCGGAAAAGCTGTATAAAAAGCAGATCAAGAAAATGCTTGCGGAGAATTGACCATGATTTACTACATTTGCGGCGTTCCTTGCATTGAGATTTGCATGGAATCGGATCACAAAAAATCATTTTTCTATGCTGGAAGGTATTTTGTAAAAGTATCGGACTACAACAGCGAAGAGGAATAAAAGGGAGTGAAAAGAAATGGTTTGCCCGAAATGCGGAAAAATCACACAGCGCAGCTATAATGGATTGTGTCAGGGCTGTTACAAGTATTTCAAGAGCGGCGGCAAGGTTTACCCATTGCCCGAAGCTGGAAAAGTGGAGTATGACGAAAACGGCAAAGTGATTTGTCACATTTGCGGACGATCATATAACAGACTTGGAAGCCATATCAGAGAAAGCCACAGCATGACCATAGAGGAATATAAAGCGGAGTTTGGATTGTGCAGCCGTACAAAGACAACGGAAAAATCCTATTCGCAGACCATGAGAGAAAACGCCTATAAATACGACATGGACAAACGGCTTTTAGAAGCTGGAAAATCTACAAGGATCAAAAAAGGCGAAACAGATAAACGGAAAAACAAGAAAGTTAGACTTCAAGAGGTTTTGGAAAAACGGAACAGAGGGAAAAAGGAGAATTGATCATGAAAATCTATGAATTGCATTCAATTGACGGAAGAGCCAGCTTTTACGGAAAAGCAAGAGTTATTATTGATGAAAACAGCGTGGAAACGCTTGTAAGCTATAACACACCTATCATGCGCCGCTTGCCTGATGGAAAACTGGAAAAGTTGTGGGACGGCTGGACGCAGACCACAGGCAGACACATTAAAGCATTTTGCGGCATGGATAAGAAACAGTATCAGGCACTTCAAAAGGCGGTGTAAATCATGTTGACGGCGCAGCTTTACGGAAAAACCATAAGCGGAAAAACCATTGCAGAAATCAAGCGCAAGGCAAGCCGCATTGCAAATGGTTTTCACAATGCGTTTGACTGTATGAAGGTAACGGATCAGGAAATCGGCTTGGAGTGTACTTTTTGGAGGTACAACAGAAAAAGCCCGAACAATACCATAGTTTTTGGAAAGTGGCAGTAAAGGAGCGTGGAAAAATGAGAGTCAGATATTTGCCAGTTACAGAAGGCAGACGGCTACACATTGACGCATTCCCGAACTTTTCAGCCAGCGGATCAATTAAGGGAATGAAAGAAAAGTATTACGGAAAAGACGCACTGTTAGTCCGTTGTGGCAGCTATATCTATTGTGTATGGCAGAAAGCGAAGCCGTCACAGTATGGAATGGAAATCTACTACAACAGAGCGCACTAAAGGAGAAATGAACATGAGCGGATACCAGAAACGGAAAAACGCAGCCAGAGAAAAGGCTATTGAATGGCAACATGATTTTGAAAACCATAATTATAGTTATGGAGAATTGGCAGCTTGGGGAGATTATTTTGCAAAGCTGGGCAAGAGATACGGCTTGACGAAAGAGTTTAGAGAAAACGGTATTATTTAAGGAGTGGGAGCAATGGAAAAACGGTTTACGGTTATGAATAATGCAACAGGCAGATCATACACGGTATATGGGTATGAATGGGATACTCTTGAAAGTGTATGGCTGAGTCAAAAATGTTGGTTTATGACTGGAAGCAGCGTCACGATTGCGGATGAAAACGGCAATAGTCAAGTATTTGTTAGGGAGTGAATAACGATGACGAAAACAGGATGGTGGAGCGTTAAGTTTGAATTGACATTGGACGGTGAAGAAGTCCGCTGGAAGGACTTGGACGAATGCACACAGGAACATATTTTGGAAATGATCAAAGAGGATTTTCGAAGCGGAGAAATCGTCATGGAAACCGATGATGAAGAGGACGAATAAAGAGAGGACTGGAAAATGAAAATTGCTTATATTGGCGATTGGCATCCCACAAAGGGAACTTATTACAGACAACGGATCACAGTCACGCAAAAGGAATATGACATGATCAATCAAAGAATGTTTGAGCATTACAGCCGTACACAGAAAGATATTAAGGAAGCTGGAATTATGACCAGTGAGCAGCTAAACACAATGACATATGGAAAACCGCTTGATTTTGCGGATCGTGTAGACCAGACCATTTATTTGACTTTGACTCAGCTTTATATGATTGCGGCAGCGATTTTTGGAATGCCTGAGTATGAAAAGGCGCATAAGCGGATTACGAACAATAACACAATTCTGATGATTAAGGGCTGAGAAAGCCAGAAATGGACGGTAACGGAAAAATGAGAAGCAAACAGGTAAAGCAACGGTGTAATTGTTGTGGACATGAGTTTTCGCTGATGTATTGGGAAAACGGAACTTATACTTATTTGGATGATCCTTGCGAATGTGAAACAGACTTTTCGCCGCTTGGTATTTCTCTTTCTGAGTGGCTGGAAAAATTGAAAGGCGGTAAATATGAAGATTAATAGAACTATGTCACGACACAAGGTAAAACAGATTAACAACATTCTCATTTACTGGTATCCAGTATACAGAGAGTTTTACACAGTATCGCCAGATGGACATTTACTTAAAGGTTTTAAGACACAGGCGGCAGCGGAAAACTGGTGTAGAGAACAGAAGGATTTTACAGCGAAGGGAGCATAAACCATGAAAAATGCGATTACTGGAATTTTGGTTATGAAAGCAATGGAGAGTATCGGAACGGCAGTAAAAGAGATTGAATCCGTTGGAAAAAACCGCAAGGCAGATACTACGCATTTTATTAATGCGTCACATAGTATGGGCAAGCATCACGCTTATATGGATATTCTGAAGGATTTAGACATGGAGCAGCTTGTAAAGTGTCATGATCGTTGCAAGGATGATTGCGACAAGGTTTTGCAGGGAATGGAAAAGCTATATCAGATGATTGGAGCGTAACAATGCAGTACATGGAAAATCCTTCTTTTCATCATGCGTCTGAAGGCTATTGGGATCAGGAAAATGAGAAAAGAAAAAAGCACAGATTTGTCGGCAGAAAGATTTGGTATCATGGAAAACTGATTGAATGCGTCAGGGCAACAGATACGCAAGCGATTTTCAAACTGACAGAGAGCAGCGAATTGATTTTAAATGGTGAAGAACTGGAAAATGTAAAGTGGTATAAGGAGCGGTCAAGATGAAGCGTAAAATCGGACAGAAAGCATATGTTTTGAATGGTGGATGTATTGGGGATCTTTATGTTGTCGGAGTCTTTTCGTCAAAGAAAAAGGCAGAAGCAGCAAGGGAATGGATCATTCAGAATGATACCTATTACAAGAGTAATCCTGATGAACTGGATATTGATGTTTTCGAAATGAACGGAGAACGGATTGACTAAACAGAAAGGATAATAACAATGAATACAAGTATTTATGAGTGTGACTGCAACGGAAAAATCAGCAAACTTGCAGAATATAGTGTTGAGCCTGAACAAGCGTTGATCAATTACATTCAGCAGTACATTAAAGGAAACTGGAATACTGCGAACTATCCGAAGCATATGAAATCTATTCGAGAAAGCAGGATCAATAAAAATCACTTTTACTTTGATGACATTCCGAATGATCGAGTTATCGCAGCTTATCCAGCATAAAAATAAATCGGTAAAACCGAAGAAAAGGACGGAAAAAATTAAGATGAACAATGTTACAAGAAAGTTTATAGCTATTATTGGATTGGATGAAGAAAAGATGATTACATATAGTGGAAATAATGATGTTTCTCCGGGAGATTTTCTGGAACAGGAATTTGGATGGATGGAGCAAAGCGGTATTACACTGGAAAATTGGGCATTGATTGATTTTGATGTGCAGTGGGAACAGTACCTTCGCTATTTAGTAAATTGGGCAATTTCTCATTCCAGTGATGATGAAATTGGAAAATCACCTATGAGTTATAAAGTTTGGTTGAAGAATCAGTAAGGAGGATACAGCAATGTTTGAAAATATGAGAATGGAAAATTTGACTACACCTTTTGAAACCTTCAGAGTGATTACCTATAATGCAGATCAGACCAAAGCCCTTTATAAGAATAAGTCTATGCAGCTTATCACAGGAAGCATTTACCGTGGAGAAACTATTAAAGAAGAATACAATGATCATTGTGATGTGTACACCATTTATGATGGAATCGCCGTTGGTATTTGGATCGGCAGCGTCAGAACGGATTATTCCGTTGATGAAGTTATGGAGCAGATCAGACGCAAGGGCATGGATAGTCTGGAAAACTACATGGCAGCTATCAAAACCAGACTGGAAAAGCAGGATCATTTCAGATTTACCGAAATCGAGTTTATCAAGCACATTGCACCTGAACTGGAAAACCAGATGTGGGAATCCAGAAAGGCTTATGCGGAAAATCAGCATAAGAAGCGCATGGAACAGGCGGCGCAGCGTGAAGCAGAGGATCAGGCGTTTATTGCGGCACAGAATGCAAAAGCAGAACAGACCGTAAGCAAGGCAATGGAAATCCTGAGAAACGGCGGCAAGCTGGATAATGATACCGTTATTTTCTATGAGAGTAGATATGAACATAGCAGCTATTCTATTGTCAATTATCTCATGAGAAAGTATGGTGTAAATGTTCCTATCAGAACACAAGGCTGGATCAATGAAAAATTGGTAAGCGCAAAGATTGAGAATGGAAAATGTGAAAACCTTCAGTATTACAAGGCAAAGGGCGCACAGTGTTCTCAGAAGTTTTTCGATTGCATGAATGAACTGCTTGCAAAAGTCAATGCGGAGGCGGCGTAATGGAAAGGTACAAAGATACATGGACATTTCCAATTATAGAAGTAAAAATTCCGAGGGCTTATGAGAATAAGTTGGATGGAATTATGAACAGTTTGAAAAAGACAGCAGAAGAAAATAAAGTCGATATGATTTTAAGCTGGAAGTAAAACTTTTGACCATACGGAACAGTCAAGCGGACAGTTTGATAATGTCAATAAATATGAACATTACGGAGGACGGAAAAATGAAAGCAGTTAATATCCAGTGGGATACGGATGGAGATCAGGAATTGTTAAAGGAACTTCCCACAGAGATTGACATTTCTGATGGAATGGATGATGAGGACGAAATCTCCGATTATATTTCAGATGTAACAGGATTTTGTCATTATGGTTTTAAATTGGAGGAATAAATCATGGCAAAGAGAGCGTTTGACCTTGGAAAATTGCTGAAGGTATCCCATAAGGAAGCCTGCTATGAACAGGATGGAGAAACCATTTATCTCTGCGACAAGCGTGGATATGTTGGAATCCAGACCGATGATTTAACTGTTCTGGCTGACATGGCAAAGCGTGGCATTGAACTGACGGAAAAAGCTGGGCTGAAGAAACAGATGGAACAGATCATGCGAAAGTACAAGCCAGAGGATATGTTTACATACAGCGCAACAGGTATCCAATTCCCTTATTGGGACTCTTCCGCTGGGAAGAAAAAGACGCTGACTATGTTCCGAGATCGAAATCAGGAATATTCCGTCAAGCTGGCAGACGCAGCTTATGCAGAGATTTTTGATCCCACATTCATCACTGGTGGAAAATCTTATTCCGATCCTATTATCATGATTTGTGCTGACTGTTATGGTGTGGTAATGCCAATCAGAGCAAACAGACAATACACGGTTGACCAAAAGGATGATGTAAAACACTTGCTGGATTATTTCAATAATCTTCGCTGACGGAGGAAAACAATAAAGCGAAACAAGAAATATGTGTTTCTTACGGCTGAGGAACTTGCACATAAACTGACCTATGGAAAAAAGAAATCCTATGACTTTACTTTTGATAATGTAGAGAGCATCGCCAGCGGTTACGAGCCGACAGGCTGGTTTGGAATTAAGCTGATGCAGCTATTTGATGGCTATCTCCCGAATTGCCTTGCAATCGGTTATTGGGGCGGTGGTGATTTGAAAGTTTATAATCTGGAATGGGATTATGAACAGGCAGACCATGTAACGAAGGCTGAACATATGGAAAAGCTGATGGTAAAATATATCAATGAGTATTTTGCCGACAATGACGCAGCGATTGCTTGTGTAGAACTGTAACGGAGGAAACCATGATCAATTTTGTTTACCGCAACAAAATCTATTATGTTACACACAATGGATTGCAGATGCTTATTTATAACGAACATAAAGAAGAAATCTCTTTCCCTTGCAATGAATTGTGGCAGCTTGCCTATGACATTCTGAATACGAATATGGAGGATCATATGAACTGGATCAATGAGATTATCAACCTTGCAAGAACTTATCGTGGGCTGGAAGAGCCTGAAATCGGTATCAATGAAAATACGCAGACCATTGCCCTATTTGATTATCAGGAAACCAATGGAGCAGCCGTACATAAGATTGATATTTGTCCGATCCGAGTAGTCAATCTGGAAAAACTGCGTAAGGAACTGGATGCACAGGGCATTGCTTATACTTTTTAAGTGAATGTCGGCAAAATCAGAGCTTGTGCAGACGATTGCTTAAAATCACCGTTTAGGACGGAAAAATGCAATCAGATGCAAAAATATGGAGGGAAATTATTTTGGAAAAGACAATTTACGGCGGTAAGCCAAAGAATCCAGTGGCTTATTGTGCATTACATAACGGCAGCTTGACCGTAAAGGAAATGAAAAAGAAGGGCTGTCTTGGCAAGCAGTGTCATCATCTTCAGAAAAATGAGCAGCACGAATACTGGAATCAGCGGCAGATCATGAAAGCCAGAAAGGAAAGCTAATATGGAAAATCTGTATTACCAGATGAAAGATGGTCGTTATATTCAGAAGCGTGAACTGGAAGAAGCGTTTTATATCCAGCATGGATACTACCGTCATAAGAACGAAACTGAATTTTTGAAGTGGTTGCATTCTTTGCTTGGAAAAACGATTATGAAAGTTGTCCGTGAGTACGATATGCAAGTGGAAGAACTGGCAAAATCTCGTCCTGTTTTGGCTGTCATGCTGTACCGCAGCCGTTATAACTGTTCTTTGGTGGAAGCGAGAGATTATGTCAATTCTCATGTTGAAAAAGCCGTGTAAATGGAGGAAGGAATTATGGTTAGAGATGAAAGAAATCTGGAAGGCAAAATTTGCGTTTTCAACACACATGGTATGGATTCTGAGTGGAAAATCCATGACGGCGAAAAGTGTACGGTAAAAAAGCGCAAGTCTGATGACGAATATGATTATGAAGATATTGGAACTATGTGGGAAATCAAGCTGGATAGCGGCAAGGAATTAGACGCATTTCCTGATGAATTGGAAGAATGCGAAAATAATGCTTGACAATAACCATAAATACAAGTACAATGGAAAAGGAGAAAACAAAATGGAGAATATGAGTGTTTATTCTGTTGTAGTTTATTATACTGGTGGAAGTAGCCGTGGTTATTTGATCAGTGCAGAGGATCGAAACAAGTTGATGGAAAAGTTGGCTGAAATGCTGGACTACAACAATGTTCTGACTGTTCATGTTGGAGAAATTTTTGAAGTGGAAGATATGATGAAATAAAGGAGCGTTCATTATGATCTTTGAAGCCTTGTTCCTTGCCTTTACACTTGGCAGTGAAAGTGCAGAGCGGAAAACCGCAGCGATAAAAGCAAAATCCATGATGAATGATCAGGAAACCATGCGCCGTGAGTTTTTTGCCAAAAGCCGTAAATGGCAGGAAGATATGTTTACTCTGTTTGGCACAGAGCAGCTTGCCAGCGGCAAGGATTTTCACTGGCAAGAGGCACTGGAAAAACTGGCTTTATTGGAAGAAGGATATTTCCCTTATTCACAGACCTTTGAACTGCCTATTACGGATCAGGCTTTAGAAAAAAGCAAACTGGACGGCTTTGATTATAAGATTGTTCCTTCGGAGAGCGGCAAGTATGCAGATTTGTACCTGAAGCTGTCCGATGTGGAAAAATACATTGCCCATCGTAACCGCAGCGGGAACTATTATAGACCTTCCATGTATGAGCAAATGCCGCAGGAAATCAGAAATTTGTTTTACGCTGGAAAAGTGACCATTGGTGTTCCTTTTGGTCAGGACGGTTATGTTCCTTGTCAGGTGATGACCATTCCAGAAGCAAGAGAGTTTATGAGCCGCAAGATGGAAGAACGCTTTCAGAAACAGAGGTAATAAAATGAAACGAGTAAAAGGATATGTTAGCACCAGACCGCTTGGCAGCTATGATTTTGAATTTTTCGTGGAAGATTCTATGACGGATCAGGAAATCAAAAATAAAGTAGAGGATATGCTGGAACTTTCCATGCACTATGATGTGGAAGAAGGATATGTTGCGGAGCAGCAGACAGTGTACCGCAAGAAACATTCTTGGGAGGAAGATTGATATGGATATTAGAGAGGTTTTGAATCGTCCTGAGTACGATTTTATCAAGACAAACCCTCACCTTGGGGGGGTCGATGATTTTTGCAACATTCGGTGGAAGTCACGCATACGGTACGAACACGCCTGATTCTGATATTGATGTTCGTGGTTGTGCGCTTAATTCCAGAACCGATATTCTTGGAAGAACCAATTTCGAACAGGTAATTGATAACGCAACAGACACCACCATTTACAGCTTTAATAAGTTGATCCATCTGTTGTCTGACTGCAATCCTAACACGATTGAGTTGCTGGGCTGTAAGCCTGAACAGTATGTGTTCTTTAATGACATTGGAAGAATGATGGTGGAACAGCGAGATATGTTCCTCTCTCAGAAAGCCGTTCATGCCTTCGGCGGTTATGCCACTCAGCAGCTTCGCCGTCTGCAAGCAGCTCTGGCTCGTGACCGCTATGACCAGTCGGAAAAAGAAAAGCAGATTCTTTCCTCTTGTAAATCCTCTATGACCTCTTTTAATGATCGGTATCAGGAGTTTGAGAACGGCGCAATTCATCTGTATGTGGATGAATCTCAGCGTGAGGATTTGGATACGGAGATCTTCTTGGATGTAAATCTGATGCACTATCCTCTCCGTGACTATAAGAATATTTGGAGCGATCTGAATACCATTGTCAAGGAGTATGGAAAAATCACACAGCGTAATAAGAAGAAGGACGAAGCACACTTGAACAAACACGCCCTTCATTTAATTCGTCTGTATCTGATGTGTCTGGATATTCTGGAAAAGCAGGAGATTAATACTTATCGAGGTGCAGATTTGTCTTTGCTCATGTCAATCCGTAACGGAGAATATATGTTGGATGATGGAACATTCAGACCTGAGTTCTTTGAAATGGTGGATGAATTTGAAAAGCGTATGGACTATGCAAAGAAACATACCTCATTGCCTGAAAAGCCAGATTATAAAAGAATTGAAGATTTTACAATGGAAGTAAACTGGATGACAATTAACATGGAGAAATGATGCGAAATAAATTCAGCAAAAATGAAATCATTCTGTTTGATGATCACGCAGAAATTGTTCTTTATGACAAACACAATCAAGAAAAGGCTCGTGCAATTATTGATTTGGAAAATGTAGATATTGTGCGTCCAGCAAAATGGTATCAGCGTCCAGATGGATATGTAGCAACTAATAATTATGATGGTATGGGCTATTGTTATTTGCATACATTATTAACTGGAAAAATCATTGACAGAAAATATTGTGATCATAAAGATGGAAACAGATTGAATAATCGTTATTCCAATTTTAGAATTGCAAATCCCTCTGAGAATGGAATGAATAAAAGAATAAGAAGCAATAACACAAGTGGAATTGTTGGAGTTCATTGGAATAAGGAAAATGAAAAGTGGTGTGCAATGATTTGCGCATATGGACAACATATTAATCTTGGATATTTTGATAAAATTGAAGATGCCGCAGCTTGCAGGAAAGCAGCAGAGAAAAAATATTTTGGAGAATATCAAGCCGATGAAACTCGAACAAGGAATAGAGAGTTGATTTAATATGTTCTTAAATGTAGTTATCGGAAAACTTTTGGTTGATCCGAAAACTCTATTGGCTCTGGATAATTTGGATTGGAAAAATAATGAGCAGCCGCAGACCTTATTTACGGAAATCAGATACCTTCCAGCCGTCATGAAAGAAGCTGGTGTGGTTCAGTCTACCAGCGAGGTTCGGAAGAATCGTCCAGACCTGAATATCTCTTTGGAAAATCCTGATTGTCTTTGGGTAAAATGGGGCAAGAAACGCCTGTATGTGATAGTAGGTGAATGAGTATGGAAAAATGGTGGCTGAAAGCACCTGAAAATGGATGGCAGCTTAATACAAGTCATCGTCTGATGCAGATTCCAGAGGAACCGAAGCGTCTGATGAAAATGCTGATGGATGCAGGATATGAGGCGTTTGTGGTCGGCGGTTGTGTTCGTGATAGTCTGATTGGAAGAACGCCACACGATTGGGATATTTGTACCAATGCTCTGCCAGACCAGATGAAAGAAGTATTTTCTGATTTTCGTGTGCTGGATACTGGACTCAAGCATGGAACATTGACCGTTCTGCTGGAAAATCCATATGAGATCACAACTTATCGGAAAGACGGCGATTATTCTGATCATCGTCATCCAGACCAAGTTGAATTTGTCAGCGATTTGAAAGAGGATTTGAGCCGCCGTGACTTTACAATGAATGCGATGGCAGCGAACATTAACGGAGAAATCATTGACTATTTTGATGGTCAGTATGACTTGCTGAATCGGAAAATTGTTTGTGTTGGTGATCCTGAACAACGATTTGAGGAAGATGCACTCCGCATTCTCCGAGCCATGCGCTTTTCTGCTCGTTATCATTTCGGTATTGAGCGGAAAACTGCCAATGCAATGCTTGCAAAGAGGAAACTTCTGCTTGATATTGCCGCCGAGCGCATTGGAAGCGAGTTTCTGCAAATCATGTCTGGTCGTTGCGATTGGCTGCTGGAAAACTTCACGGAAATTTTTGAGGTTATCATTCCTGAGATTACGCCCAGCATTGGATTTGTCCAGAATAATCCCCATCACTGCTATGATGTGTGGGAGCATACAGTGGAAGCGATTCGTAATTGTCATGGAAATACCATTGTAAAAATTGCTTGTCTGTATCACGATCTTGGAAAACCGTTCTGCTATTCCGAGGATGAAAACGGAATTGGACATTTCTACGGTCATGCCGCCAAGAGCGCAAAGATTGCGGAAAAATCACTTCGTAATCTCCGTCTGGAATCTAAATTGATTGCTGATGTGGTGCAGCTCGTAGCGTCCCATGATCGTGTGCTTGAGGTAAAGAAGAATGTCGTGCGCCGATGCTTGAATAAGTTTGGAGAAATCCAATTTATGAATCTCATTTTCCTTCAGGCAGCGGATAAATCAGCACAGCGTATTGATATTGGTCAGCGTGGAGAACAGGCTACAAGAGTCAGCCAGTTTTACCGCATGATGCAGGAAATCAAACAGGATCAAGATTGTTTTTCTCTGAAGGATTTAGCAGTCAACGGCAGTGATTTGATGCAGCTTGGTTTTCCGCAGGATAAATCCCTTGGCAACGCTCTGAACGCCTTGCTTGAATTGGTCATGGATGATAAAATGGAAAACGACAAGGAAAAACTTCTGACGAAAGCGAGGGAACTTTTATGAATGGATTACAGTTCATTCGCTTACAATATGGAATTTCAGAAGCGGAGGTAGCAAAAAGATTGGCTGTATCACAGCCAACAGTATTTGAATGGGAGCATGGTAAACGGAGAATCCCTGAATCCAGAAAGAAAACATTATCGGAAATTTTTAATGTTCCGAAAGAGTATTTTGGAAATTTGACAGATGAAAAACTCATACAGTTACAGGAAATTACATTGGAAAATCAACTAAACACTGTAAAGGATGCGTTTCAAGAAATGAAAATTCGGATTGATACATATTACGACATTACCTGTGATTGTTGTTCTCGCAGTTGGAGTACCGATTTCAATGCTAATGACCGAAAAATGAATCGGAACGATGAAGGCGGTATGGGAATGGAAACCAATAAGCAGCGTCTTTCCAGACTGGCATATGCTTCAGGCTGGAAATGTAAAAACGGAAAAACACTTTGCCCTGAATGTGCAGAAAAGTCGTAAAGGAGAAAACAATGGATTTACAAGAGGCAATTGTTCATGCTCGACAAGTAGCTGAAGGATGTTCGAGTGAAAATCGAGATTGTGCCTATCAGCATGATAAATTGGCTGATTGGTTAGAAGAACTACAACAATTTAAAAATGCAGAAGCAAAAGGAACAATAATTAGGATTCCTTGCCCTGTTGGAAGTCATGTATATCTTAATCCTGCTGACAGTTCTGTTCCTTGTTTATGCTCTGTTCAAGGCTATCATATAACTTTGCGTAGAAGTTATGTTAGACTATATCCAATTATTCAACCAAAAGACTGGCTTGGCAATCAAAGCTATTATTATAAAGCATCTCTTTCTTCTTTTGGAAAGACATGGTTTTTAACATTGGAAGAAGCAACGCAAGCAAGAAAGGGAAAGTAATGGCTGATTATTATGATTTAGACCTTTGCACGAGAAAATTGTGTTCGGATGCCGTTGTTCGTTCTGATAAGCATAAAGAAATGCTTGCAAATTACTATTATGAATTAACCGATGACGAGCAAAAACGATTTTGTAAATGTTCGTAGCAGTTTTGGAATTTTGTAAAACATGGATCAAAGAAATACAAAATAACAACAAATGCAATAATGATTGCAATCCGAATAAAACAAGAATTGAATATATCTTGTTATCCGTTGATTGAAAAGATCGCAACAAAAGGTTGGAGTACAAGTGATGGGACATTTTCGTGGTCAATTCCAACTCTGGAACAAGGATTCAATAATGAACTATGTAGTTTTGAACCAGTTTCTATGTTTCTGAAAAAGAATATGGTTTGGTCAATTGGTCAGCATAATACTTTTACGGTCATAAGTGTAGACAAGCAAATTCATTAGAAAGGAATTGAGTATATGTATAAAGATATGCCGCAGCTCTTATCTCCCACGGAAAACGGAGATTTTAAGCTGGAACATTTTGAAGTCAGAAACGGAGATATTCGAGCCATTCTAAGTGGTGTGAATCCCGGCAATTATGTAAGACTCATGCACCGTGGAGAGGTTGTTATGAGTGATACATATATGGAGAAGCGAACCAATAGTAGTTTTTGTGTCAATGCCTATGGCGATGTACTGATTGGTGGTCTTGGTATTGGAATGATCATCATGGCAATTCAGGACGATGAAAAAGTAAAGTCTATCACGGTTTTGGAAAAGCATCAGGAAGTCATTGACATGATCACGGCACAGCTTCCGTTCAATGACAAGGTAAAAATTATCTGTGCCGATGTGTTTGAGTGGAAACCTGAAAAGGGACAGAAATTTGACTGCATCTATATGGACATTTGGAACTATGTCAATTCTGATGTGTATCAGGATGAAATGAAGCCTCTCAAGCGAAAGTATGGTCGTTATCTCAAAAGTAAGGATGATAGTCCAAATCGTTTCAATGAATGTTGGGCAGAGTGGCAAGCCAAAAACAATAGACGGTTGTGATCGGAGGAAATGTCATGATAACGATGCAAGATTGTGAAAAGGTTTGGGAACGCTTTAACAGATTGAAAGAAGAAGCCGAGCAGTATATGTTTCCCAGCATTTTGGTTTGGGATTTGAAAATTACACCGCTGTATAAGGATTTACAGGAAAATTGGGATGAACATCACGGAGAAATTTTTATGCGTGTGATGATTGCTACGCTGAAACAGTTTGGAATCGACTACGATCCTAAAACGGAGGCAGCTCATGTGTGACTTTTGTGAGAAGTTCGATTTTGGAACAGCCTCTTGTGTTGTAGATCGTTATGGAGCAAGCATTGTAATGGCTGGTGGTAGTTTCCGTTTTTCAGAACATCAACAGTTTCTCTTTTGTCCAAAATGCGGCGCATCCAGATTGAAAAAGAATATCCTGCCGCCATTGGAAGAACGAAAGTGTCCTTCATATCGTGAACCTCAGCCTTTTATTTTGAACCAATAACAAGAAATACAAGTAAACTTGTTTCTATCATTTGTGATAAGGAAGTTGGAAGATATGTCTTATAAAATGCGAAAGCCTTTGGTCAAAAACAAATATAACTTGACCATCAAGCAGCTCAAGAAATATAAGGTCGCAGACCGAACCCATGTTGGATTGCCTTTCTTTTGGAGAAATGATGTGATTGGAGCATGGTGTATTTGCGGTTTTGCAGGAACAGAAGCAGACCGTAGGTTTGGGACAGGGAATGAGTTCTGGATTGGAATTTATGACGAAGATGCAAAAGCCCATGCCGGAAAATTTCGCTTCTATTTTTCATCATATGATGGAATGTGCGGTTATAATTTTAATCAATTCTTTGATAAAAAGGATATTGATTGTGAGAATGATATGAGAATTCAAGAGATGTTCTTAGAAAAAATCAATATGTTAATTGACTGCGGAATTATCGCTTTGGAGGGCAAATTATGAGGCTTCGGAAATCTAAGTGCAGAATAGGTTATCGTGTTGTATTTTCTGGAAAGTACAAAGGACTTGCAGATTCAGATGAAGTGTTTGTTGACTCTCAAGATAATAATGATGTGTTGTATTTATTTCATGTCTATTTGGATAATCCAGATGTAACGATTTATGTCTGTTATCATGATGGAACAGAAAAGAAAATTGTTTTGAAAAAGCAGTGGAAATGGAGGTGTAAATGTCGAAGCGAGTAAGTGATGAAATAGAACAATTTGTAATCAATCTTTATGTATAGCAATTTCAAAGTTGGAGAAATTGCGGCTAAATACGGAATATATAGAGCAACAGTTCAAAGAATTCTGTTACGAAATGGTATTAAGTTGCGAAAAAGTACGCCTGATCATTTTTATAATACCGAGTTCTTTAACCAATACACGCCAGAAAGTTGCTATTGGGCAGGGTTTATTGCAGCCGATGGTTATGTCAGGTCTGATCGGGATTGTGTTGCTGTTCACTTGTCTATTAAAGATTATGAGCATCTGGAAAAGTTGGCATTTGTAACTGGATTCATTGGTTCACCTAAGATTAATAAAAAGTCTTGTGTTTTGTCGTTTAATGGTAAGTGGTATGTAGAGGTGTTGAAAAAGAACTTTGGGATCAAACCAAGAAAGACTTTTAATATATCCATTTCTAATAATATTCCTAAAGGGTTGCAATGTCATTTTATTCGTGGATATTTTGATGGTGATGGATGTATAACAAAATCTGCTGGATATGTCCATGTTGAAATCACATCTGGATCAAATGAGATGTTGGAACAAATTAAAGATTTCTTTTATGACAACGGCGTAGTTTTGAGAACCGCAACAGGAAAACCAAATATACAAAAAGCATCTCAGACAATTAATTATGGATGCACAAACGCTATTAAAGCACTTGATCTTTTGTATAAAGATTCTGTTCCAACAACACGGCTGGATAGGAAATATCAACTCTATTTGAAATTCAAAGGAGAATACGAAAATGTTCGTAATTGACAAGCGAGATAACAAGAAATACATGGTTTGTGCTGTTCGTGATAATAAAAACGGATTTCCACATTTCTTGATTTATAGAAATAATCAGTGGGAATATTCTTGTGCTAAACATTTTGTCCCAGCAGATAAGAAGGAGTCCTGATTATGTATGAGGTATTATTAGAAAGTTTGAAATATTACGCAGAACATGGCGTTGGAGAAATCAGTACCTATGAAGCTGGGCAAATAGCAGAGTTATTGGAAAGTCAACACGCAGAGATAACCATGCTTCGTAAAATGCAACCAGTCGTTTTGTCTGGTGAGAGTGCAAAGAGCTTTTCACTTGCTCTTGAGCTATCAGAAACAAAATCAAAAATAAAAGAATTAGAGAAAGAGAATGCCGCTTTGAAAGCCTATAAAGATTACTTTGCTGACTGTTATGGACAAGGATATGAGGTTGCCAACTATCATTTAAACGGTGATTTAGAGCCTCTGGATAGCTTTATAGATGGAGCGCAGGAAGCGCACGATTCTGTGTTTAATAAGGAGGAATCCCATGTATGAAGAACTGGTAACGAGATGTCATGCAAATGCTCGTAACGGCATTTCTCCCAAAGATATTGCTTTACGAGAAGCCGCATATGCAATTGAGGAATTAGAAGAAAAGCTATTCGATGGAGAAGGCGTAAATCTCGTATCATATTGGCAGCAACAGTGTCAAATTGCCGAAAATGGATTGCGGAACACATCGGAAGAACTGAGTCAAAAAGAATATACAATCATTGGTATTATGCACTCTGTTGATAAGTGGCTTGATGGGAAAGAACTGGAACAAGACGAAGTAAACCGAGCAGCTACAATGCGTGAAAAGACTTTGCGAATTGTTGAAAAGCAGGAGCGTGAAATCAATAGTCTGCATAAAGAATTGGAACGAATGAAGTCCATTATGCGTGAACATGGAATTATGGTTATTCCCAGCGCAATTCCCGGAGGAAAGTCATCTTGGAATATTCCATCAAAGAATTAGGGAGGAATACAAACAATGAATAATGTTATTGTAAGAGGTCAAAAGCAATATGTTGATCTGAATCGCAAACTTAATCTACATAACGGATCGGTTGTCTTGCTGAAAAACAAGGTCAATGGAGATAGCATTGATGCAATCTATTATGTAGTTTCATTCCGTGATAATAAAAATAAGTATAGCGGAAGTACAACTGGTTATTGTACTTTGCTGGATTTGGATTCTGGACAGTTTGCTTTTGAAGAGAGATGCAGTCGTAACACAACTGTTCGCCGTGTTCTCAGACATTTGCTTCGTGTCGGCTATACTATGCCTTATAATCCTGATGCAACGGATGATGATTTTCAGTTATGCAATTATGATGTAGAAGCTCATGATCGTGGTAATTACAAAATGGAATTGGTGCTGAGTATTTAATTCCCCAAGTGGAGAAAGGAGAAGTCCAATGATTTATTTTACTGGTGATGTGCATGGTCAGATAGATGACCTGTTACGCAGACTGGACTATAAAAAGATTCCTCATACTGCGGATCAAATTATTGTTCTGCTGGGAGATGTGGGCGTAAATTACAATAGAACTTTAAATGAATGTGTCCATAAGCAAAAGCTGCAAGATAGTGGCAGAACCTATTTTTGTATTCATGGAAATCATGAAATGCGTCCAGAAAACATTGAAACCTATCATGAGAAATCAAATGAGTTTGGAACATTTTATGTAGAGGACAATTATCCGAATTTGTTGTTTGCCAAAGATGGAGAAATTTATAATTTGGATAATAGAAAAGTGCTGGTTTTAGGTGGCGCATATAGCGTTGATAAATGGTATCGACTTTCCAGCGGCTATCAGTGGTTCGCAGATGAACAGATTTCTCCTGAGAAACGCAATGAAATTTTTAATCGTATCAAGAAAATCAAAAAAGTCGATCTTGTAGTATCTCATACTTGTCCCGAACAGTGGCAACCAACTGATTTATTTTTACGAGGCTTAGATCAGTCTACGGTAGATAAATCTATGGAAGAATGGTTGTCAAAGGTAGAACAGGTTTTGGAATATGACCATTGGTTATTTGCTCATTTTCATGCCAATCGAATGATCAATGAAAAGGCAACAATGTTGTATGGGAAAATTATTTCAATTAATGATTTGATGGAGGAAACATAAAATGATGAAGTATATTCTTGCTGCAACTGTGCTGGTATATATTGTACTGATTTTCTTTTCCAAGTTTAAGATTACGATCAATGGTCAGCCAACGGATAATATTTTTATCAGAATTTTTGGAGCCGCTGTATTTGCGTTGCTGTTTTTTGTTACAATCGGACTTCCCATTTATGCGGTAAGTCTACTGTTTTAATTTACATAGGAGGTTCAGGTCATGAAAATTAAAATGCAAGTTGCAAATGGAAGTGCGATTTACAATATGCGTGGCGAAGAAGATGCTATCGAACAGGTGATTGAACTTTTGAAAAATCCTAATGTGATTAGTATTACAGTAACGAAGCAAACGCCAAATGAGTATTTCAAAACAGTGAGAAAGGAAAATGATTATGGAACTGATCATTAAACTATGTATAATTGCGCTTGGATTTGTAGCGTTTATTTATGCGGTTACACGAAATGACTATGAAGAATGTGATTCATCAGATTGTGAGTTGTGTCCGTTTCCTCGATGTGAGAATGCTCCAAAGGATTTGACGAAGGCGCAGCTTCGTAAGATGGACGGAGAGACGGTTACAGTCGTATTGGATGATGCTGTATTTCCTGTTAAGGTGAATATTCAAAATGGAGAAGTGTGGGTAGAAAATAGTTTTGGCAGCACAACTACATATGATGATGTGAAAAAGCATGGTGGAAAATTTTTTGAGAAAAATCGCAATTAGGTCTTGACAATAACAAGAAATGCAAGTATAATGTAAGTGTCAGTTAAAGGTGCTGGCATTTCAATAAACTACATAACAAGAAATACAAGTATAAAGAAGGAGCGTTCACAATGAACATTGAAACGAAAATCGGAATTGGTGATCAGGTATTTGTTCTGAAGAAAATCACAAAGACTACTTGCCCGATCTGTAATGGCACTGGAAAGATTCGTCTTGGCAAGGCGGCAACATTTAATGCTGACACAATGGAACAGGCAATGCAGCAGGTAGCAGAGCAGATCATTGAGTGCATCGAAAACAATACTATGCGTGAGTATGCTTGTCCTGAGTGTAAGGGCAGCGGCAGTGTTAAGGCAACTGGTCAGAAGAAGTATGAAATCCTTACTTGCAAGGTCGTTTCTATGCAGTTTACTATTGGCGGCGAAAATGTTCCTCCTGTAATCATGTATTCTGTGGTTGATGAAAAGGGTACAGTTCGTAAGCTGATGGAGAATCAGTTCTATACCAATCGAGCAGATGCAGATAAGCAATGCTTTATCCTCAATCTGGAACGCAGAGAGGTTCCCATTGCAGATATTCGAGTTCCTTACAGCTTTGCCAGTACGATTCCCTGTAATGAAAAGCTGAATAAGCGTCTGGACGAATGGCGTAAGAGCAAGAAATTCGAAACCGAGATTTATGTGGATGATTGCGGCAATCTCTTTGACGGTTATACCTCTTATCTGGTTTATAAAATGATGGGTATTGATACCGTTCCTGTTGTCGTATGGCCTACCGTGAAGAAGAACAAGGAGGAAAAGACTGATGCGGTTTCCGTTTGATAAGTATAAGTATTACCACAGCGGTAATCAGGTAATTGCAGTTTCTACCTTTGCTGGAAAGACTGTTAAGGGTGTTGCCAAGTGTGATCCTCATGACACTTTCTCTCTGGATACTGGTAAGCGTCTGGCGGCTCTGAAGTGCAACAATAAAATTACCGCAAAGCGGCTCAAGAGAGCTGCCCTGCGGTATGTGGAAGCTGAAAAGGCTGTTGTTGCGGCGCAGAAACACGCCGAGCGCATGAAGCGGTATTACAACGATGCAAAGGTTGAACATAAAGAAGCAGTCGATGAACTGAATGATCTGTTGATGACTGTTTGATCCATTTAATTTCCCCCTCCATAGTCCTGAGCATGACTGAGACTGCTCAGGATGTGGCGGTATGGCTGAGTGGTTTAAAGCAGCGGTCTTGAAAACCGTAGGCGGTGAAGAGCCGTCCGTGGGTTCGAATCCTACTACCGCCGCCAGTAAGTCCATGTGAAATGATATATCATGGCTGGATTATCGACTACGATACGGAGAAGAGAATGGACATTCGAGCAAACACTTTAGAGTGCGATGGTACTCCGTCAACAAAAGCAAATCGAGCCAGTAAGAGGTAGTTAAATAGGCTAAACAAGATGTGGTTCTTGTAGTTTAATAGATAAAGGCTGCAAGATAAAACACTTGAAGCGCAAGGCCATGCGCAGTCAACCATATCGTAAACCAGACTGGCGGGACTAAGTAGAGGTTGACAAACGGTATGCGTCTATCGTTAAACATACAAAGTGTCGGCGTATTTCATATCCGAGGCGTGGATGGACATACGGAAAAGTCTTGGTGAGGTTACTGGCAAACTTCGGTTTAGGTCAGAGTGTAGGATATGAATTGATACAATCATAAAGGAGAATTGTTATGAAATTAAAAATGAAGTTATATTTGTTTGCACTTAAATCTTTACAAAAAGATATGAGGAAATTAGCGAATTCAAATAATAGAATTGGAATTTATCGAATTTCTTTATATCTTATTGATTTTGCAACTATTTTAAATTCTGTTGTTGGAATTATGCAAACGATGATAGATGACATTGAAAAAATGAAACCAGAAATCAACGAAGTATTGCATTAAACTTATTGTTTGAGCTGATAAATCCGCTTCAGATCATTTTCCCAAGCGGTTTTCCGATGATTGCGTTTCCATTTTACATAGTCGTTCCAACGACATTCAGAAGCCTCGTGAGAAAGACCAAAAGTGATTTCAATGTCTTTTGCCGATTTAACGCCAAGAATATCAAACAGTGGCATAGGGCAAAGGAAAGCTGCCGCAAAGTAATCTGCTTCAGCTTCCAGTTCTGGATTAGAAAGATTGTTGAAATTGTGTTCTGCAATAAGCGGCTCTGCAATATAAGGCAGATGGTTCAGCACTACATGACCGAGTTCATGTGCCAGAGTCCAACGAATTCTGCCCAGCACATTGTTGTTTGCAGTGGAGGAATTAAACAGAACAAGGTATCTGTTTTTGGAAACATCATAATGAGTGCAGCCGCTTTTACTCTCGCACAGTAAGAAAACCTCTTGCAATGAGCAGCGGTTGATCTCAGAAAAAGTCTTATATGTCATCAGCTTGCAGTTATCCATTAACTGAAATGGTTTGCGTGGATCAAGAGGAAACGACAAACCATCCAGATTGCGATAAATCTGCAAAATCTGGTTGCAAATATAGGCGTACCGAATCATAAGTATATCACCTCGAATACCAGTGTAACATAGTGACAGTCCAATAATACGGACACATTACTGATCGTCACGGAATGCGTAGTCAAAAGCAATTTTCAGCATTTGCATCATGCGTTCCCGATCAACAGGGGACATTTTGGATTTTGCTCTTTGCAAAGTGACAATATCATTATCTCCAAGCAGTTCATCGGCAGGAGTTGGAATGTTGGTAATGCCCAGCAGATAATCCGTAGTTACATTAAAGTATTTCGCAATTTTCTGTACTTTGTCGATGCCGGGGATACTAATATCTTTCCACTTTTTAATTGTTGCATTGGAAAATCCGCATTCTTTTTCTAACCGTGTAATCGTGATTTCATTCGAGTCGCATAGTTCCTCAATCCTTGAATATAGAATGGAAGCCATAGAACACACTCCTTTTGAGAAAGTAATCTAAGTTTCTATTGACAATGAGAAAATTATCTGGTATAGTATGACTTAGATAAAATTCTCACCACACAGCAATTATAGAGGAAATTATCTCAACTGTCAATACTAAATTGGGGAGGATGCTAAAAATGCTTGTTAATGAAACCAAAATGGAAGAATGGAAGATGCTGTCTTTCTTTGCTCTTTTGAGCAACTATGATTACTTTAGTATCCAGAAGGAGGACGATCCCACTTTCTTTGCTACTGGCATTGAACGATCTTGTGGCTGGGTATTAAAGTTTATGAGGAAATTTGCAACGCCTGTTTATTCTGACGGTGAACTGATTAGCGTAGCTGCTCTCAGCAACACCGAGTTCAAATGTCGAATTGGAGAATTTACATATTATATTCGTGCTTTGCATGAGAAGTCGAATGATTTGCCTGTTCGCAAGAAGAAGGACTGGAAAAACATTCTGGATTTTGCAGACACCGAATATATCAATAAAGATAAGTGCCAATACATCAAAGAGTTGGACTTACTTGTTTTGGTGGTTGATCCTGATTTGCTTGGCGAACTGTCCGCCGTAGAGGAATCTCAGATTAAACGCCTCATTAATATCCGTTTGCATGGTAATGGAGCATCGATGCAGATGTGTCGTAGCATTTGCTTTAAATGCCAAATTCACAGTGCTGGTCACATTATTTATGCTGGTATGTACGATCTGGAAAACTCCGTTTCTGTCAGCAGTGTTATGGTTTATAACAGTCGTATCAGTCAGTCTATGTCTGATGACGAGGATCAGCGATATACAAATCTTTGGAATTTCGCCCAGCAGCTCTATCATAAAAATTTCTCGTAACAATCTTTGCGGATATGCTTGACAATCTTCGTTGAGCATGATATACTATAACCAGAAATACAAGAAAGATAAAGAAAGGTCTGCAAGGAGAAATGCGGTATGAAAAAGATTGTAAAGAGGGGAGATATATACTATGCTGATCTAAGTCCAGTTGTCGGCTGTGAACAGGGTGGAATTCGACCCGTAATAGTGATCCAGAATAACACTGGTAATAAGCATTGTCCTACTGTGATCGTGGCTGCAATCACTTCTCAGAATAAGAAGCCGATGCCAACGCACATTAACCTCTCTGTCAATGAATGCAAATTATCCTCAGATTCTACGATTATGCTGGAACAGGTAAGAACGATTGATAAAAATCGGCTGAAAAACTTTGTCAGCAGCGTCACATCTGAAAAGATGGATGAAATTAATCAGGCAATCCTTGTTAGTCTTGGACTTCCTGTTACAGCATAATAACAAGAAATGCAATAAATGCCTTGACAAAAACAAATTGTTTTGGTAGAATATTAAGGAGAGGTGATGATAATGCTTGATCTGGATTTGATCGAAAAGTATGTTTCGGAAACTTTTTTAAATAACCCTGATAACAACAAATACAAGCAAGAAACTTTCAATATCGTCAATAGGTTCTTTAATCTGACTGATGTTGCTTATGATGATTTGACTCGTCAGGATATGCTTGATATATACTCGCAGCTTGCCATTATGAAGATGAATGTTTTCCAATCTCATAAGAGCAAGATCAGCGATTTCATGCGGTGGATGTATGAAACAGGTAATGGTTCTATTAAACCGCTGGAAGAAATTCGAGAGATTTTCTTTGAGAATGTGGATCGTACAGCTTTCTACGATACTTATTACTTTGAAAATCTGGATGATTTGAACGATTTGATGGAAACTGTCTTTGGCAAAGAGGTTTGTGATTTCTCAACATTCCGTTGCGCAGCTCTCCTTGTGTGGCATGGAATTCCAGTAAAACATTTGCCAGATATTCTCAAGTCTGATCTACACGATGATGGTTCTGTTCTTGATCCAGTAACAGGACAGAGAGTGCAACTTTCACCAAGCATTGTTCCTTATTTATTTCATTATCGTGATGCGGACACATTTGACTCTGGAAAGTTTGGCGGCATGACTGTTCCATATAAACAAACGCAGTATTTGTTCCGTACCTATAAGACGGCGCATATGACTGATAAGCAACTGATCAATACCAGCAGTAATGCAATCAAAGCCGCTGCTGATACAGGACGCATTTTCCAGTGGGAGCGTATTTATGACTCTGGCATATATTATCGAGTTCATGAGTACGAAAAACAAAATGGAAATATCAGTCGCAACGATTATGAGTTGCTTCGTGATTTGTTCAAGATGGATCATATCGACTTGACCAAACAACGCCAGCGTTATTATCTTTCTCAAAAGTTTGACGAGTATCAGGAGTTCAAACGCTATAAATATTCGGAGTAATCCGAACTTGTTTAAGGGGTTGCGCCTCTTAAACATTACATAAATAACAAGAAATACAAGAACAACACGAGATGGTTTAATGGCAGAACGCCGCAATATGCGGAGATTTTGGTTCGAATCCAAAGATCGTGACACATCAAAATTCAAAGTTTATTGGAGGAATTTACTATGGCAAATCAGGAAACCCTTACCATTCATCGTGCATTGGCAGAACTGAAGGTTCTGGATAAGCGCATTATTGATTCGATGGCGGCTGCAACTTTCGTTGTCAACAAGAAGAACAATCAGGAGAAGGTTCACGGTATTACTCCCGATGCTTTCAAGGAAGCTGCATTTGCGTCTTATGACAAGATTACTGATCTGATTAAGCGGCGCAATGCAATTAAGGATGCTGTCAATGTATCCAATGCTGTGACTAAGGTTGAGATCGGCGGCAAGACTTACACTGTCGTTGAGGCTATCGACAAGAAGAATCATGGTATGGCGTTCTATATTGAACTGCGTGACCATATGGCATCCCAGCTTTCTCGTGCGAAGGCTGAGTTGGAAAAGCAGAACTCTCAGCTTCAGCAAAAGGCAGAGCAGTTTGTTACTGGTCTGATGGGTAGCAAGGAAACCGCAGCTAAGAGCGAGGAATATGATACCAGCGTCAAGACTTACATTAAGTCTAACACGGTTGAGATGATTGATCCTCTTGGTCTTGAGAAAAAGATTTCTGAACTGGATGACATAATCAATGCGTTCATGCCTGAAGTGGATGCGGTTCTTAGCGTAAGCAACGCTCTGACCACGATCACAATCGAATACTAACGGCGGTATTTCATTTGCTGTTTGACGAAAACGATAAACCATAACACATCTGAGTTTTTGGGGATTGGTCTTTGATGTAAAAGAAATAAAACTATCCCCAGCATAAAACAAATTACAGATGATTGTAATTCTATACATATAATTATGGATTATTATATTAAAAGAATTTGGTTTTCTGATTATGCGCCGCAAAGATAGAGCGGCTGGCATTTTCGGAAAATGAAAAATCGCTGTAAAGTTCAATGCTCAAAGCCCAAAGCTGAACGCTCAAGTTTCAAAGTTTATTCTTGGAACAAAGTTCAAAGTATAGGCAGAAAAGACCAAAGATAGTCAAAAATCCTTGGGATATTGTTTTGGGAATTGTTATGCTTGTCCTTTCGTGAACAACAAGGCTGTCAAGCAGCAAATTAAATATAAAGGAATGTCTGAGTAATCGGGCATTCTGTTGAGGGCTGGTAATGCAGCTCTGAATAGAGTGTCCGATACAAAGGGAGTGAAAGATTGCACAATGAAGTAATGAAATTTATTGACAGATTTACTATGTGTGGAAAGTGGAGTGAAGTTCTCACATCTTTTACTTGTGGATGTTGTTATTGGTTTGCATTTATCTTGTGCAACCGTTTCCCTGAAGCAGTAATGATGTATGATCCAGTAATAAACCATTTTGTAACGCAAATTGATGGTCGGCTTTATGACATTACAGGAGAAGTCACACAAGAGTACAAAGTCGTAAAATGGGATACCTATCCCGATGAACTGGAAAAGCAACGCATCGAAAAGTATTGTATTAATTTTTAAGGTTTTCAGAAAAGGAGAATTGAACATGGAACTTCGTATTGATCAGAATGTTTTGGACAGATTTCCCAGCTTGCACATCGTTCAGGAGAATGATGTTGTTACGGTGAAGTTTGATGGAGAAAACAGTTCTGATTTTTTGTTTCCCATGACGCTGCCGATGACCAATTTGGATCATATTTCTTGGCGCAGAGTGGACGAAATCGCAAAGTCTGGTAAAGCCAGAGAATACTTTGCGCTTGGCGCAACGAAGAAGGACTACATGAAGAATGGTTTCGTTGCTACATATCAGATTATTGGTTTTGACCATGATGATCTGGCTGACAACAGCGGTAAGGCTCCTATCTCTTGGGATATGGTCGATCTCTACAAAGATGAATCCGCAATGCGTAGGGACGGAAACTCTGTCTGGTGGGATGATTCTGATATTCGTTCTTTCTTGAATGGAGATTTCAAGAACAATGTTTCTGATGATCTGGCAGCTATTGTTAAACCTGTTTATAAGCAGAGTGTAGACCGTAATGGTAATATGCAGAAAACCATTGATGAATTTTGGCTCAAGTCTGAGCAGGAATTGTATGGACGCAAGTTCTGGTCTTATGGCGGCGAAGGTAACTGGTATGAGTTTTATGCTCAGGAAAACATTTGTTACTGTAAGAAGAACACAAAGGGCGAGAATGACTGGCAGTGGTTGCGCTCTGTTTATGCGGACGCCTCGAACTACTTCTGCTATGTCAGCACTTCGGGGAGTGCGAACAGCAGCTATGCCAACTATTCGTTTGGGTTCGCCCCGGCCTTCTGTAACTGAGTTAATCAGTTCATCCTAACATCTCTATTCAAGGCGAAAGCCGAGAATAAAGAGATGTGACGGATGAACACTACCAAGCATAGCAAATATAAGGGGTAATAATATGAGAGTTTTACTGTTAATGCGTGGTGCGCCCGGTGTCGGCAAAACCACATTTATCAAAGAAAACAATCTGGAACAGTATGCTTTGTCTGCTGACGAAATCCGTCTGTTGTGTCAATCTCCTGTGATGACTACAAATGGTACTTTCGGTATCAGTCAGGACAATGAAAAGAAAGTTTGGTCACTTCTGTTTCAGATTTTGGAAGCCAGAATGCAGCGTGGCGAGTTTGTTGTGATTGATGCTACGAACTCCAAAACGGTTGAAATGAATCGTTACAAAACGATGGCACAGACTTATCGCTATCGTATTTATTGCGTTGACTTTACCGATGTTCCTATGGAAGAGTGTAAGCGCAGGAATTTGACTCGTCCTGATTATAAGCAAGTACCAGAAGAAGCCATTGAAAAGATGTATGCTCGTTTTGCAACACAGTCTATTCCGACAGGTATTACAAAGCTGCGTCCTGATGAACTGGATCGTATCTGGTATAAGCCTATGGATTTTTCCAACTATAAGAGAATCCATCATATCGGTGACATTCACGGCTGTAATACTGTCCTTCAGGAATATTTGAAAGATGGTTTGAAGGATGACGAACTCTATATTTTCTGCGGCGATTACATTGATCGTGGCATTGAAAATATTGAGGTTATCAACTTCCTTTACAGCATTATGGAGCGCAAGAACGTGATCCTGCTGGAAGGAAATCATGAGCGTTGGCTGTGGTACTGGTCACATGGCGGCACTGGCAAGTCCCCTGAGTTTGAAAAGGTAACTCGCCGTCAGCTTGAGGCGGGGGGGCTTGATACTAAGGTTGCTCGAATGCTCTATCGTAAGTTTGGTCAGTGTGCTTATTACAAGTATCATGAAAAGACTGTTCTTGTAACTCATGCTGGTCTGAGTTTCATTCCTGATAATATGACCACACTGGCAACGGAACAGATGATTCGTGGTGTTGGTCGATACAGTGATTATGTCGATGTGGCTCATACTTTTGATCGTATGGCAGTTCCCGACACTTATCAAATTTTCGGTCATAGAAACACTCGTAATCTGCCTATCGAACTTTCCGAGCGTTGTTTCAATCTGGAAGGCTGCGTTGAGTTTGGCGGCGATCTGCGAGTAGTCGTGCTGGATGCAGATGGTTTCCATCCTGTATATGTCAAGAACACCGTGTTTAAGACAGAGAAAGAAGCTGAGGTAACTGCATATACCGAGCAAGAACTTGATGTGATGGAAATGGTTGATCAGATGCGTAAGAATAAGTACATCACTGAAAAGAAATACGGCAACATTTCCTCTTTCAATTTCACCAGAGAGGCATTCTACGATAAAAAGTGGAATAAGCAGACTACCAAAGCAAGAGGATTGTTCATCAATACTGAGAATGGAAGAATCGTTGCTCGTTCCTATGACAAGTTCTTTAATGTGAACGAAATGCCTGAAACTAAGTTTGATATGCTTCAGCATAAGTTAAAGTTCCCTGTAACCGCTTATGTGAAGGAGAATGGTTTCCTTGGTATGGTGTCCTATAATCCCGATACAGATGATTTCTTTATCTCAAGCAAGTCTGATCCGCAGGGTGATTTTTCCGCTTATATGCGCTCCATGTTCTATCAGGTTGGCGAAAATCTGGATGAACTCAAGGAATATATGAAGAACAATGATGTGACATTCGTATTTGAATGTGTTGATATGGAAAACGATCCTCACATCATCAAATACGATAAGTCAAGACTGTTCCTGTTGGATGTAGTAAAGAATAAGATGCAGTTTGAAAAGCTGCCTTATTCCAAGTTGGTTCAGTTTGAAAAGTTCGGCTTTGAGGTAAAGAAGAAAGCAATCCAGATTGATAACTGGACTGATTTTTATAACTGGTACACAGAAGTTACCGCAGAGGATTATCTGTATGACGGTAAGGAGATTGAGGGTTTTGTGGTAGAGGACAGTGTTGGCTATATGGTCAAGCTGAAGCTGTATTACTATAAGCTGTGGAAGCATATGCGTTCTGTTGCTCATTCTGTTTTCCGCAGCGGTCAGTATCGCTACATGGGTTCTTTGCTTACGCCTCTGGAAAATAAATTTTATGGTTTCGTCAAGGAACTCGCCAATGACGAAAATCATCCTACTAACATCATTGAATTGCGAGATTTATTTTTTGCGTCTGTAATGAACAACACATAACAAGAAATACAGGAACGAAAGAGGTTAATATGAATACAGAAGTTATGTTCAGCACTGGAAATAATAACTGGTCTACGCCTCAGTCGTTCTTTGACAGACTCAATTCAGTATTCCATTTTACACTTGATCCATGTGCCGATGATACAAATCATAAATGCGAACTGTATTATACGGAACAAAATGATGGTCTTACGAAAAATTGGGGGGGGCAAACAGTTTTTTGTAATCCTCCATACTCTCGTAGAACGAAAGGCAAGAGTGGTCAGGAAGATTGGATTGAAAAATGTTGTCGTGAGAGCAGAGAGAATGGCATTACTGCTGTAATGCTCATTCCTGCTCGAACCGACACAAAAGCACAGCATGATTTCATTTTCCCAAATGCGAAATATGTTTGTTTTGTCAAAGGACGATTGAAATTCAACCAGAAAGATGCAGCTCCGTTTCCCAGCGAGGTTGTAGTCTTTACCGATCAGGATTTTGATCAGCAAATTCGAACATTAGAGGATTTGGGAAAATGGATTAAATTAAAAGATTGAGGTGGCAGTTATCAAATATGTAGGCTCAAAAAGCCGCATTGCCAAACATATCGTTCCGATTATTCAATCTTACATAGATAATACCAGCGCAGCATTTTACTTAGAGCCGTTTATCGGGGGGCAAATGTAATTGACAAAATTTCTTGTGATAGAAAGATTGGATATGACATTAATCATTATCTGATTGAACTATTCAAGCATAGAGATCAGATTACATTTTTGCCTGATGTAATTACGCAGGAGGAATATGCGGCAGTAAGGAAATCATATCAAATGCAGGATGGTAAATATCCTGATTGGTATATTGGAGCCGTTGGTTTCCTTGCGTCCTATAACGGAAAATTCTTTGGTGGCAGGGCTGGCATTGTCAAAACCAAAATCGGCACATATCGGAATTATTATGACGAGGCAAAGCGGAATGTAATTGCGCAGCTTCCCAATTTACAGGATGTGGAGTTTGCCGAGGCAGACTATCGAACTCTTGACTTAGAACATTTTCGTGGCGGTGTAATCTACTGTGATATTCCTTATAAGGGAACGACTGGATACGAAAATGATTTCGATCATGATGAATTCTGGAAATGGGCAGAGCAAGCGTTCGAAACGAATGTTGTTTTGGTTTCAGAACAGCAAGCACCAGAGAATTGGAGATCAATTTGGTCGCAGCCAGTGAAAAGAACACTGGATAATGCGTCCAGACAAAACATCACAGAGAATTTGTTTATTTTAAACAAATAACAAGAAATAAAAGGAGAAGCGTATGAAAAAATATAATATCATATACGCCGATCCTCCGTGGACTTTTAAAACCTACTCAGAAAAAGGAAAAGAGCAAAAATCAGCAGAATGTCATTATCAGTGTATGACCATTGAGGATATTTATAATTTGCCAATTGATAAATTGGCTGCTGATAATTGTGTACTATTTCTGTGGGTTACTTTCCCTCTCTTACAAGAAGGTTTAGAAACTATTCGTAGATGGGGTTTTGAATATAAGACTTGTGGTTTCAATTGGGTAAAACGAAACAAGAAATCTGACAGTTGGTTTTGGGGTTTAGGTTACTGGACAAGATCAAATAGTGAATTATGTTTACTTGCAACAAGAGGTTGCCCCCCCGAATTAGCAGATCGGTTCATCAAATATGCGATGCGAGAGTAATGAAACATAGCAAGAAACCGTCTGAAATTCGAGATCGGATTGTTGAACTCTGTGGAGATATACCAAGAATTGAATTATTCGCAAGAGAAAAAGTAGACGGATGGGATTGCATCGGCAATGAAATTGATGGGCGTGATATTCGAGATGTACTGAAAGGAGAGAGCGTCTATGATTGTGCGAAGTCGTAGCGGCGTAAAGTGGATTGCTTTAGTTGTCATTGCGGCGGCAATGGTAATGATTCTGACTCGCTGCTCACCGTTTCCATATCCCGTACCAGTACCGATTTAACTTACTTTCGTACTAATATCATCAGCGAAATTAGCATGAAAGTAAAACAATACATGAAGTGAGGTAACTATGCAACCGATTTTTCCTGAATACATCCAGTTTCTAAAGAATAACGGTTGTGCAGTTGATTGGTTTCAAGAAAACACTTTTTGGCTTGATAATAATATTGTGAAAGCCTTCAGACGGGGGGGCAAGTAGTTTCCTTATTCCGAATTAATGTTGATGACCAATTAACTGTTATGATGAAGAAGCATAAGCAAAACAAGGATTATGCTGACTTTGAAACATGGAAAGAAACCATTGAGCGCAATCGTGAACGCTTACAGCAGCTTGAACAACATAGCATTTCGATGCTCCGTTCCAACTGTTTATCGTCTGACAGACGAATCATTAATACAAATTCTACTGGCAAAGACAGCATGGTAGTAACTCACTTGGCACAAAAGGCTGGACTTGATTTTGAAACATATTTCAATGTTACAACCTTGGATGTTGGAGAGAGTAACCGTATGGCAAAACGCAACGGTTTTAAACACATCCTGCCCGATCCGAAATATGGTGGCTTTTATAAGTACATCCAGCGTTATGACGGGGGGGCAATCAAATGATACCAAGTAGATTGAACCGTTTCTGTTGTAATTACTTCAAAGAAAGCCCTACAATTGACTATTTTTCAGATGAAGAATCTTTGATTTTTTTATTCGGTATGAGAAATGAAGAATCAACAAAGAGAGCTGCTTATACCGATATATGGATTAATGAAAAATGGGGCAATCGTGATTGGATTGGTATTTTGCCTATTCGCCAGTGGTCGGAATTAGATGTATGGCTTTATATTCTTGATGAAGGAATTGAGATCAATGATAAATACCGATATGGATATAGTCGTGTTGGATGCGGCATTGCTTGTCCGAATTATACGAAATACACATGGGTTTTAGATAAGTATTGGTATCCATATTTATTTAATCATTGGCGTGACATTTTGAGAAATGACTTCATTAATAACAATAAATGGTTAATTATGAATTGCACCATTGAAGAATATGTAATGAAAGCATGGACTGGTGGTGCGTACCGTAATGAACCAACAAAGGAAGTTATTCAGGAGTATGCAGTTTATTCAGGATTAGATTTAGATGTGGCAAGAAAATATTTCAATCGTTATTGCTCTAACGGATGTATCAATCATTTGCGCCAGCTAATGCGCATTAAAGATAAAAATGCGTTGGCAATGAACATGAAAATGTTTGGACGCAGCACAGAAAAGTTTTTGTGTAAAAAGTGTTTGATGAAACAATTCGGCTGGACACAAGAGGATTGGGAAAATCAAATCCAGCAATTTAAATCTGAGGGATGCAAGCTGTTTTAAGGAGGCTGTTATGAAAATCTATTATGCGCACCATATTTGGAAGTATGGAACTCCCATTGAAACTTTTGAAATGTCTGTGATCAAGAATGGATTTGATTTTGAGGATGGGTTTGAAATTGTTAATCCGAAAGATGCTCTGTCTCAGAACATTCCTGAAAGCGAGATCATGAAACAGGCATTTGCCATGATTGACCAGTGTGATGCAGTGGTATTCTCAACTGTTTCTGGTGTGATTGGTCATGGTGTGTTTGATGAAGTCATGTATGCCCTAAACAAAGGAATCCAAGTTTTTTGTTTGATGGGCGATGACTGTTATCTGGTAGAGGACAAAGATATTTTTAAAGATGTAATTTTTCAAGGTGATAACCGAGTTTATGCTTTGGTACATACGCCTCTGGAATATGAAGATCAAGAGGAATAATGAATGAAAGTATTGTCTATTTGCGGAGGTTTGGAAACTGGATACCTTGCTTTGCAGGAACTTGGGATTCCAGTTGAAGAATATCATACATATGAGATTTTTGCTCCCGCTATTGAATTAAGCAAAAAGCATTTTCCGAACATCGTTCATCATGGAGATGTAATTGGAGCAGATTTCTCACAGTTCAAAGGTTTTGATTTGGTTATGGCTGGCACTTGCTGCCAGAGCCTATCAGTTGTTCGGCAAGAAAATAAAGATGTATGTTCTGGTCTGAAAGGAAAATCTGCAATCTTCTATGAATTTGCCAGAGCAGTTGAAGAAATCCAACCAAAGTATTACCTGTTGGAAAATGTCATTCCCAAGCAAAAAGCTGATGAAAATATCATCACTGCTAAACTTGGGGGGGGCAAGTCCTGTGATGATAAATTCTGCGGACTTTTCCGCACAAGAGAGAAAACGTCTATATTGGACGAATATTCCCATCGCAGATTTGCCAGAACGAAATACATCTGTGTTGCGTGATATTATGGTGAATGATGTACCAGAAAAGGATTATTACAACAAACCATTTACATATCACGGTAATGATAAACGAGTGATCGCCACTTTAGAAGTAAATACACATGATTTATTAAAGCGTGTTTATAATCCTGATTTTAAATGTGCTACATTGACCTGTGTAAATGGTGGGTATCAAGAAAAGAAAGTTTGGGATAATGGTCGTATTCGTAAATTAACACCAGTTGAATATGAGCGTTTACAAACTCTTCCCGATGGTTTTACAGAGGGCTACGGGGATAATGTGCGCCGTTCCTTATGTGGAAACGGATGGACAAAAGAGGTTATCAAGCATATTTTTAAAGGCTTAATAACAATAAATACAAGTAAAGGAGAATAATAATGTCAGAGGGAAACAAGAATGTAATTGAAATTGGGAATGATGTATCAAATGAAAAGACTTCTGAAACAAAAAAGACAGATTGGGAAAAGATGTTAGAAAACATGATGCAACGAGCATATCTCAGCGGACTTTCTCATGGAATGAAAACAATGTGCGGTTCAATTTTAGAGAGACTTAATAAGTATCAAAAACAGCGAATGAATCCGCAAATGCAACTTATTGAACTTCGCAAATGGTGTATGCGTTCATTGAATGTGGTAAATGAACCTAATAAGCAAAATGATTCAGAATTAATTAGAGAAGAGAATGGAGCAGAGAATGATGCCGAGTAAGAAAGAATATTTTCTAAAAGAAATCCCTCTTATTCAGACAGACAATATCAGACAGTTTCTTGAATATTGCATTGCAAATCTTCCTGATTATTTCTTCCATGTTGCTGCATCATCAAGTGGTGAAAATCATCCTGAATATGCTCTTGAAGATGGAGGACTTTTGAGACATACGAAAGCTGCTGTATGGATTGCAAATGAATTGTTTAATCTTGATATGTTTAAGTTTACACAAGAGGAAAAAGATTTGATATTGGTTGCACTCTTTCTTCACGATGGTCAAAAACAAGGTAAGCGAGAAGGAAACACAGTGTTTGATCATCCTATTCATGCAGCTAATTTTGTAAAGCAATGTCATATTGAAACTGATTTGTTAAATGATGATCAGATGCAGTTGATTTATGATTGCATTGCAACACACATGGGGCAATGGAATACAGCAAAAAATTCTAAAGTGGTGCTTCCAATGCCAAAAACAAAATATCAAAAGTTTGTACATCTATGTGATTATCTTGCAAGTAGAAAGTTTCTTGAAATGAATTTTGAAAAAGTATAAAGGAGTAAAGTTTTATGAGTTATCAATCCAGATTTAGTTTTTGTGGGACACCAGTAATTCCTAAGCAGAAGGCAGATACTAAGCGTCCTTTCTGCAAGGAAATTTCTAAAAAAGATGAAAAGACCAAGGAAACCAAGAAGATGCTGTCTATGACTTTCGGCATCAAGGAAACCGACATGAATATGGCTTTTGTCGAGGCTTTTGACAGCCAGCAAAAGGTCATTAAGACAATGGATGTTGACAATGAAAAGATGGATGTAGATTGGGATGACCGTTTTGACGAGGACATTATCGAAAAGGTTGCCAACTACCGTAAGTACATTGTTGATCTTGGTGATGAACACGGCGGCAGACAGGAGTTTATTACCGCCTACGATATGATTGAGCATCTGCGTGAGCATCTGCCCAATTATGATGGTCGTGTTGTTGTTACTGGTCAGTTTACTCGTGACTGGTATGCAAAGAAAAAGACTTATTTCAGTAAGTTCCGCATCCAGAATGTGTTTGCTGCTCCTGAAGAGAGAAAGAATCGTCTGCTTCTGACTATGGATTTGTTCTACAACAAGAGCAGCCTTGATGACAGCGATTTTGACGAAAACAAGAAGATGACCTTGGATTGCTACATTGAGCAATATATCAACAAGGACGAGGGCAGAAAATATGTCCCCATTCAGGTTGTGTTCTCTGGCGCAAAGTACGATCTTGAGAATGAAAAGCACAAGAAGCTGTTCGATTACAAGATGAAGTACATCAAGGTCAAGAACAAGAATATGGTACATATTCCTTGGGAGATTGTGCTGCTCCGTGGTGCTGAAGAAGCAGAGTTTGACGAGTCTATGCTGACCGATTCTCAGCGTGAACAGGTCGAACTTGGTATTAAGTCTGTTGATGATTTCCGTCCCAAGGGCAATATCTACGGTGATCGCATTGACGAGTTCCGTCTGTTCGAGCCTAAGCTGGAAGGCGATTATGCCGATGGCGTTCTGGAATGTGATGATACCGCAGACGAATTTGAGGAAAAGATTTTTGTTCCTGCCGCAGATGAAACGATGGAGGAAGCTAAGAAGAATTCCAAGTCTGCAAAGTCTAAGTCCAAGAAGGACGAGGATGACGATGACGAGCCTCCCTTTGATAAGGACGAGGACAAGGGCGATGTAGACGAAGAGGATTTGTTCTAAGGAGGTAGTACATAATGGCAAGAAAATTTGGTGAAAAGCGTGAGATTTGTATTGATCCTCTCGCTTATAACATTGGTCTGATTGGTGAGAGCGGTATCGGTAAGTCCACCGTCATCAAGGAAGTCTGTGAAAAGCTGGTTGGCGATGACGGTTATATTGCTTTGGATATTGGCAAGGAAGATGGTCATGACGCTATCAATGGTATCGTGTCTGCTAAGATTCCTGATTGGGCAACTTTCAAGGAATTCTGCGATGATGTTATTGAAAATAAGCTGACTGACTATAAGGATTTGCGTGTTGTCATTCTGGATACTTTTGACCAGTTGCTTGAGATCACTGAGCCTGAAGTTATTCGTATGCACAATCGAGCAAATCCAGATAAACCCAAGATCACTTCTATTAAGGCAGCTTTTGGCGGATTTATGGCTGGTGAGGATAAGGCAATTCAGCTTGTCCTTGATAAGCTGTGGGAACTGAAAGCTGTTGGTGTTTCTTTTATTGCAATCGGTCACACTAAGAAAAAGGATGTAGATGATCCCATTACTGGCGAGTCTTATTCCATTCTGACTACTAATATGAGCCAGCGTTACTTTAATGCGCTCAAGACAAAACTGCATTTCCTTGGCGTTGCTTATATTGACCGTGAGATCGTAAAGCAAAAGACTGGTAAGAAAAACATTGTAACTAAGGAAGAGGAAGTTAAGGGCAGAGTTCTCAGTGAATCCCGCCGCATCTCTTTCCGTGATGACAATTATAGTGTTGATTCCAAGTCCCGCTTTGCAGACATTGTTGATGAAATTCCTTTGGATGCAGATGCCTTTATTAAGGCTCTGAAGGACGCTATTCTGGCAGAACACAGCAAGGGCGGCAAGTCTGTTGAGCAGTCTGAAAAGGAACTCAAGGAGGCTCGTAAGCAACAGGAGAAGGAGTTAGCCGAAAAGCAGAAGGCAGATGCCGCCAATAAGATTGACGAGGATCGCAATGCCGAGCTGCTTCAGGTTATTCAGAACAAGTTCCCCGATGCAGATGCCGCAACCAAGAAGTCTGTTAAGGAAATCATGAAGGAGCATGACATTCCTAATTTCAAGAATGCAGATGATATTCCTACTGCTATTTTGGAGCAGATTGTTAAGGTACTGAATCAGGAGTAAACCATTGGAGGAAATCAGTTATGGCGAGAAGTTGCAAATGTGCAATTACTGGCGAAGTCGGCACAACTGATACCTTTGTAAAGATTGGTTCCAAATATTATAAGAGCCAAGAAATATATGATGCAGATCAGCGTAAGAAACAGACTTACAAAGAACTGATTGATTATATTTGTAGAGAGTTTTTGGGGTATGGAAACGGGCAACCGTTTCCTCCCATTCTCCCTAAAAAGATTAAAGAATTGTCCTTTTACAGTAATGAGGTGATCTTGGAAACATTTAAAGAATGTGCCAACGACATTCATTATTGGTTGGAACATAAACAATTCTCTAATGAGTATGGCATGATCTCTTATATGTTTACCATTGTAAAAGGTAATATTGCCGATGTTGCCAAGAAAGAAAAGAGAATGGCTGCATCAAACGAACAAGTGAAAAATAACACGATTGAATGTGGCGATTTATCCGCTATCGGCTCAAAAAAGCAGGGTAAGGATATTAGTCGTTTTCTCATTGATGATGAATTATAAGGAGGTAACAATTTGAACTGGAAAGAGTATCCTGAAGATTTAATCAAAGGTCGAGAGAGCGCAGAGGCTACATTCATTTTTTGCCTTTGGAAGCAGCCTGAATTGTATGATGACTTTGCAAGAGTCAACACACAAGATGATGAAACTCTGAAAACAGAGGACGGCATTTTCTATTTCTCTTTGGGCAGACAAATGTTCAATCAAGGATTTAAGTCTTTTGATAATGTGACAATCTACACATTTTTAGAGAACAAACCCACTGTCAAAAAGCATTTCGATGAACTTGGCGGTTATCCAACGGTTAGCGAACTTTGTTCTTTGGTAAATGTCGAAAATATTGATGCTTACTATGACAAGATTGCAAAGATGAATACATTAATGACTTTGTATGATAAGGGCTTTAATGTAATTCCCAACATGGATCGTTTTGCAAAAATGACAAATCAGGAAGTCTATGATTACTATGACTATATCCTAAACAGTGTCAGTATTAAGAACACTCACGACATTGATATTGAAACACTTGAAATTGATGATAAGTTCCTCAACGAATGCGATGATGGATCGGCACAGGGTATCAGCTATGGTAAAAATTGTCCTATCCTGAATTATCTGACACTTGGTACACCTCTTGGTGATATGTATATGTTCGCTGGACATTCTGGTGTTGGTAAAACCAGTTTCGTGTTTGAGAATATGATCATCCCCATGACGGATGATGGTGTAAAGTGCGCCGTCATCAGCAATGAGCAAAGATCGAAAGATTTTAAGCAGCTTTTGCTTGTTCACATTCTTACGAATGATCTGGACTATTGGGGTCTGACTCGCAAAAAGCTGAAAATGGGTAAGTTTACAGATGAACAGTGGGAATATTTGCGCAAAGCAAAGCAGATTTCCAGAGAGAAGTATTCTAATATTCAGTTTATCAAGATGTTTGATAATGACATAAATAAGGTCAAACGCATCATTAAGAAACTGGCAAAGTTGGGATACCAGACGATCATGTTTGATACCATGAAATCTGAGGATGAAATTGACGAAGCTATGTGGCAGCAGTTGCTTATCCATAGTCGTAAACTGTTTCAGATTACCAGTCGTGAAAACATTTCTTTGATCTGTACTTATCAGCTTGCACTTCATACTCTGAATAAGCGATATTTGGATGCAAGCTGTTTGTCCAATGCAAAGCAGATCAAGGAAGTTTTCTCAGAGATGGTGTATTGCCGTCCTCTTTGGGATGATGAATTCCCCGGCGAAAAGTTTGATGTAAAGCCGTATCAGTTAAAGAAAGATTCCAGCGGAAAATATTCCAATGTTCGTGAATCTGTGCAACTTGATAGAGATAAAAAATATATCATCGCATTCTTAGATAAGACAAGAAATGACGATGATAAAATTCAGGTTCTTTATGAATTCAATGGACGATATAACCGTTGGCGTGAAAAGGGTTACTGCTCAGTATTCAATGAACATAAATAAAGTGAGTGATAATAATGGAACAATTAACATTAGATCAGCAAAGGATTGTTTCTGAAAATCACAACTTGATTTATAGCTTGGCAAATAAAAAGAGCATTAATCTGGATGAATACTATGATGCTCTGGCAATTGGATTATGTAAGGCAGCTATTGCTTTTGATAATACAAAGGGGAAATTCTCAACTTTGGCTTATACTGTCATGCTGAATGAGTATAAACAATTGAGCATCTGGAAACAGAATGGCAGCTTGTGTTGTTTTAGGTTTTCTGGATCATACTAACTGGTTTTGCCGTATATGGGTTTTACTATATAGATAACAGATGGCTTGAATAATATATGAGAAATAGAAACGGAGGGAGATACTTATCATAAATGCGTTATCATTGACAAATTATTTATCAAATAATGTAGATGCGTGTATCTCCCTCCTTGAAAGTATGGAATATACGCAAATCACATACCGACAGCAAAAAAATGAGCTGCGTTTTAGTCGAGAAGAAGGTTTAAATCCAACAGCAATGCGTTTGAAATTAGATACTTTGAAGTTTGATGGGTTTTCAATTAATCTTCATGGAAATCTATTTTCTCTGGTCATGCAAACAAAAAAGCTGTCGTTTCCTAAAGCACTGCATTATATTGCCAATCAATTGGGGTTAGAGAAAAGTCAGTTTAGTGGTAAAATCCGCTATCCGTTTTCTGGTTTCTATAAAGGTCTTATGAAAGAGATTAACGAACCAGAGTATGCAATGAAAATTTATGACGAATCTGAAATTGATGAATATCTTGGCAAATACAACACAATGTTTTTCAAAGATGGAATCAACTTTCAGACGCAGGAGTTTTTCAAAGTAGGATTTGATTTGGAAAGCTGCCGTATTACTGTTCCTGAATATACTTTGGATGGCAAATTGTGTGGTGTTATGGGTAGATTGAATGATACGAAATGTTCCAAGGATGAACGGTGGTTGCCGATCATTCCTTGTTCTCGCAGTCTAACATTGTACGGTTATCATCATAATTATGATTTTATTCAACAGAAAAATATTGTTGTTGTAGGAGAATCAGAAAAGTTTGTCCAGCAGCTTCATTCAATGGGGAGCAGGATCGGACTTGCAACTTGTGGTTGTGATATAAGTGATGTTCAGGCTAAATACTTAAAGTCACTCATGACGAAAAAGATCGTCCTTGCTTATGATGAAGGTCTGGAAGAGGACAATGTAAGAATGCAAGCTGAAAAATTGATACTGGACAATGCGGTATTCAAAAATAAAGTAGGCTACATTTATGATAAAGATAATCTCATTCTATCAAAAGGCAGCAAAGCAAGTCCTTCCGATTTGGGGCGAGATGCGTTCTTAGAATTAATGCAAAATCATGTCGTATGGCTTTAATAACAAGAAATGCAAGCGTGGTGATTATATGGAAAAGAATTGGATAGTTTATATTCATGTTAGTCCGAAAGGTAAAAAATACATTGGAATTACTTGTAGAAGTAAAGCCGAATATCGTTGGGGTAGAAATGGTATTAAGTATAAAAACAATCCACATTTTTGGAACGCAATACAGAAATATGGCTGGGATAATTTTGAACATATAATCATTGCCACTAACTTAAGTGATAAGGATGCCAAAGATATGGAAATTGAATTGATTAACAAATATCATACCAATTTGCCACAATACGGATACAACAGAACTCTTGGCGGCGATGGTACTTTTGGATATAAACATAAACCAGAATCAATTCAAAAAATGAAGGACAAAGAGTTTTCAGAGGAAACCAGAAAGAAACTAAGTGATAAGGCAAAACTGAGAACTGGTGTTAATAATCCGTTTTATGGGCATCGACATTCAGTAGAACAATTAGAACATCAAAGTCAAAAAATGGCAGGAAAATATGCTGGAAAGCAAAATCCACGAGTAAGACCAGTAGATCAACTGGATTTACAAGGTAATTTTATTCGTAGATTTTGGGGAGCTAAAGAAGCAAAGGTTTTACTTGGAATAAGTAACTGTCACATTTCTCAATGTTGTAACGGTCAAAGAAAGACCGCAGGAGGATATATGTGGCGATATTCAAAAGAAGGAGTATGACATGGCAAAACGAGAAGTTGATCCGAGATTAAAAAAGCTGTTTGATGAAAAGAAACAAGTATATTCAATCAGCAAAGCAAACACAATCGAAGAGTGTTTGTTTGAAGCGTACAATACTTATGTACTCCATAAGAAGGGTGTAAATGGGATTTATGGAGTATTAGGCACAAAAATTCATGATAAATTGCAGGAGATCATCGAGGGTACTGCTACGGAAGCAGAACTGCCAGATGTTCTTAATCAGGAACTTTTGGATTTGTCAATGCTTGGGATCGAGTTTCCCAAGGATTTTAAAGGTAATGACACAATCCGAAATAATTGGGTTGCTGATATGAAGCATTTTTGCAATACCTTTAAAGCCCCCAAGGGTAAGTTTGTAACTGAGGAATTGGTTATCTATCCTCTGTCTAAAGATCGTTATGTTCAGGGTTATATCGACTTGATTCGTGAGAATCCAGATGGAACAATTTCTATTTATGACTGGAAAACATCGACAGATTTTAAGGCTGCGGATTTGCTTCATCATGGCAGACAGTTAATTTTCTATGCTTTGGCAAAGGAACATGATGGTTTTAAGGTTCGAGATGTGTCTTGGATCATGTTGAAATATTGCGAAGTTACTTTCATGGGAAAGAAACGAGCAAACTCTAAAGAAAAGTCTGAAATTACAAAAGTAATTAGCCGTGGTAAGTTGATCAGCGAACTTCGTAACCATATCGAATATGATTTAACAGAGTTGGGTTATGACGAACTGGATATTGAGTTCATGATCAAGACTGCGTTAGACAACAATTCTTTTGATAGTCTGCCTGAAGAAATTCAAAAGAAATATACAGTTAAGCCTTATGTAAGAAAATATGATCTGACAGATGAACTTAAAGCAGAGGCGGTAAATTATCTGAATGATATGGCAGATAAATTTGAAGCACTTGATCCCGATGATGAATCTCAGTGGCCTCCACGCTCATTTGTCAGAATTAATGGCAAGGGTAATGAATCAGAGGATACTTTCTTCTGCAATAACCTTTGTAATTTCCGAAATACCTGTATTCACATCAAGAGATTCAATGAGCAGCGTATGCTTGCAAAACAGGAAAAGGACGAAGATGCGAACTTATTTTAAGTAAAATAACAAGAAATACAAGGCAATATTAACGAATAAGAGGTGTATCAATGCAGAATTATCATAGACATACATCATACAGTAACATCTATGTTGCCGATTCTGCTGCCGTCAATGAAGATTATGCAAAAAGAGCAGTAGAACTTGGACATAAAGTTATTTCAAGTGTGGAACATGGATGGCAAGGTTACTATTTTGAAACCTATGAACTGGCAAAAAAATATGATCTCAAATTTATTTTTGGCGCAGAAGCCTATTGGGTGAAGAATCGACTTGAAAAAGACCGTACCAATGGTCATATTATCATGCTGGCAAAGAACGAAAATGGACGCAGGGCAATTAACAGCATTCTTTCTACCGCTAATGAGGATGGCTACTATTTCCGTCCTCGTGTCGATGTTGAATTGTTGTTGAGCCTTCCTGCCGATGATGTAATGATCACGACTGCTTGTATTGCATTCTGGCACTATGATGATATTGAAGATATTCTGGTGCAATTACATAACCATTTTAAGAAAAATCTCTTTCTTGAAATTCAGTATCACGATACAGAACCACAGGCAAAATTAAACCGGCGTATTCTTGCCTTATCTGAAAAGTATGGCATTGAAATGATTGTTGGTATGGACAGTCATTATATTTATCCTGAACAGTCAAAAGAGCGAGATTATATTCTTGCCGCAAAAAACATTCATTATGAGGATGAAGATGGATGGTTTATGGACTATCCAGACGATGAAACTACTATGAATCGTTTCTTGAAGCAAGGCGTATTTACCAAAGATCAAATTCAGAGAGCAATGGATAATACGGATTTGCTTTTGGAGTTTGAGGATTATGCAATTGACAACCGCATTTTCTCCAAAGATATTAAGTTGCCTTCTCTTTATGACGGTCAGCATACAATTGACGGTGTTTTACTCCCTAAATTAGATCAGGAGCAAAGAAATAAAGAATATAGCAAGCTGATTTCTAAATTGTTCAAGGCATATGTCAAAGATATAGATGAATCTCAGCATGACGAATATTTTGATGGTGTTAAGAATGAGGTTCAAGTCATCAAGGATACGAATATGTCTGATTACTTCCTGATTGACTATTACATGGTTAAGAGAGCGTTGGAAAAGGGCGGTGTTCTAACTGACTCAGGGCGTGGCAGCTCTGTTGGTTATTTTACAAATACATTGCTTGGCTTCTCAAAAGTTGACCGTTTTCAAAGCCCTATTAAGTTGTATCCTGAGCGTTTCATCAGTAAAAGTCGTATTCTTGAAACAAAGAGCCTCCCTGATATTGACTTGAACTGGGGTACACCAGATATTGCAGCCGAGGCACAGGAAGAAATTCTTGGCAAGGATCATGCTTATCCTATGATTGCATTCGGCACTTGTAAGAAAAAGAGTGCATTTAAGCTGTACGCCAGATCACAGAATATGGATTTTGATTTAGCGAATACCATTTCTGGTCAGATTGAAAAATATGACGATGCTCTCAAGTATGCGGACGATGATGAAAAGGATGAAATCGACATTTATGATTATGTCGATGAAGAATATCATTCTTACATTGACGCAAGTAAAAAGTATCAGGGTATCATCATGGATAAAAAGAAAGCCCCTTGCGCTTACCTTTTGTATGATGGCAGCATTCGTGAGGAAATTGGTCTGATCAAATGTAAGAGCGAAACTACTAAGAAAGAGTATATGACCGCCGTAATTGACGGTGCAATCGCTGAAAACTACAAGTTCCTGAAAAACGATATTCTGAAGGTTGATGTTGTTTTGCTGATTGACCTTATTTACAAGCGTATTGGTTTGAAGCATCATACCGTGAATGAGTTGATGGAACTGGTTAAAAATGATCAGGCAGTTTGGGACATTTACGCAAACGGCTATACAATGGGAGTTAATCAGGTTGAAAAGGCATCTACAACCAGAAAATCCATGAAGTATAAGCCTCGAAATGTATCTGAGTTGTCGGCATTCATCGCAGCTATTCGTCCTGCGTTTAAGTCAATGTATTCAAAACTCGAAAACAGAGAGGACTTTTCTTACGGCATCCCTGCTTTTGATAAGATTTTGCAGACAGAAGAACTTCCACAAAGTTTCATTCTGTATCAGGAGCAGACTATGAACACGCTGAACTATGCTGGATTCCCTATTGATGAATGTTATGGCATTATCAAGGCAATTGCAAAGAAACATCCAGAAAAGGTTAAGCCTTTGAAAGAGCGTTTTATTACCGGATTCAAGGATAAAATCATGCAGGATGATGGAATTCCAGCAGATAAAGCAGAGGAAGATAGCGCACGAGTATGGCAGATCATTTCTGACTCTTGTGGTTATGGATTTAACTCCGCTCATGCTTACTGTATGGCATTGGACAGTTTGTATAACGCATATCTGAAAGCACATTATCCTTATGAGTTCTATGAGGTTCTGCTTCAGACATACTCCGATAAGGGCAAGAAGGATAAAGTCGCAGAACTCAAGCAGGAAATGAGCAAAGCATTTGGTATTAAAGAGGGCGAATATAAGTTTGGTCTGGATAATCGTAAATTCAAAGCTGATCCAGATAATCAAACAATCTATCCTTCTCTTCTATCCATTAAAGGATTGAGCCAAGGTTGTGCAAATGACCTGTATGCAATGGGACAAAAGAAATATGAGAATTTCTATGAATTGTGGAAGGACATGAAAAAGAAAAAGAATCTCAATAGCGGCAAGGTAAACACGCTGATTGAAATCGGTTACTTTGATGACTTCGGCACTATCGGTAAGATTAAACGATTCATTGATATTCTGGATCAGCTTTATGACCGTTCTCAGTTCAGCAAGTCCAATCCTCCTGTTGAATTTCTGCCAATTATCAGAAAGTATTCCGAGGAAACTGACAAGCAATATCGTAAGTTTGATTATGATGCAGCTCTGACAGAAATTTGGGAAACTCTTGAGGATATTGATATTCCTTTCAACGAGAGATTGAAATATGAATTGCAGAACATTGGGTATGTCAAAACACTGGTTCCTGATATGTCCCCTGATTATGCTTTTGTTCAGGAATATGAATGCAAATATAAGAATCCCAAATTGACTTTATATCGTCTTGCTGACGGCAGCACTGAGATTGTTAAAGTAAGACGCAAGAAATATGACGAGGCTCCAATTAATGTTGGTGATATTATTAAGACTATTGAATGTTCTGAAGAAGGTCGATGGTCAAAAGACAACAATGGCGATTGGCAGCAGGATAATTCCGATAAGGAAAGCATCTTGAAAAAGTGGAGTTTTGTCAGAGATGAAGCAAAAGAGGATAAATAACATGAAAATAAAAATTGGATACATAAGAGATAATGATCTAAAACTCAATCCACATTTGACCGAGCGTTTTCAATTTAAAGAGGCAACTTTCACAAGACGAATTTCAAATCGTGGGGATAGAGTATATTCAAAAATGCTGCTTTATCCTGTTGATTATGAAGAAATCGTGAGCAATGCCAAAATTATGAGAGATAATCCTTCTGTAATTTTGGTGCGTGAACCATTTTTGCTTGATGATGAATTGCGTGAAAAGGTAACAAAATGGGTTGAGTGGGCAAACAATACTGATCCAAGCGAATATGACCCTTTTCATTCTAAGGAGGGCGTATGAATTTAACGAAATACGAACAAGAAACAATTATCAATTATAACAACGAAGAAAAGATTGCTTCCATCTTTACATACAACAAGTCGTTAATCCGCAAACTGGACAAAAGATTGGCTGAAATGTCAGACATGAAACTCATTTGCAGAGGCGAAGATTTTGCGGAATATAGTTTGCCTAAGAAATGGATTAAGGTTGTGTTCCCAAGACAATACTCTGACGAACAAAGGGCAGAAATGGCAGAACGCATGAAAGCTGCACGAGAGAAGTAATTATTAACCCCGATAAGGTACAAAATGCTCGTAAAAGGAGTTAAATGTTCCCTATCGGGTATAGGAGGAGAAAATGACAGTACATGATATTGCTCCTAATGCAAAAGTAAGAGCATATGAATTGAAAAATGGTGATGAATTTGCAATTTCAATTGATCGTAATTTTTCAGAAGTATTAAGCATGATGCGATTAACCACAAGCCGTCATATGTTTTATCCTATGAAAGTATTTAAGCGAGTAACTTGGTATAAACCAAGAACATGGTTTCAAAAATATATGATAGTCAAATATGCGGAATTCATATGAGGGGAGGTAATTACGATTTTATCCCTATATAAATATACCGATAAAGAACTTGAGCAGCTTGTAAAGTCTATTGTAATTCTGGTTGACACAAGAGAAAAACAAAATGCTCATATCATCGAATGGCTGGACAAAAAGAAAATCCCACATAAGTCAAAGGCTTTGTCAAATGGAGATTACAGTTTTTACATCCCAGCAAATCCAGATTTGAACATTGACCGTGATCTTTATTTCGATCATGAAATTATGATCGAGCGCAAAGGATCGTTGGAGGAATTGAGCAGTAATTTCTCTCAGCAGAGAGCAAGATTTGAAGAAGAGATGGCTACATACAGCGGCTTGAAATATCTGTTGGTAGAGAATGCAAATTATCAAGATGTTGTTGATGGGAAATATGATACTAAGTTTTCCAATAAAGCATATCTTGCCAGTTTGCATACCTTTAATCAGAGATACGGACTTCAACTTATGTTTATGCCTGATCCGTCTTACTCAGGGTGGTTTATGTATGGCGTGTTCACATATTATTTAAAACATAAACTGCGATAAACCTCTTGACAATAACCAGAAATGCAAGTATAATATAGGAGGCAGGATAGAAAGCCTTTATTCTTCCTCTGAATAACAATAAATACAAGAAAGGAATTGTTGCCTATGGGCGAAAAAGTGAAACGAATTCACGAACTTGTGAAGCAGCTCAATGAATACCGTGACGCATATTACAACAGAGCAGAATCGCTTGTAGTGGATTCAGAATATGATCGTCTATTTGACGAACTAAAGGCATTGGAAGCAGATACAGGCGTTGTTCTGATGAATTCACCAACCAGCACTGTTGGTTACGATGTAAAGAGCAAACTTGAAAAGGTTTCTCATGATATTCCTTTGCTCTCTTTGGATAAGACAAAGGATGTTGATGAACTTGTAAAGTTTATGGGAAATCACAAATGCTTGCTGATGTATAAGTATGATGGTCTGACTGTCGAGTTAATTTACAATGAGGGCAACCTGATTCAAGCGTCTACTCGTGGCGATGGTTATACTGGCGAGGACATTACTCACAATGCAAAAACTTTTAAGAATATCCCTCTGACGATTCCTTACAATGGCTTCTTGCGTGTGGTTGGTGAGGCAATTATTCATAAGCATGATTTCCAGAAAATTAATGATAATCTCCCTGCTGGTGAAAAGCCTTACGCAAATGCCAGAAACCTCGCTGCTGGCTCTGTACGACAGCTTGATAGTGCGGTTTGCGATACGAGAAATATTCATTTTATGCTGTGGGATGTGCTGGAAGGCTTAGATGATCTGCCGACATTGGATGATCTTTTCCCTGCATCGGATAGCCGTATGACAAAATTCTTTGCTTGTGAGAGATTGGGTTTTGAACTGCCATATGCTTGTCGTTTTGAACAGGAGAGTTCTGCTTTTATTATTCAAGATGCAATTGAGCATATGAGAGATCAGGCAATTGAAAAAGGTATTCCTATTGATGGCATGGTTATGAAGTATGACAGCATTTCCTATTCCAAGCAAAAGGGAGGCACTTCCCATCACAACAATGATGGTATTGCGTTCAAGTTTGAAGATGAAACCGCTGAAACTGTACTCCGTGAAATTGAATGGTCTATGGGTAGAACTGGTCAACTTACTCCTGTTGCGATTTTTGATCCAATTGAATTGGATGGAACGATTGTCACGAGAGCCAGCGTTCATAACCTGAGTTATATCAAGGACTATGATTTGAATATTGGCGATAAGCTGAAAGTCTATAAAGCCAATATGATTATCCCTCAGATTCTTGAGAATATTTCTGCAACAGAGCGTGGTACAAAACATGGCGTTCAGTATCCAGATGCTTGTCCTGTTTGCGGCGGCAGCATTCGAGTAGAACAGGTGAATGATACAGAGTCAGTTTATTGTGATAATCCGAAGTGCAACGGCAAAAAGCTGGGTAAGTTTTCTCATTATGTCAGTAAGCCAGCAATGAATATTGATGGTCTATCAGAAGCAACTTTGGAGAAATTCATCAACAGTGGATGGCTGACTGATTTCACCGATCTCTATCATCTTAACAGATACGATAAAGAAATCATGAGAATGGAAGGCTTTGGTAAGCGTTCCTATGACAAACTCATGACCGCCATTGAAGCATCAAAATCTACTACACTGGCAAGACTATTGATCTCTTTGGGTATTCCGTATATCGGTAAGACAGCATCAAAAGCAATTTCAAATTATTGTGCTGGTGATCCGTACAAGTTCATTGAATTAATCAACAATGATTTTAATTGGATGCAGCTTGAGGATTTTGGTGAGGTTATGTCTGCCAGCCTGAAAGACTGGTTTAGTGATGACAATAATTTCAAATTGTATCATTGTATTGTTGGGCATTTGAATATTCAGATTGAAAAAGCTATCACAACGCCTGTTGCCGATAATCCTTTCAATGGCAAAACTGTTGTTGCTACTGGCAGCTTACAGAACTTTACCAGAGATGGTATCGGAAAGAAGCTGGAAGAATTAGGAGCAAAGGTTGGCAGTTCTGTTTCTAAGAAAACAGACTATGTAATTGCTGGCGAAAAAGCTGGTTCTAAGCTGACAAAAGCAAAAGAACTTGGCGTTCCAGTTCTGACAGAAACCGAATTTATGGCAATGATCGGAATGTAAGCCTAAATAAAATAGGCTGTCCGACATAGACAGCCTATTTATCTTTTATTCGATTGTGATGCCGAGTTTTTCTGCAATTTCTTCATTGGTCATTCCAGATGCTTTTGCTTTATTAAGCAGTTCTTTCAATTGACCAGCTTTGGAAACACGAGGAACAGGATTTAAAATAGCTTGCTTTTTAACTTCGAGAGCGGCAATCTTTTCTTCCTGCTTTGCAATGGTTGCTTTACAGGTTGCTATTTTAGCATCAATCTCAGCAACTCGTTCCTCAGCAGAGCGGCGCACGATCTTACGCTTTTCAGTATTAGCCATAATAGTCACTCCTATTTTAAGATGGATATGATAATTGTACCACATTCAATGATTTGAGTAAACAAGAAAGAAGAGAATAAATGAAGAAATATACTTATTCAAATCAGGATTTAATGAAAATGCAAGCAAGGCCACTTGAAACAAAAATTCAAGTTTCTGCTGCAAAGTTCCTTGAATTCTGTCAAAAAACGAATTGGAATGTTTCTCTCTCATTTTCGGGGGGGCAGACAGTTCAGTTTTGTTTGATATGTTTGCAAAGCATTGGTCTATTCACCGTGATCAGCATCATGACAGTCCTTTGATTGTTATCTACGCAAACACAAGTAATGAGTTTGCATCAATGCCAAGTCATGTGAAATCCTTTTGCAAGTATATCGAACAGAAATATAACATTCAAGTTGATTTACATATCGCAAGAGGAAAGGTCACTTATTTTGATGTTGTTCGCACAGATGGTTATCCTGTGGCAAGCAAGAAAATTGCGAGAATGGTTCGAGATGTAAGAACTTATTTTAAAACACACGACATTCATTATAGTGACATTGAAAACTATTTAGACCGAGGCATGGAAACAGCAGAGTATTTTCGTTCTCTTAACTTTCCGCACTCAGTAGTTTTGTACTTATCTGGTTATACCAGTAAAAATGAACTTTGTAAAACATGGTGTATTCCAAAGAAATGGAGATGCTTAATTGATGCACCTTTTGATGTAAGTGAAAAATGTTGCTCATATTTGAAAAAGCAGCCAATTCGCTTAGTGGATAAAGAAGTCAATACAAATCCTATTTACGGAACACTCGCAGAAGATAGTCAGATCAGAAAAGAGGCTTATCTAAAAACTGGCTGTAATGCCTTTAAAGCATCAGGAAGGTCTAAATCCACTCCGATGGGTTTCTGGACAAGACAAGATGTTCTCCGTTATCTTTATGAATTTAATATTCCGATTGCGCCGCCATACGGTGAAATTGTATTACATGAAAACGGTAAATATGAATTCACTAAAGAACACAATACTGGATGTAAACTATGTCTTTTCGGATGCCATTTAGAGCATGAACCAAATCGAATTCAGCGTCTTGCAGAATTGGAACCAGCTACATATCGTTTCGCAATGAAAGACCGTAGCGAAGGTGGTCTTGGCTATCGTGAAATAATGGAGTATTTAAATATTCCATACGAAAATAAGAAAGAGGAAACCGATGAAACATCCAATTAGACTGATGTTGGTTGTTGTAGTGATTATCATCTTGATCTTATTAATCACAACAACAGTTTCAAGTCAGAATAACACAGAAACAAATGTAGATTATGATCCTATATGCACTACTATGACTATGGTGTGTTATAGTCCTAATCCAACAAATGAATCTATGGATTCTACCGTACTGCAAGCCCCCCCGCCGACAACGATTTACATAGAGGAAGAAACTCCTGAACCTGAACCTGAACCAGCAGCTTATCAAGAAATTGCTGATGTAATCACAGATGACGAGATTGAAATGCTTGCCAGATTGCTTTTCTTGGAGGCTGGCAATCAGTCAATTGAAGGACAGAGAGCCGTAATTGAGGTCGTGTTTAACAGGCTTCTGAGCGATGAATTTCCGAACACACTTAATGATGTTGTGTATGCGGAAAATCAGTTTTCTCCTGCTCATTTAATTCCCAGCACTACTCCAACAGATGAACAGTATGAAGTGATTCAGATTGTACTTACAGATACAGAAACGGTATTGGATCGTGGAGTAGTATTCTTTTCTCGTGGGCAATATAATGATTACCTTTACGATAAAATTGGCGATCATTATTTTTGTTATTCAACTAAATCATATCAAAATAAAATGAAAGGAACAGAACAATGAAGCGAAATTATTATCCGAACTACAAGAACTGGATGGAACATCCTAACTCCGAGTCAAGTAAGCAGCGCAATGAGCAGCGCATGAAAAATCCTCCCACGAAGATTTGCTGTGCTGACTGTGGTTCCAGCAATGGTACACTCCATAAGATCAAGCGCAATGGCGTAAAGACATATGTTTGTGACTATTGTTTCCAGTCCATGCAGGATGACGATTAAGCACAAATAACAAGAAATACAAGTATATCATAGGAGGTTTTCAATGAGAGTAGTAAGTCCAAGTTTTGAAATTCTGACACCTATTGATGCAGATGAAGCCTTAAAACTGATTGAGAATGTTGGTCGAACTTGCTATAAGAGCGAAGATAAAATCACTGAAGAGTCAGCACTGCCTTTTGTTTCTGGCATTATCAAGCGTGGACATGAAGCAGTTATTGAGCATCATTCTTTCATCTTTGAATTAAGCAATACCAGCTATACAAAATTGAGAGGTTCGATTCTTCTGCTGGAACGCTGTGGATTTAATAGCTTTATTCGCTTTACATCTACCAATCGTCATGTTGTATCTGCAAATGTTCGTGCATGGAGAGATTTCTTCAAGGCTTGTTTGGATAATAATGTAATGATTCCTGAATTTGTATGGGAATTCATTCATGAGAATAAAGTGTTTTTCCCTGAATTTAAGGATATTGGAATGGATGTAAATGTCAATTCTAATGATCTGTTTAAGCCCCTGACCATTTATGAACTGCAAGAGGGTACAGAGCAGCTTACTCATATCGACATGACAGTTCGCTTAACCAATGATCGTGGCGTTTCTCACGAGGAAGTCCGTCATCGTGTGGCAAGTTTTGCACAGGAAAGCACCAGATATTGCAATTACGCAAAGGATAAGTTCGGCTCTGAGGTTACATATATCGACATTAAGGGCGGTATGGAGTATGACAGCAAGGTTCATAACCTTCCCGCTGAAATTCAGCAACAGATTTATGATGAATGGGTTCAGGCGTGTATTGATGCAGAGCGTCACTATAACCGCATGATTGAACTTGGTGCAACACCTCAGATTGCTCGTTCTGTTCTGAATAATTCCACTAAGACTGAGATTTGTATCACTATGAATCTTGCAGAGTGGAGGCATTTCTTTAAGCTGCGCTGCGCTCCCTCAGCACACCCTCAGATGCGTGAAATTGCCATTATGCTGTTGAAGGCTTTTAAAACACTGATTCCTCATGTCTTTGATGATATTGAGGTGGCGGCATGAAAGTAATTTGTATTTCAGGTAAGGCTCGTCATGGCAAAGATACTCTTGCAGGAATGCTTAATGAACATTTGAAAGCCAATGGTCATCGTGTTCTGATTGCTCACTTTGGCGATCTGGTTAAGTATATCTGCGAGAAATTCTTTGCATGGAATGGGGCAAAAGATGAAAAGGGCAGAACATTGCTTCAGTATGTCGGCACAGATGTTGTTCGTACTCAGCGTCCAAGTTATTGGACTGACTTTATCGTAAGTGTTCTGCAATTGTTTCCTAATGAATGGGATTATGTTCTGATTCCAGATTGTCGTTTTCCCAATGAGGTTGAGTGTTTCCGTGAAAACAATATGGACACAATGCTGATCCGTATTAATCGTCCTGATTTTGCATCAGATTTAACACCAGAACAAGCAAATCATCCTTCGGAAACGGCAATGGACAATTATCCTTTTGTTGATATGTTTGTGATCAACAATGGTTCATTACAGGACTTATCTAACAAAGTAGAGGAAATCGCTAAGTATTTGTAAAAGGTGTTTGGTATGGATCGAGAAAAGAAAATTATTCTCTGTGACGCAGATGATGTAATCGAAAATCTGATTGATTGCTGGATTTCAGCAATTAATCAGAGATATGGAACAACGGTAAAACCATCAGAAGTTACAGATTGGGATGTAAGTTTATTTTTCCCGACTCTCACAAAAGAACAAGTATTTGCTCCGATTAAGGAGAAAGACATTTGGAGCAATTTGGAACGCATCCCAAATTGTTTCGAGGTCTTAAAAGAAATTAATGACAAGCATATTCTGCGTATTGTTACAGCAACGCATTATAACACTTGTGATAAGAAAATTGAAAGAATTTTGGAATTATATCCGTTCTTGAATTGGAAACAGTTCATCATCACTTCTCACAAGCAGCTTGTTCATGGAGATTATCTAATTGATGACGGAGTTCACAATGTAACCGGCGGTGATTATCAAGGTATCTTGTTTAGCCGCCCACATAACCAGTCATTCGATGCTCAAGCGGCTGGTGTGATCCGTGTATCAGAGTGGAAAGAAATCCGCTCCATTATTTTAGATTAAGGAGGGAAGTATTTTGAGCAAGGTAATTCTTTATTCGACTGGATGCCCATCATGTAATGTTCTGAAAAAGAAGCTGACTGCAAAGGGTATTCAGTTCGAGGAAAACACTGATCAGGAATTAATGAGAAGCATGAATTTTGTTCGTGTACCTGTTCTTGATGTAGATGGTAAGCAGATGGATTTTGCGGCAGCTAATAATTGGATCAACGAACAGGAGAATGTGCAGTGAATATTAATATCGAACTGAAAAAGAATTTTATCAACGCATACAATAAGATGCAAAACGAATACGGCGAGGAAATTGCAAGTATCAATGGCTTTTCTGCTGGTCAGTTAAGTTATACGGACTTCATTGATAATTTCATTGATTCTGATACTGTTGCCGATGCCTCTGTCGATGGCAATGCCAATGTCGGTCAGAAAGACATTGTTACTTTGATCAATGAGATGCCTAAGCCCCATCAAAAGCTATTGGCATTCAATAAAATTCACTACGAAATCAATAAGAAGTACGGTTTTAAGGTAGCAAATGATTGGCTGCGTAATGAGTGGGATGGACACCTGTATCTGCACGATGCAAACACTTCAACCTTTGTTCATTACTGCTTTGCTTATGATCTGAAAGATTTGGCAGAAAAGGGCTTGTTCTTTATTGAAAACTTCAATGCCGAACCTCCCCAGCATCTTGAAACATTTGTTGATTTCGTAAAGGAATTTGTAAGCTGGACTTGTAACCGCAGCTCTGGTGCTGTTGGTCTGCCCAATCTGATTCCTTATATGTATTATTTTTGGAAGAAGGACTGTGCTGAGAATCTGTATGTCGATAATGATCGTGCAGCTCGTCAGCAGATTCAGCGTTTGATTTATGCACTGAACCAGCCTTTCCTCCGTGGCGGCATTCAGTCTGCATTTACTAATACAAGCATCTTTGATAGACCTTATCTTGAGGCTCTGTTTGGTGGCTCTGAATTCCCCGATGGTTCTTTCATGATTGATGAAATTGACGGAATTATGGAGTTCCAAAAGGTATTCCTTGAAACAATGGCAAAGATTCGTTCTAAGAACATGATGACTTTCCCTGTTAATTCTATTTCTCTGCTCCGTGTTAATGGCAAGTTTGTCGATGAAGATTTCGCTCGTTACGCTTGTCAGCACAATATGAAGTGGAATGATAGTAATCTGTTTATTGATGATTCTGTTACCAGTCTGTCTAACTGCTGCCGTCTGAAGAGCAATATTGAGGATTTGGGTTATTTCAACTCCATCGGCGGTACTGCTCTGAAAGTTGGTTCTGTAAAAGTCAGCACGATCAATCTGGCAAGACTGGCTCTTGAAAACAAAACCGAGGCTGATTATCTGGCAGCTCTCAAAGAACTGGTTATTCTGAACCTCAAGGCTTTGGACAGTATTCGTCATATCATCAAGCGAAATGTGGATAAGGGTTTGCTGAGAAACTTTACATTGAATCTGGTAGACTTTGAGCATCTTTATAACACCATTGGTTTTATTGGCATTTATGAAACCATGAAAACTTTTGGTTACATTCGTAAGGATGAATTTGGTAATACATATTACACTCAGGAAGCAGAAAATTTTGGTAAGCAGATTTTTGAGGTAATTCACAGCACTAAGGCTGAATTTGCCAAGACTGTCGATTATCAAATCAACTGTGAACAGATTCCCGGTGAAACCGCAGCCGCAAAGCTGATGAAAAAGGACTTGTTCTTCTATCCTGAAGAAACCGTTACCGATCTGCCTCTGTATGGCAATCAGTTCATTCCGCTGGGTATTAAGACTACCCTCAAAGAGCGTATCAGAATTGCATCTATGTTTGATAAGTTCTGTAATGGCGGCAGCATTCTCCATGTAAACATCGAGGCTCCTTTTGCTACATTCGATCAGGCATGGGATATGCTCAATTACATTGCAGATCAGGGCGTAACATATTTTGCGTTCAATACCAAGATTCAGGCTTGCAAGAACAATCACGCTTTCTTTGGCAGTGTGTGTCCTGAGTGCGGTTGCCCTGTGGAAACAGAATACACACGCATTGTTGGATTTTATACTCCAATCAAGACTTATTCTAAGGAACGCAAGGCAGAGTATCAAATGAGGGAGTGGGAAAATATTGCGCATTAAAGGATTGGTTGACGAAGATTTTGTAAATTACAAAAAACCATCCATGTTCATCATTTTCCCATACTGTACCTTTAAATGTGAGAAAGAGGCAAAGGTTCACTGTTGTCAAAACAGTGACCTTGCCCGTTCTCCAATAATTGAAATAAGTGCAGAAAATATCATTGAAAGATATATATCTAATAAAATCACAAAATCAATCGTATGCGGTGGTCTTGAACCAATGGACAACTTTGATGATTTGTCACAACTTCTATATAGTTTTCGTGACAAAAGCGAAGATGACTTTGTGATTTATACTGGATACACAAAACAAGAATGCGAACAAAATGGATGGATTTCTGTTTTATCTAAAGTACCAAATGTAATTATTAAATTTGGTCGTTATATTCCGAATTCAACATCTCATTATGATGATATTCTTGGAATTAATTTAAATTCTGAAGGACAGTTTGCGGAAAGAATTTCTTGAGGTGGTGTTTATGGTTAAAGTGCAAAATGATAATAATTATATTGAATTTACCAGAACTGAATTAGCAGAATCAGAAAAGAATTATCCAGTTAATTTAACAAAATCACAAGATGAATCGGTTGATAATATTGATTATATTGTTGATATGATGGAAGCACTGAAACAATTTAGATATACAAAAGCGACTGTAGATAGCAGCATATCTAACAATGATACTACAACATCGACATACAAAAATACTGATGGAGTAGAAATTGTTGGTGGCTTTTTCAATGAGGTAAAAAATAATGAGAATTTTTAAAAATCCAAATAAAGAGCTTGTAAAAGAAATAGAGCAAAAAAAGAAAGAAAATGGTGGCTATTGCCCCTGTGTATTAGAAAAAACACCTGATACAATATGTATTTGTAAGGAGTTTAGAGAAATGGATGAAGGTATGTGCCATTGCGGGCTTTACATTAAGGAGAAGTGATTTATGATCAAAAGAACAATTAAAGAAACTGTTAGTGAATATGATTCTGATGGAAAGCTGATTAAACAAACTATTACGGAAACAACTGAAGATGATGATACGATTTATTATCCATCATATCCGATTCAGCATCCTACCATTTATGGTGTTGAGCCTACTTGCGTTTGTAATACTTCTAAGGAGCAATAAAATGAACAAGTTTGAATTAATTTCCGAAAAGGAATATGAAAAGACTGTTGCTGAGGAATTTAAGGCAAAGAACGGTGTTCTGAGTTATCAGAATTATGATGAACTGAAAGTGCCTCGTAGAGCAACACAGGGCAGTGCTGGTTATGATTTCATTTCTCCCATTTCCTTTAAACTGAAAGCGGGACAAACAATCAAGGTTCCCACTTGCATCAAGTGTAGTTTGAGCCGTGGTAATGTTCTTATGCTATTCCCTCGTAGCAGTTATGGATTTAAGTATCGTATGCAGCTCGACAATACTGTTGGTGTTGTTGATCAGGACTATTACAATAATGAATCCAATGAAGGTCATATCTTTATCAAGATCACAAACGACAGTAAGAGTGATAAGGTTCTGACCGTCAATAAGGGTGATGCTTTTGCTCAAGGAATTATCATGCCTTTTGTCATTACTGATGACGATGATGTAACTGCCCTCCGAACTGGTGGAATTGGTTCTACATCAAAGAGTTGATTGATGTTTTTTACTGAGAAAGGACAGATACGATGATCTGCGTAAGTAACAATACATTCGTAAATATTGATGGAGATGAAATTTACATCAATAATAAAAGAGTTCCTGATTTGCCACATAAATCATCTTCTGTGAACATTACTACTATCAATGATAGGGTGTTTGTTAATGGATATGAATATAAAGATGGAAAATGGAAACGAACTTTAGCCGCTCTATGGAATTTATTCTTTTAATTACGATTGGAGAATATAGATGAAGTACAGAGTATATGACACAAAAAGAAAGAAGTATGTCACCGACCTTCCATATTGGATATTAAAACCAAATGGAGAACTTGCCGAAAATTTATATGGAGATGAAATTGGTCGTTCTGAATGCATAGTCGAGTTTTCATCAGGTATTCCAGATCAAAATGGTATTGAAATTTATGATGGTGATATTGTAAAAATCAATCCTGATGTTGAAGAAATGTTCCGAGTTAAAAGCGGCAGAGTTTATTACCGTGGAGGCGCATTCTTTGTTGGCAGCGGCGAATCATTCCTTAACTCTATTTTCACATTAGTTGATTTTAAATATGTTTTGCGTGGCTGTGTAATCGGTAACATTCATGATGAACTTTCAGAAGAAATAAAGGAGTGACATTATGCTTGTATGCGGAGATCAGCGCAGAGATATTGAAGTAGTCGAACAATCTGCCGCCACATCGTTTGAAAGCAAACATCATTTCACAGCAGAAGAGGTCGTGTCGATTGTAGAGCTTTTTAAAAGAAGTACATTCCAATGTCCAATATGCAGAAAAATTATTTTCCCTGATATTGGTATTAATCCAGCAGGAGAACTTTACACAGTTCATGATGAAATTTTTGCATATGGAGCGAGAGGCGCAGTTAAGGAATTTTTGCCAGCAAAGTCATGCAAGGATTGCAAACCTAAATTCAATAACATGGCAAAGAAACTTAATCAAATACTGTCCAAAGCAAACGATTAATTTATCGCCAAATAACGATAAATACAAGAACAAATTAAAGTATCCGTAAAAAATAGGCGATAGGGTATTAAACCTTATCGCCTTTATTTAAAGTGAGGTGAGATAATGGAAAGAATGAAAATTCCATATAATCAAAGACTATGTATTTCAATTGAAGAAGCTGCCGAATATTCAATGATCGGAGAAAATCGTCTACGCAGTATCATTGATAACGATAAATACAAGAAGGAGCTGGATTGGGTTTTACATACAGGACAAAGAGTTCGAATTAAAAGACCTTTGTTCGAAAAATGGGTTTTGCAACAAAGCTATTTGTAAAATATGCAAAGTAAGTTTTTAGTAAGTTAATGATTATTTTAAATTTATGCGGTTGACAGAAGATGCCGCAATTCGTATAATTAATATGTATGCTTGTATTGCGGTTTCTTTTGTCGGAAAGGATATGCGATGGCTAAAGAACGGCGTGATACGAAAAATCGACTGTTATGGAAAGGAGAATATCAAAACGCTGATGGCAGATATATGTATCGTTACACCGATGCCAAAGGCGTACCAAGATTCGTTTATAGCTGGACTTTAACTCAGTCAGATCGGACACCAAAAGGAAAGCAACCGGGAATTTGCTTGCGAGAACTTGAAAAATCAATCGCAAAAGACTTGCAGGATGAAATTGACACATTCAATGCAAGAAAGACTACGCTGGACGCTTTTTGGGAGGACTATATATCTGACAAAAAAGAGTTGAAGAAAAGTACACGCAGCAACTATAAATATATGTATGATAAGTATGTGCGTGACGAACTTGGCAACAAAAGACTGGTAGACATTAAATACAGCACGATCAAGAAGTTCTACAACTCTCTGCTTGAAAATGGTTTCAAGCCAAACAGTATGGAAATTATTCATACGATCCTTCATCCAGTGTTTGCGATTGCAGTGCGTGATGGATATATTCGTCTGAATCCTACTGATGGAGTTATGACTGAGATCAAGAAAAGTCATGATTGGGAGAAACCAAAGCGTCATGCTCTAACCGAGCCACAACAGGAAGTGTTTGTGAATTTTGTGCGAGAGCATAAGACTTATAATCACTGGCTTCCAATTTTCACTGTGTTACTTGGCACTGGATGCAGAGTAGGAGAGGTAACAGGACTTCGGTGGGAGGACTGTGATTTTCAGAACAACATCATTGAGATCAATCACAGCTTGATTTACAGACCTGAAGAAGATACTCGAAAGTCTGTATTTCATATTACAACGCCAAAGACAAAATCAGGCATTCGTGAAATACCGATGTTCGCAGCCGTGAAAAAGGCGTTGCTGGAAGAACGATTACGACAAATGCGTGATGGATTCAACCAGACTGTTATTGATGGATATTCTGGATTCATTTTCTCCAACAGATACGGCAGTGTTTTGTCACCCCATAACATCAACAGAGCGATAGAGCGTATCATTAGAGATTACAACATCGAAGAAGCTGAACTGGCAAAGAAACAAAAGAGAGAACCATTATTGTTGCCGCACTTTTCAGTCCACAATCTGAGGCATACATTCTGCACTCGTTTCTGTGAAAACGAAACGAACTTGAAAGTTATTCAAGAGATTATGGGACACGCTGATATATCGACAACGATGGACATTTACAACGAGGCAACCAGAGAAAAGAAAAAGGAGTCCTTTGCAAACTTGGAGGGCAAGGTCAAGATATGCTAAGGCGTACTAAAAATCGTACTAAAATTGCCGAGCCTTTTCTAAGAAAACCTAAGAACTTTTAAGAAATTTCTGTTGCCTACTAAAACAAAAGGTGCTAAATATGGGACGAAAAGACCTGAAAACAACAAGATATAGTAGTAAAAACTGTCCTTGTCACGAGGGTTTTATAATCCCGACGATGAAGCCGCTGGACAAGTAAAGCACAAGATATAGATTCTTGCATCATAGAGAACACTACAAAATGTGATTTTTCGAAGTATCAATCATTACCTTACTAAAAATTTACTAAAAATGACTTGCAGACAATCGCATACAAGCATAGAGTAATTGAGAGGGGCTGTCCGATTCATTTCGGCAGCTCCTTTCTTTTTTACGCTTATATAAGCCCACAGAAGCCGCAGGATGGCTTTAAATGCTTTCGGCGTGTAAATCATTATCAAGAACAAAACATCGTCAGAAACGCTTTAAAACGGCTTGTGAAGTATCCGTAAAAAATGGGGAGCAGATTTCTCTACTCCCCATCCTAAAACAGTTGCTTTTCCAATTCGCAACTAATTACGATTGCGTTATTGATCGACTTTAGTATATCCACGAGCATCCTCAATAAAAGAATGAGTGCGAATACGCTGCTCATAAGATTCCTGAATAATTCTATGAGCAATATCGACCTCACCATTAGTCAATTCATGTTCCTCAAGATATTTTTCATATTTGTTATATACTTTGAAGATTCGATTGAATTCTTCTCTGGAAACAATTGACTTTTCATCTGCTACTTTCGTGGCAAAATCAATAATTCTATCACGACTGCTTTGGATAAACATTTCCTCAGTCAACTTGTTATTGTCCTTCAACGCTTGTGTAATCTCTAATAATGTTTCTTTCAATTGCTTAATAGATTCATCATATATCTCTGCTCTATTATTAACCCACTGAATCCAATCATCACGCTTTGCGATACTATCTGCTGAATAATGACTATTAACATCATTCAAAAGAACTTGAACATTTTTCAATGTCTGTGCAGCTTCGGTTTTTTCATTTTTCTTACGAGTAAACCATTTTCGAATTTTGAAAAATTCAGGTACTACTTTCCCCTTAAATTCAAGGAACTCTCCAATAGCTTGCATTGCAAAAAAGATAGCTACAAGAACAATTGCGATTTTTAATGGAATGCCCAAATATTCAATGTAATTAATCATAGATGTTATTCACCCGCTTCCTCAGCGGGAGCATTAACTACTCTACTCATATCACACATACTATCAATCATTTCACTTACAACATCCAGATCAACTTCACATTGAATAGAATCTGCTGTTGATTTAACCATTGCCATAACCCATTCTTTTTTATCTGCGCCATTCTCAAACATAACTTCTGCTCTTTCCATATAACCCATTACTAATGTAATTAACTCAGGCCAACGTTTAGTTTTAATAGATTGACTGACATATTTAATTAATTGATAAATAAGAGTAATGATAGCTGCGATTCCGGGCAAAGCAGTTACAATTAATTGGATAAGTTCCATATTCATTTTATAACCCTCCTTTTATTAAATTGCTGGACTATTTGTATTAGAAACACCAAAATTATTAGCTTTAGCTGTTGCATATTTAATGCCTTCACCGTCTGCACTTGAGTTCTCGACCTCGCTTTTATGAACAATTTTACTTAATACAATACTGCAAGCTGTACCTATAGGAGTAAAAACTACAGTCCAGCATAAAAGAGAACCCATATAACCTGTTCGTATACTTTCAAGGGCAAGATAAAAGCCACCAGCTAAACCAGCAGCCAAAAACAAAATAATATAAATTGCCAAACGATTTGTAAATCCAAGAGATGCAAGATGATTAATAATCATATTAAAAAATTTAGATATAGGATTTTGCTTTTTCTTCCCCTTCTTTCTTTTCTGGTTATATGCCATGTGCGCCACCTTCTATTTTGATTAAGCCTTACCCATCATTTGTGCAAATCGGAAAAGCACTGTCACAAGCTGTTCTCGTGTGAGAAAATCTTGCCACATACAATTAGGCTCTCCGTTAATAGTGGTTCCATTACCTTCAATTAATCCACTATTAATAGCCCAATTTCGTGCATCTTGGCTGTATGAACCAGCATCATTATCTTGAAGAGTTTTGCGATACTCTGCCAACGTTTCTGCGAATTTATTTACATCTGCCATAAAATCATCCTCACTTTCTATATCAGAAGTTAAAATCTTTTCAATGTATGCAAGAGAAACCCAACCGACTCCTGTATATCCCCATCCGCTTTGTTCTTTAGTAATGTTTACAATAGTTCCATTTTCATATGTCATAATTACAGAACCATTAATAGGAGAAGTTCTGCAATTAAGACCGCTATCCGCAACAACTTTACCTTGATAACTTACATCAGTTTCTGTAGAAATATTTCCACCACTTGCCAAACGATTGTTTACTTCGTTTACGATATTAGAGTGTAAATTATAGAGATAGTTTCCGGGACAAGCCTTAGCCGCAAACCATCTATGTACAGTTAAAATCATTTCATTTGCCTTTGGCACATATGCCAGAGTGGTATCTTTATCACCAAACCAAATTACTTTATTTTTACCATTTCTTTTGCAAATATCTGTAACTAAATTTAATAACCCAGCATATGCCGCATCCGTTACTGCATAAGGATCGGAAGTATCACTGGCTACTTCAATCGTTACGGCTCGATTGTCATTTGCTGCCGAAGATGTACACCACGAGCGATCTTTTTCTTCAACATACATTCCTATACGCCCATCATAACCAACTCCATAGTTAGAAGAAGCCTTTTTAGATGTAGGGGCAAAAATTGCGCCCAAAGTTTCAACACTACATTGACCGACAACACAGTGAATCGAAATTCTGTCAATAACGTTATTTCGTGGGCTTGATTTATTTGGGGATATTTTCGTATATACTACAAGTGAACTGTTACTCATACCAGAATTACCTCCTTCTTGAATTAAGCCAGCAAATTTATTGTAATAATTTTCGCCATAAGAAGCTCGTTTATTTTGTGCTGATGTGCTTTGGTCTGCTGGTCGTTCAAATTGTAGCAATACACAATTAGAAGCCTGTAACACAGAGGTCGCAGACTTCAAAGTAGATAAAACGTTCTTATAACCAGAACTTAACTCTTGAAAAAGAAATTCCAATTGCATCGTAAGATCGCCAATAGATTTTCCTGTAGATTTTGCGTAATTATAAAGTGCTTGTTTTCTGCTCCAAAAAGTCCACTGTGCAAGCCCATAACCAGCACTATCATGAACAAAATTTCCGTAACTTCCAGTATCAACAGCAGACGTATATTCATCATCTGTCATATTTAGCTTATTATTGTATGTATTCTGAAGATTTGTTGGAGAAAGGCCAGATTCCGCAAACAAATTTCCCATAAGTCCAGCCGCTCCAAAATCATTTAAACCTTGCGATTTTAAGAATTCCCAAATTGTTTTGTCGTTTGCCATTTTATACCTCCCGATAAAAACAAAGGTTATTCGAATTCATCTTCATCGTCACCTCTACCATCGCCCTCACAAAATTTCGCAATAGTATCCTCGTCAACGACATCTCCTTCTTCATCGTAGATAAAGCCGGTTTCCTCATCATAATTAAGCTGACCGACATAGGGCAGGTCATCATCAATTTTTTTGTTGTAGTAGCGCAGATTCAGTTCTGGCTTATTTTTTTTCTCATTCATAAGAGAACCTCCTTATAAATCCATCATTTTATCTACAAAAACAAATAGTGGGAACCGACTTTAGGCCGAACTCCCACTTTTCCCATATTATCTTTCACACAAGTTTGTAATGTGGCTTCTCTTCTTCGAACATCCAATACCGGAGATAGTCATCCAATACAATTGCCACAGCAGATAGCACTACCCATGCAAGTGAGAAAGGCAGACATATCTGCCCCATCACGTTGAATGGCATATTGGAATAGTCCCACACATTAAGTCCGAGCCATACATTAACAACAATCCCGGTAATGAATTCACATACCGTTACAATAACCGCACCTATCATCGATTGCCAAACGATACCGAGTTTCCACGAAAATAGTTCGTTAATAAGACCAATCGCTACAAAACACACACCACCAAGTATGAACATTGAAATATGTGTGTGGCCTCTCCACAACAGTTCAATCAGTATGTAAATAAGACCGCCAATGACTGCAAGAATTGCGGATTTCAATACATGGCGATATGTCATAAACTATTACGCCTCAGAAGCGGCCTGTGCCATATTCGTAAGAATGGCCTGCATCTGCTGCTGAGCAACAGCCATCTTCTCGTTCATCTCAGTAAAATAGGGTTCAGGGAGAGTCATGCCATACTCCACAGCGGAAATTGATTCTGCATTATCAAGGCTCTGTACATACTGTTTAAGCTCATTGTGGTATGTGGTCTGTGTAGTGATAAGAGTCTGGGCTGCGATATAGATTTGAACAATCTCGCTGGCTGAATAGACACGGCAGATACCTCCATCAGACTGATAGGGGAACTCACTGCCTCCCAGTTCCACAACTCGGAATAGGTTGTTAATATTGCTTTGATCTTCGATGCTTAAATTAAAATGAACAGTCTCTTCACCTAATTTAATATCTACACCATTTATAATAACAGCATTACAAGCAGTAGAAATTTCAGATAATTTTGCAGACATTACAATAGACAATGCACTATCTTCTCCTACAATCTCAATAACATCAGTAATCGTAATCCAATTTTTTGCAACTGCATTTAAAAGGCCAGCACTATCAATTAAATGTTCTTCATACATATTTTTAAGTTTCTCTTTCATTTTTACACCTCCAACGCAGCAAGGATCAATTCATCAACAAGATTACTCTGTTTATATGCTACAGTGCCACCATCAATCTTAGAAACTACAACAGTATCAACACCTTCAATATCGTTGTGTCCGATAAGGTTATATGGTTCACTATTAAAAGCAATCCCAATAGCGTCAATTTCTGTAGCAGAAGCAAAGTTTCCACTTGTGCCAATTTTAATGTAATTTACTGAATCTGTCACACCAAGTTCTGTTCCATCAACTTTAATAATTCGGTACATTTTATGCAACCTCCTTTGCATCAATCAAATTTGCAATATAACGAAGCACATCAATTTCTGCGTTGTAGAAGTCATAGTTCCACAACCAATGATCATCGTACTCTTCTCGTTTATATTTCAAACAAGTCGAATCATTCCAAACCTTATCCCATTTTGTATTGTAAGATTCAATACTTTGTTTGGATCGGTTAAGAGCATCAAAAATGCTATCAATGAGTTTCCTGCGCAACTCGGCAAAACCGTCATCGTTCTGCGTAAAGAAATCATAAGCGTCTTGGCTTGTAACGCCGCAAATCATTCCCTTGTCACAATAAATTACTCCGTCTTTCGCAAAACAACTTGTTCCAAACGGAAGGTTCAAATCTCCACAAAGAGTCTTTTTCTTAATTCTCTTTGTTACAACATACTGATTGAAATATTTCATGAAATTAACTCTCCTTACATAGATAAGATTTAAAAACAGATCAGTTATTCGATTCAACAGGCAGATAAAAATTCTCACGCAGTTCTCGTAATATAGCAAAAGCCTCCGCACTTTTACTTCTTTGTTGCATACGCCATTCCCAACGATCACAAAGCGGCACGAAGCCGTTCATATACCGCTCATATCGTGTACGATCTAATTCCGCAAGAACAGCCTTATACTCTCTTATGCTGGTGAAATAAATCCATCCAACCTCATAATCCCATTTAGCATCCAATGTGCATTTGAATTTATTATTTCTTTCTGCCAGTTCCTTTTGGAACAACTTAACGAAATAAATATCCATAGCATGAAGTGTCTGATAACTGTCACACCGTTGCGCATGAGAACGCCAAGACTGATAAGATATAAAAGCATCTTCTGCTGAGAATTTTCCTTCATCAACCCATAACCTGAATATCTGTAATTTGCGCCGAATAGCCTTAATACTGTTGCGACTAAGTTTCATCACAACCTTACCTGATGGCTCTAATCGAATACGCATTTTAAGAAAACGAAAACTATGATTGGCAAACGGCGTAATGATGTTCTTCTTTTCATTCAATTCCAATCCAAGGGATTTCGCATACTCAATAAGATAGTCACGAATTTTCTCCAATTGTTTTAAAGAATTACTGATCACATAACCGTCATCCATATATCTGGCATAACCTTTAATACGGCAAACGTCTTTTATGTAATGGTCAATCGGACTTGCGTAATCTAACGCAATATTCTGAGATACCTGACTGCCCAATCCAACGCCATGTGGATTGTCTACATTTTGTTCAACGCCTCCAAGCGTAACAAAATCATCAATCAACTGACAGCCTATTTCCTGCAATTTCTTGTCATGAATATGCTTACATAATCGCTCTTTAGCTCCCTCATGAGGAATGGATGCAAAATAACCGTGAAAGTCAAATTGATATATTCCACCTTCAAGACCATATTTATGGTAATAATGGATCAAATGTTGTTTAAGCCGCTCCAAAGTCAAGTCCATACCTTTTCCCGGTAAACTTGCACTATTGTCATAAATGAAACTTCTGGAATAAGCCTCTGTCATCAATGCGTCACAATAACATTTCTGTATTGTTCGATCATGAATGTCCAAGGCATTAATATCTCGTTCTTTACCATGTTCTATGGTTTTAAAATGTTTAAAGCCCTGAAACCGATATTCGTCATTTAAGATGCGTTCCTGCAAAGTATCAGCCTGAGTCAAGAGCATCGTTTCAAAATTGATTGTAGAGGTTTTCCATCTTACGCCAGTACAACAAGACTTGGATGCGTCTACCATATTTTCATAGGTAAACACATCCTCAAAAGTCTTGCCGCAGATTTCCTCTGCTTTCTGTTTTCTTTTCTTCTGTCTGTTTTCGTACCTTTTCTGCTTTCTTTCTTCGCTCGTCATAATAAATAAAAGGTTCCTTTCTGTATAACTTTATCATCCACTGGTCAAACAGGCATACGCATCAATCCTGTTTGATGGTCAGCTTCCGATCCTGATTTCCTAAGTTACTTAACGGCACATCTATGAAATCTGACTAAATCAGAAAAGTCATCAGACCATGCAAGCAGCGTCCAGATGCCCGTATCAGATAAAGCAGCACCATACCTTTCAACTGATACTGCAAGGTATTTAAGGTATGCCAAACGGCAGGAACCAAGGATTACATCCTCCTTCTGATTAACGGATATTGTTTTCGCTTTCGCTACTAAGTCCAATCCAAGTTTGTGTACTATAATCATTTTTTGATGCACCACAAACAGTATCAAGAATCCGGGGCGAACCCATTCGAATTGTTGGCATTGTTGTTGTTCGCACTCCCCGAAGTGTTGACATTGCAGAAGTTGTTCGAGTTGTCCGCATTAACAGAGCGCAACCACCAGTTCGCAGGGTCTTTATCAGGATGTAACCTATAAAAACGGAGATCAATCCTCCGATTCTACCAAATCAAATGTTTCTTCAGGCAAAACAATTTCATTTTCTACGGCATCAGCAATTTCCTCTTTTGCATCTTTTACTTTGCCGTTTCTCTGATAGGATTTATATCTTTTTCTGTCTGAATCCACTACGCCTTTTAGCAGTGCAGCTTCATAGTTCAAAAGTCTTGCCCATTCCTTAAAGACATTCGATGCAGATTCCTTATCGCCAAGAAAATTGTTGCCCTCTAATACCAGAGAAAATGTAATCGTTAGCAAACTACTCAGAGCAAATATTGAGGACTTTGCTTTTGAAAAGTAAATCTCTCGAAGCCGAAATTCGTCATTACTCATACCCTTATGGATATAAATTGAATTTGCTCTTAATACATTCTCATGAATCTCCATTGATAAGCGTACAATATCATTGGTTAGATTAAACCTGTACGATTTCGGAAATTTCTTGGTCTGCTTTAATGTGTAGACGGCAAGCTGCTGTGCTACACGCAGAAACTCAACTTTTGATTCACTTCGTTTAGAAGCATAAACCGACATTTACAGACCTCCTAATATGATAGATTATTTGCTCCGAAGAACATTAAAATTAGAAAATATTCTCATTACGACATAAGGATAGCAGATAATAATCTAAATGTCAAGAACATTTTTGATAATTATCTCATAAGTTGTGAGAAATTTCATCCTCGCACCCCATTCTCGGCTTTCGCCTTGAATGGAGATGCTGAGGATGAACAGAGTAGCTTACACGCAGAAGGCCGGGGCGAACCCA